TGATTATTATTGGATGTTTTCTTAACTTATCTACCCAAAAGATAATTGATTATATCAATAAAGTTTAATATTTATATAGCATATGAAGAAATTCGAATTGAAACAATTGATAAGAGAATGTTTAAAAGAAGGTCAAGAAGAAGACGCCGCCGTTCAGAGAGCAGCAAATAAAAATATGTATGGCGGCCAGAGCAATATGGGATTTAGTGCAGATAATAAATTGAACCCAAACATCATAAAGGTTGACAAGAGAACATTGGAGAAGATTTCTGAACTTTTAGGAGAAGCGATAAATTCTGCGGGAGATAATTTGGGCAGAGATGGAGAATATATATCAGATAAATTGGTGGCTGTGGACGATTTGGTGGATAAATTGTTAGGGTTATAAATTATTATGTCATCAGCAGGAAGATATTTTAGTGAGCGGGATTTAAAACTTATAGACAGTATAAATGCTGAGCTTATGGGTGATATTATTCAAACGATTGTTTGGGCGTATAAGGTTTGTCCAACGGAAACGCAGACAAATATTTATGGTGAAACCGACCAGCAATCTGGAAAGTTTTATTTTCCTGGAATAGAAATCACTGCTATGATTGACCGTGGGGATATAACTACGGATGATGCTGATTTTGGGCCGGATCGAGACCAGACAGCGGTGTTTAAATTTCGTGAAAAAATGCTTAAATTGTGTGATTTTTATCCACAAGTTGGCGATATAGTACTGTTTAATGAAAGGTATTATGAAATAGACAATGTTGTGCAAGAACAACTCTTGGGTGGACAAAGCGAAAAGAGCCTTTCAATCATCTGTAATACCCATTACGCAAGATTCAGTAAAATCAATATATTAGACAGACAAAATTGATACATTTGTTATTAACTCCCCAAAAATTTTACTATTTATATTTATGTGGAGAGGTAATACTCAAAATCCAGCACCGAATCCGATAGACCAGAAAGGTAATGTTTCTGATGTTAAAATATCAGAAAACAGAGCATTAAATGTTCGCCGGGACTTAGATGTAGATAGAAATTTTACCGTTAATTTATTAGATATTGATGGTGCTATCTTAAACTACATAAATGATTATATAAATATTCATGTATTGGATAATGGCGATAGTGTAAAGGTGCCTGTTTTTTATGCGTCTCCTGAGAAGTGGAAGTCAGTTCAGAAGGATGGTGGTTTGCGTGACGGGCAAGGCAAGTTACAATTACCCGTGTTAGTATTTAAGAGAAACACCGTCGCTAAAAATCAAGAGCTATTAACTTTAAACAGACATTTAAGTTATCCTATAATAAAAAAATATTATGAAAAAAATAAATATGATAATTTTTGTGTTTTAAATAAAAGTATGGCGCCGATTCATCAAATTTATTCGGTAACTCTTCCTGACCATGTAACTATTACTTATCAATTTCTCGCTCAAACTGAATTTGTTGAGCAAATGAATACAATAATTCAAAAAATTAATTTTGCCGCGGAAGAATACTGGGGCGACCCAAAGCGTTTTCGCTTCCGAGTATATATAAGCGATTATAGTTTGACTACGGAAAATCAAAACGATAAGGATAGATTGATAAAATCTGAATTCAGCGCCACTGTTCAGGCATATTTGTTGGAAGATTCCTTTGAACAGAGACAGCTAACTACTAAGAAGTCTTTTACACCGAGACGAATTGTTTTTAATACCGAAACGGTTATTAATAGTCAAATGGAGGCAATCAACAGGTCGTTGAATAATACAACATACAAAAAAGCGTATCCTTATTCCTGGGATGGTATTGCTACACAAAAAGACGGAGAGAAGTTTAGATTACCAGCTTTTCTTGCTGTGGAAGATTTTGAAGATTTAAATGGAGCACGTGCAATGAATAATGCAATAGAACAAATTAGAGCGGCATATCAAAAGGTTATTATCATCAATAATAACAGTGGAACTATTTGGCATACCCCACCGACAACTACAACTTCTCCCGGAGAAGAAGGTTGGATGGCACATGATGATAATTATATATATATATATGCATCTGGACAATGGTATCGTCAGTCGATATCAACGGGATGGTAAATTTTAAAAATGAATAACCACGACATATATATCCATCAATACAATGGCTCGGCTTTTGAAGAACGATCAATTTCTGGTTCAAATCTTGTTATTGGCACTGATGTTAATGGCCGATTAATAGGAAATAAAGATGTTGGCGTTATTGTTAAGGGCGCTGGCAACAATTCGTCCATGCGTTGCACTAGTGGTAATACCGCGTCAGGAAATTATAGCACGGCTCTTGGCCGGTGTAATACTGCCGGCGAAGACTATGCAACAGTGGGCGGTGGTTATTGTAATTGTGCTTTCAGAGGAACTTCAACAGTAAGTGGTGGTTATTGTAATTCGGCAAGTGGTTACAGCGCTGTTGTTAGCGGAGGCGATTGTAATTTGGCTAGTGCCGGCGAAGCAGCAATCGGCGGTGGTTGTGCAAACACTGCTAGTGGGCCTTATACAACAATTGGCGGTGGTGCTAGTAATACTGCTAGTTCTTATGGTGCAACCGTGAGTGGTGGTTATTTTAATTCTGCTAGTGCTTATGGTGTAACCGTGAGTGGTGGTGGCTATAATACTGCTAGTGGTTCAGGTGCAACGGTGAGTGGAGGTTGGTTTAATTCTGCTAGTTCTTATGCTGTAACCGTGAGTGGTGGTAAATGTAATACTGCTAGTTGTAAGTATGCAACAGTTGGTGGTGGTGAATGTAATACTGCTAGTGGTCTTTATGCAATCATAGGTGGCGGTTATTGTAATGCCGCCAGTTGTCAGTATGCAACCGTAAGTGGTGGCCGTGATAATATTGCTTCTGGTAATTCTGCAACGATGAGTGGTGGTTATACTAATACTGTTAGTGGTAATTATTCCGTAATAGGTGGTGGAGAATTGAATAATGCTAGTGGTTGTTATGCAACTGTGGGGGGTGGTAAATGTAATACTGCTAGTGGTCTTTATACAATCATAGGTGGCGGTTTTTGTAATACTGTCAGTGCTTCTTATATTTCAACCGTAGCTGGCGGTCGAGGTAACATTATATGTACTGGCGGTGGTGGCAACACAATTAGTGGCGGTGCCAATAATACTGCTAGTACTATTTATACAACAATTTCAGGTGGATATTGCAATTCTGCTAGTGCTAGGTATGCAACTGTGGGCGGCGGTTGTTATAATTCTGCTGTCGGTTGTTCTTCTACAATTGGTGGGGGTATTGGTAATACTGTTAGTGGTAATTATTCAACGGTGGGTGGTGGTGCTGGCAATGCAATTTTAAATTGTTGCGATACAAATTCTAGTTATTATACTACTTTTGGAAGCAATGCTGGAACGATTGGCGGTGGTACAAGCAACACAATTATTCATTGCATTGCTAATGTTAGTATTTGTGGTGCTATTGCTTGCGGTAACAATACTATTGGTGGTGGTTCTAATAATACTGCCGGATATACCATTAATGGAAATTTTCAATGCTCTGGTTTTGCAACAGTTGGTGGTGGTTCTAATAATACTGCTACTCATTTAGGAACAACAATTGCTGGTGGTAAAGCCAATCTTGCTAGTTGTAAGTTTGCAACAGTGGGCGGTGGATGTAGCAATACTGCTAGTTGTAATTATTCAACGGTGAGTGGTGGTTATAATAATACTACTAGTGGCTTTTCAACAACAATCGGCGGTGGCTGTGGTAATACTGCTAGTTATAATTATGCAACAGTGGGCGGTGGATGTAGCAATACTGCTAGTGGTTATTACACAACAGTTGGTGGTGGCTGTGGTAATACTGCTAGTGGTGTTTATTCAACGATAGCTGGTGGTGACCAGAATAATAGTAGTGGTATGTATGCTACGATTGCTGGCGGTGGTGGCAATCTTGCTACTGGTTTATATGCAACAATAGGCGGAGGTTGGGGTAATACTGCTAGTAATAATTCTGCAACGGTAAGTGGTGGTTATATTAATATTGCTAGTGGTGTTTATTCAACAGTAAGTGGTGGTCAAGTTAATACTGCTAGTTGTAAGTATGCAACAGTAAGCGGCGGCTATAAAAATATTGCTAGTGGTTCATATGCAACAATTGGTGGTGGTTGTAACAATCTTGCTGACGGAGATAGAAGTGGAATTTTGGGCGGTGCCAACAATAATATGTGTGGTGCAAGTGATTCATTTATTGTTGGTTCGAATATACTTGCAACGGCTGTATGTACTACTTTTGTTAATAATTTGAATGTTGAGAATAATATAACCGCGGCAACATTTGTTGGTGGTAATTGTAATGTTAGTGGAAGCGGCACTGTATTACACTTCTGCCGAGGATTGTTTGTATGCGCAACATAAAGCAATTACTATTAATTATACCAGCGATATTTTTGCTCAATTCATGCGCATTAAATTCTACCTTGGTTAAAATTGGTAAAAGTGCAGATGCAATAGCTATGGTAGCGAGCAACGATATACCGCAGACACTTGCTTGTGCGAATGAAATATTATTAGAATCAAAAAAGACGGTCACAGCAACCACAGATATAATTAATCAAACAAAAGATAATCAAAAAGAATGGCACAAGATTTTAATAGATAATTGGTATGTAATTGTATTAATTATATTATTGTTATTTTTTGGTTTTTCCAAACATACATTTAAAACGGCTGGTATAGCTATGTATCAAGGGTTGCGAATGAGAAAATAAAATAAGTTTTTATAGTATAAAAAAACTATATAAATATGTAAAGGTTTTATTAAAAAAGTTACTAAAGTTATGAAAAATCCAAAGTATGTTATTTTTGATGCGAGTGGCGGAATCGGCAAACATATTGCAGCAACAGCGGTTGTTAAAAATATAAAGTTAGCATATCCTGATTCTAAATTGATTGTTGTTGCGGCGTGGCCTAGAGTTTTCATTGGCCATCCGGATGTTTGGCGAGTATTTGGAAATGGGGAGCTTAGGTATTTTTATGAAGACTATATCAAAGACAAAGACTTTTTGTTTTTAAAATCTGAACCTTATCATCACACCGATTACATAAAGAAAGAAAAACATTTGGTTGAAGTTTGGACAGAGCAATGTGGTGTGCCTGTTGTTGAAACTATTCCACGATTGTATTTGAATGACCGGGAGATTCAATTTTACAATGGAAAATATGCAACTGATAAACCCTTGTTAGTTTTACAAAGCAATGGTGGAATGAATTTACCATTTCCGTATAGTTGGACGCGGGATATGCCTGTGGATTTTGTAATAAAAGTGTTAAATATATTAAAAACAAAATATCAAATCCTACATTTGAGAAGTGCTAATCAGCCACAGTTTGAAGGTACATTTAGTGTAACTAGTGATGATATTCGTGAACTTTTTGGAGTTGTAAATTTAAATTGTAAGCGACTATTAATTGATAGTTTTGGACAGCATGCTTCTGCGGCGTTGGGTAAAGAAGCAACGGTATTATGGCCAATTGATAATACTAAAATACTTGGATATCCATCAAACATTAATATTGTTTCAAAAACAATGACGCTTCAGTTTCAACGGCCTTACGCATATATTGAAGATTATAGATTGGAAGGTCCCTTACATGACTATCCATTTAATGACATGGAATTATTCAATCCAACAGAAATCGCGGAGGCATTATTATGATAAATGAAAAGAATATATTTTTTAATAGTTCGATGCCTCGATCAATGTCAACATTATTTCAAAATATATTGATGCAAAATCCAGAGATTTATTCTACGCCGACAGATGGCAGTTTGGAATTGTTGTATGGTGCACGAATGAATTTTACAAGTTCTCCTGAATTTAAGGCGCAAGATCAGACATTGATGTTATTGGCCTGGCGTGGATTTTGTTATGCAGCTTTACAGGGTTATGCAAATGGGCTGACTGCTCGGCCAAATATTTGTATTAAAAGTAGAGGAATTGGTATACATTATGATTGGTATAATGCCTTTTTCACACAACACAATAAACCACTAAGAATATTTTGTATGGTTCGAGATTTGCGCCAAATTTTTAGTTCTATGGAAAAAATATATAGATTAAATCAAGAGAAACATCAGAACATTCAAGATCATATTAATATGGCAGGCACTACTACCGCAAAAAGAATTGATTCGTGGATTGCTTCGCCTCCAATTGGATTAGCTTTGGAAAGACTTGAGCAAGTAATGCGTGAAGGTAAAGATAAAAATATTTTCTTTATCCGTTCAGAAGATTTAACTTCAACACCCGAAGATGCAATGAAGAAAGTTTATGATTATTTGGAGATGCCTGTTTATAATCATAATTTTGATGAAGTCGAACAATATACTGTTGAAGATGATGATGTCTATGGCTTAACAAAATCATTACATAAGATTCGTAAAAAAGTTGAACCTGTAAAGAAGGATTATTTAGAGGTTCTTGGAAAAGAGTCAAGCGATTGGATAAATGGTCGCTTTGCTTGGTATCAAAAATACTTCAAATATACATAATATGGAAACTACAACTACAAATACTGCTGACGGACAAGTTATTAAGTTTAATCAAGAAGAATTGGATAAATTTAAGGTGCTTGAAAGAAAATATCAAGAAAGTATATTTCAGTTTGGTCAACTATATTTAGAACAATTAAGTATAGAAGACCAGTCAAAGAACTTAAAAATTGCACAAGAAAAGCTAACCACTGATCATTTAGATATACAGAAAGAAGAGAGGGATTTTCTGACAACACTGGCAAATAAATATGGTGAGGGCTCATTGTCTTTGGCTGATGGCACCTTCATTCCTACTAAGAAATAATCGGTTTTTTATCTAAAAAAATGTGTTGTTTCAAAAAATATTGGCATATTTATACTTAGATTTTAAATTATATTTTTAAAATATAAGCAAATAAACAAAGGAATAACATATGCCAATCACAGAAGGTGGAAGATTTAGCCCAGTCGATACTATAGTAAGTCCTGGAGTGTTCACAAGAGAAAACGACTTAAGCGGTCTAGCTCAAGGCGTTGCCAATATTGGTGGAGCAGTTGTTGCGCCCTTTGCACGCGGCCCCGCTTTTACACCAACTCTTGTTACGGATGTCAATGAACTTGAATCAAAGTTCGGTCTTGCTGATGGAGTTTATTATGGTCCATATACAGCAAAACAATATCTACAAGAACAAGGCCGCGTAACAGTCTGCCGTGTTGGTGGTTTAACAGGCTATTATCAAAAAAATCCATATATGATTTATGCGTATCCTGGCACATGGACACGAGCTAATTGGCAGTTATTTATAGATACGGGAAGCTTGAGTTCTTATATTGAAAGTAGTGTAGGTAATACAGATCCATTTGATGTGCTAACTTATACTTCCGCCTCAGGTATAACTTCTTCTTTAGCAGTAGCAGGAACTCTTTTTGCAACATTTACATCAATAACTGCTAGTAATTTGCCTGCTGGTTCTGGAAGTGCATATGCTGGCCAAACATTCGATGTAGGTACTTTTACTATAACATTGTCGGGTAGCCAATTTTATCTTACTTCTAGCATACAAGGAGATGGGGCTCAGTCACAAGAACAAAAATTACTACAAGCAATTGTTGAGAGCCAAACAAATATGAGTTTTCTAAGTGGTTCTTATACTGGAAAAATTCCTATAGTTGCTTCATCTACCTTTGGTGGAAGTGACATTTATCTGGTTAATCCAAGTTTTGCAGTTTTTCGAGCGGCTGGTGGCTGCGGTTCTGTGTTGTATTTGGTTAGTGGTTCGGTTAGTGGTTCATTTGGTGATTACACAGGAACATTTGCGTGGTCCGGCGGATTAAATTCAGATCCATGTGCTACTCCAACTGACAGTGGCAGTGTTCAGATTCTTGCAGTATTGGCAAATACACAATATGTTTCTCAAGATTCTACTGATTTAAGTTTGGCAGGATTTAGTGGTTCAACCTTGACTCAAGTTCTAGCGGCAGGTTATACTGCGGCCGATGTTGTAAATGGTAAAAAATTCAATTTACTATTGAAAGATGGTATAAGTAATACGACATTTGGAACATATGAATTTTCATTAAATCGTACAGATAATGAGTATATAACATCTGTATTCGGCAATGATGCTACGGCTGGCAATCCTGCTCTCTTTGTGAGAGGGCAAAAGATAGAAGCGGCATATTTGTATTCTATTTTCCAAGACACCATTGATAAAGTTGTTGCTGAACCATGGAATTGGTTAATTGCTGGTGGCGTTTCTATTGTGCCTCAATCAGGCAGCACAACTCAAGCAAGAATTGGAGATTTGTTGAACTTTACTGATGCTAATTCTTTGAATATTTCCGCTGGCGACAGTGCATTTTCTATAACAAATGCTTATACGCCTTGGATAAATTCTCAAGGAATCGCTAACTGGGCAGGAAGCACAGGCGGCACAGCAAAGACTCGTTTCCCATTGTTTAGAGTTAATACTTTAGGTGATGGTACAGTAGAGAATAAGCGGGTTAAGATTGAAATCAGCAATGTAAAACTTGCTGGAACTGTTCCTGGTTCTGAATTTGGTTCGTTTACTTTGTCGGTGCGAGATTATAATGATACAGATAAACGTCCTAAGACATTTGAAATATTCCAAAACTTGAATCTGGATCCAAATTCTGCAAACTTTATTGCTAGAAGAATTGGTGACAGATTTAATTATATAACCTTCGCGGGTAAAATAATTGAATTTGGTACATATGCTAATTTGAGCCGTTATATTAGAATTGAAATGACGGAAAATGTTTATCCTGATACCGCTGTTCCTTATGGTTTTGCTGCTTACGCAACTCCTATTGACAGCAATTATGGAAAATTTATTCCAAAAATGCTATACAGTAAGGCCTCAACCTATTCTAGTCAGCCTGGAAAATATCCATCGGGATTAGTCTTTGGTGACCCTCCGGTTGGAGCAGATCAAGTATTACTTGATTTATATCCCGAAACGACAACGGGGGTTGGTGTTGATATTGATACAAAACAATATTTCAACTCATTGCCAGCATTTGGTGCTAACATATCTGTAGGTGCTAATGTTCCATTCGATTTGGAAGATGACCTTACAGAAGGTGGTGTAACCGCTGGAAACAGTGTACCATCCATCTATGATGTTGCTAATGAGACAACATATGTTAAAATGCGTAAGTTTGTTCTTGGATTCCAAGGCGGTTTCGATGGTCAATGGCCGGGAATTCCAATCAATGTTGGTTCAGATATTATCGCAGGTAATACTCAAGGCCTTGACTGCACAGGAATTACAAGTGCGGGCAGTATTGCTTACAAACAATGCATTGCAGCTTTAGGTAATTCAGAAGAATGGGATATTAATCTTGTTGTTCTTCCTGGTATTTTCTCAAGCTTACACATTTATGTAGCAAATCAAGTTGTTGAAATGTGTGAAGATCGTGGTGATTGCTTCTATATTATGGATAATGTTGTATTCCCAGCAAGTAATCAATCGACAGGAATGATTGACGCAGCCGTTGCTGAAGCTGAAAAGTTTGATACAAGCTATGCTGCTACTTATTATCCTTGGGTTAGAATTCTTGATGTAAACACTAATAAAATTGTAAGTGTTCCTCCTTCGGTTGTAATGCCAGGAGTTTACGCAGCTAATGATAGAGCTTCCGCTGAATGGTTTGCTCCAGCAGGATTAAACCGTGGCGGTATTACTCAAGCAATTCAAGTTCTTGATAGAACAACGCACGCAGACCGCGATGTTCTTTATGAGGGACGTGTTAATCCAATTGCAGCATTCCCAGGCCAAGGCATTTGCGCGTGGGGTCAAAAGACTCTGCAAGTTAAGGCCAGCGCTTTGGATAGAGTTAATGTTCGTAGATTGCTGATTGCTTTGAAGAAGTATATTGCAAGCACAAGCCGATACTTGGTATTTGAGCAAAATGTAGCGGCTACACGAAATAGCTTCTTGGGTATTGTTAATCCATATCTTGAAAGTGTACAGCAACGCAGTGGCCTGTATGCCTTCCAAGTTGTAATGGATGATACAAATAATACGCCGGACATAATTGATAGAAATATCCTGTATGGACAAATCTATCTACAACCAGCAAAGACTGCTGAATTTATTGTGTTGGACTTCAATGTAATGCCTACCGGCGCTACATTCGCCAATCTATAATCCGCTGTTATGATATAAGAAAGCCGTGGTTGAAAAATCACGGCTTTTTTATTTAGTACTTAAGCAGTACTTGTACTATTTTTTATAATCTTAATTTAAACTATTAACCAACTAATGCCTATTGCTTATTGCTTAAGCGGAATAACATGAAGAATATGACTTTTAAACAGCAAGTCAACTTTTAATATTTTATTACTATATTTATACTAAATGGCTAATACCGACAGAATATTATATCTCGATATGGATGGCGTGATTTCAGACTTTAACAAGCAAGTGATTAAATACACTAAATTGTCACTGGGAGAGCCCTTGGACAGCGATTTATTAACGCAAAAATACGGCCGGAAGGAGCTTTTAACGATAATGGACTCTGGAGGGGAGGAATTCTTTTCTGAGATGCCTATTATGAAGGATATGTATGAGTTAAAGTCCTTCATTTTTAACAATTTTATAAATATTAAGATACTCAGTTGTATCAAGGGAAATCCTCCTGCCACTGATAGAATAAATGGTAAACTTAAATGGTTAAAGACTTATAGTTTCAATTTACCAGATGCCAATATTATACTTATAGATAAGAGTGTAAATAAGCAAAAATATGCTAGACCAAATGACATTTTAATAGATGATATGGAAATAAATATAAATCAATGGAATCAGCGCGGTGGGATTGGAATATTACATAAAAATTCCAAAGATACAATCAGGCAACTTAGCCAATATGTCTAATAATATAAAAGATAAATTTAAAATTTACAACAATACTCTAGATCCGTTACTCTGGGATTCGGCCGGAAATCTTAAACCAGATGTTGCGAAACAATTGCTGACAATTGCTAATGAATTTTATGAAAGCTTGGAAATCAAACCATTGCTACGCAATGTAATACTTCTTGGTTCTGCTGCATCATTCAACTATAGTGCAAAAAGTGATATAGATATTCACTTGGTAATAGATTTTAAAGAGTTGGACATGGAAAATGAGGATGCGCATAAATATGTTAATGCATTAAAATCGGTATGGAATGACAAACATGATATTCATATAAAAGGAAAAAATGTTGAAGTTTACATTCAGGATGTAAAACATATTACTCATGCCAACGGCATTTATTCATTATTAAATTCGATTTGGCTGAAAAAACCTATAAAAGAAAATACTGGAATAGTTGATAAGGAGCTTATAAAACAAAAATATAACGATATGGTTTATAAGATAGTCAATTTGGAAAAATCCACAGGAGACAACAAAACAAAAATTGAAAAAATAAAACAAATTCTCACCGACATATATGTAATGCGGCAAGCAGGTTTGGATTCTGCGGGAGAATTGAGCACAGAGAATATAGTTTTTAAGTTACTAAGACATCGTAATTTTATCAAACGATTGAAAGATTTAAAAGATGTTTTGTATGATAAAGCTCTATCGTTGAATGAAGCAATAGAGGCAAACTTACAAGTTAAAAAAGATAAAATTAGTGACCGCTTGACCAGATTTTTTCTATGGAATGGGGGACAAAAAGTTGGGAAGTTAGCAGTCAATCGTGGATTATATGAAAATTATTATGTAATTTCATCGTTTATTGTTCACAACAAAGCAGATCGCGGCCGTGGTTATGGCTCAAAATTAATAAAAGCTGTTTTGGCGGATAAAGATTATGCTGATAGACCGCTGATTGTTAAACCAGAACCATATTATGATGATGACACAACAGTTTCAGAATTAATGGATATGTATAAAAAGTTTGGGTTTATACCGTGGAAAGAAGATTTAAATTATATGATTTATAATAGACCATTGAATGAAAACATAAAGATTGATAATATTAATGGTATCGGTGCTGTTCCGTGGAATCAAGAAGTGAACTATCGAGGCTTTAAGCGTTATATGACGCCGAATGAATTTTTGAAACTTGCGTTGCCTATTTACGAAAAAGAATCTATAGATTTTTATATAAATTTAATCAAAAAAGATGGGATAGCATCGCCGTGGTTAGAAGTTGATTGGAATAAAAAATTAAAATGTTGGAGAACAGTTGGCCACGAAGGAAGGCATAGAATGGCCGCAGTGCAAAAAATTTCTCCAAATGAAAAAATAGAAATCCATGTGTTTCCCCGTGGTATGAGAGCAAAAGACTTGACAGATGATATGAAAAATGCCATAATATTAAAACAATTAAAATGAAAACAAAATTAAAACAATTAATACCAGAAATAAATAAAAGTCTAAAAAGATTTTATGTGGCATACAATGAATATTCAGAGGTGACACGGCCTAGGAGTCCTGACGATGAGTGGGATGCTGATGATATTCTTACCACTGTTGAATTTGAAAATGCCTTTATTGCTATTGATGGAGACACCGCTGGCAAGCACACTGTAGATGTTACATCTTATGCGGCGAGCGATGGTACTAGCGACCACTATTTCAGAGAAATGGATATAGAATGGAATGAAAATTTTGATGATATATATCTTGTTTACGCAAGATATTCAGATGGAGATACCTTTCATAGAGAAGAGGGCAAGTGGGCAGTAATTGCAGCTTTTTCAGATATTCATAAAGCAAAAACTTGGATAAAGAGGAATGAAGAAATTGTTGGTAAGAATTTTAGCGGATATTTTGAGAGATATCATGGCTTACACATTGAAAAATTACCATTTAAAAACTATACGATATGACAATATTATAGATATTTATTGATATACAAGGAATAAACGATATGGCAAAAAAACAAGATGTACAAAAAAAGAAATCAAGAATTACTAAAAAAAGTGTAATTCTAGTAGTAGTTAGCGCTTTGATATTATTGAGCTGTCTATATGCGACACAAATATTAAAATGTAAGCGTCCATGCAAACACCCGTCCGTTGTGACAAATATTACTACAATCGTAACTAATAATGTTACAACCATTGTAACAAATGTTGTAACTGAACCTACGCCAATGCCAAAATTTGAGGATATTACCGGCGTTGATATGACTCAAAACTTTGTGCAAAAAACGAATGTCGTGGCATCCTATAAAACTAGCTGGGACAATAAGCATTTATGTACCCCACTTACAACTGAAATCAAGAAAACAGAAATTAAGACCATACAAGTTTCACAATTGAATTTAGTTTGGTTGGGCAAAAAACACACTCTCACCGAAGAAAAGCTAGTAAATACCTCTTGTAAAGTGGTTGAAAAATGCGTTGACCGAATTCCGTGGTAAATTAAATTCTATTAGTAAATATCCATTTGCTGTTGCCACAATCCCAAATTCTATCATAGCCATTTAATTTCATATTTTCCCATTCACTCAATTTTGGATCAAAGGTTTTTAGAATCTTTTTTAACTTATGCTTTTGAAAACTCATGCGATTTTTTAAATCCTTATAATTGTTGATTATATAACTATATCCAGGAGGTGTGTGGTCTACAAAATTAAACCCTAATTTTTTATATAAATTACCATGAAAATATCTCCTATCACAATATGAAACAATATTTTTTGGTGCATAATTTTGAATGAAATAAACAAATAATTTACTGGCGCCTCCATTAACTATGGTGTTTGTTTTGTTACAAAACCTTGTTAATTCCCACTGAAAGCATTTTTCAAATCGAGAACCTTTTCTAAATGTCATAATAGACACCAAATCGGTTTTGTGATATAACCCAATTTTTATTGTAGATTTATCCTCTCCTTGTAAATGATTGCGGTTTAAAAATTCATTCTTTTCTTTTTCAGTCACTTCTATAATGCTACACTCGCGCGCATTAATTTTATCTATAACAGAAACATTTAATAAATTTTTAATTATAGATTTTACAATTTCTTCCTTATATAACCATTCATTTTCAAATATGTGTATAAGATTAATTCCATGATAAGCGCAGGATTTGGTTTTATTTAAATGATAAAGCCTGTTTGTTTCTCCTGAATTTTCACTGTGCCAATATAAACCATTTATCTCAAAAGCATATTTTTTGTCGGGAATATAAAAATCTAATTCCTTTCCAACTAATATTGTTCTATCATTCCGTTTTATAATTGTTTCTTTATCAACTATTTCTTGAAGAAATTTATAAAATTTATTTTCAACGGTGGTTATTTTCTCAGGCTCACAATAATCACAGAATAAATTATTTAAATTATACACAGTAGTTTCTAAAATTTTATTACAATTTAAACATTTTAATTTGTATAAATTACTAAAATGGTATCCTTTATAATCAACTTTAGAACACAATAACTCAAGCTTCTTATCTTTGCAAAAATTTATCAAAAAATCATAGTGATTAGATTTTTTAGTCAATGTGGTTTGTTCAACAATAGTTTTAGATTTTTGAGGATTATCTACACCATACCGAGATAACATAGTAGATTTTATCTTTTTTATGTTGTTATAATTTTCGATACCATACCTGTCTTTTAATGTTGCTTTAACGTTAATAATAAAATTAGGCATTTTTGCTGGATGATCAACACCATATTTATTTAACATTGATCGCTTAAAGGTGTCTTGAACCTTTTTTGTTTGCATTGGATGTTCGACGCCATATTTTTTTAAATAAGTCTTTTTTTGACTTTCACGCATTTTGTTAAGAACCGAAGGCGCGTGCTGTGCACATGTTTTACTACAATATACTTGATGTTTTTTTTCATATTTGATGTTAAAATCCTTGCCACAAGTTGGACAACGATTAATTACAGTCAGTGGATTCTTTTTTGGTCTAGCCATATAGTTTATACCTTTACGCTTTAATGTCGTAGTATAATTATATGAATTGATAACTTTTACACAATTTTTTATATTTTAAAATATTTATAAATATGATAAGAAATCATTGTAATAACAATAAACAAAGGAATTCATAATATGGCAGACCTACTTACAAACTCAGAAATATTTTATACTAGTTTTGAGCCAAAGGTTCAAAACAGATTTATTATGTATATTGATGGAATTCCATCATTTATACTAAAGAAATGTGATAGACCAAAATTTAATGCAGATAGAAAACCAATTGACCACATCAATTTGCAGCGTTACTACCGTGGAAAACATATTTGGCAAGAAGTAGCAGCCGAATTGTATGACCCAATTGTTCCATCCGGCGCACAAACCGTAATGGAGTGGGTTCGATTGAGTCACGAATCTGTAACAGGCCGCGATGGTTATATGGATTTCTATAAGAAAGATATTGTTTTTGATGTCCTTGGACCTGTCGGTGATAAAGTTGAAGAATGGACATTGAAAGGCGCATTTGTAACCAATGGTGAATTTGGAAATATGGACTGGGCAAATCTTGGAGATTATTTGCCAATTACAATTACGATTAGTTATGACTATGCCCTGCTCCAATTTTAGTACATAAAAGCAAGCTATACAAAAAATCCCCACATTATAAAGTGTGGGGTTTTTGTTTTTTTTAATAGGACATAAAAATCCCGACTGGAATAACCAGCCGGGATTTTTGAATTACTGCGATTAACGACCAACAGGGAACGGAGTGGCTTCATTACCACTGACGTTATCCAATGTTGAGTGAATGCCCTTACCACCAAAGCCATAAACGACTTGGAATACAGCAAGATAGTCGCCGTGACTATCACGCTCGGCTTTAACGGCCAAATCCCAATTTTTATCAATGGAATAGGCCAAGGCAGGACCAGCATAAACGCCCTTAACATCTCCGCCCTTATAGCCAACAGTGGTTTCTGTGGAGAATCTATCGTTCCACTTATGAACCCAGAAGCCTGCACCACTATCGGTGGCTTCATCGCCATTACTATTGGTGTTCAGATGGAGAACGCCCTTACCGCCGAATGAGTTTTTATCATTGATACTCAAGCCGGCAATTGGACGAAATGCCCATAGATCCGAACCGCGTGTATTGCGATCATAGGTAAACAAGGCAGCTACAGCAGCGGTCTGATTATTTTTACAAGGAAGGCCACGTAAGAAAAGGCCTGCGTTTCCATTATAAACGCCTTTATTTGCGCCAGAATCGGTTTCGGACATGCCTGCGCTACCACCGAGTTGTCCGCCCAAAATAGCGTTATTATCGAACTTGTAGACAGCGAAGCCATCTTGGATTCCAACCGAAGCATTTAATGCCTCATTTTTATCATCGGCCTTTGTGATGCCACTAGAAGCGTTAATGTAAAGATTGGATGAAATGACTGCGGGAACATCTTCTACTCCACCCGCTCTAACAGCCATTGTACCAACCAAGGCAATAACAGCAATTGCAATTAATACTTTTACTTTATTCATACTTTCTACTTTCTCCTGTTTTGTTTGTTTCAAATATAACCTATGTTATTTGTTTTAATACATATAGAAAAACCAACCAAAAACGCAATATAAAAACAGAAAATTTAACCATTTTTAAACTTGAATTCTCTCAACTAATAATATGGAGTTTTTTGTGTTAAACTCTTTTATTTATATATTTATTGGTATATTATTATGAAAAAATCACAACTAAAGCAATTAATCAAGGAAGTCATTAACCAAAGTCTTAATGAAGATAAATTTTTTATTATCAATTATGAAAAACCAAAAGGCGGTTATTACGAAACATTTTATATAAATGCAGAAGACTCTGACGATGCTTTGAATAAAGTTGCCGCTAAATTAGGTCATGTTAATTTCTATATTAAACAGGCCAGATTAAATGATGTAGAGATGGAGGGTTTAAGAGATACAATAAAAGAACTCATTGATAAAATGTCTGATGAAAATTTGCGTGGGTTGTTGAAACACATCAAATCAAATAAACTATGAAAAAATCACAACTAAAACAGCTTATACACGAAGTAATACAGGAATCCAAAGATGAATGGCGCTGGGTTGGTTCAGGCTTTAAACCGAGTGGAAATGTGTATCTATATAAAGGAAATAGATCCATTCTTAGTTGTCAAGATGGCGTTGATCCAAAAGATGCAGAATTTATACTCAAGGCTCTTAATAATTTTAATGCTAGCAACAATAATTCGTCTCAAGAACGAGCCGACCATTACAAAGGAAAACTTTAATGAATCGAGAAGCAAAATGGGTAATCATCAGAGTCGTCCTATATTTTGGGATAAGCTTTATTCCGGATATTTTAAATGTTATGGGAGAGTCGGCTAAGTATGAATATTGGCCATCAGGAGTTAGAATTACCGCAGCGGCTTTGAGCGGAACATTGGCGGGACTAATTTCAATAAAAGCATATTTAGACGGAACATTTCAAACTTGGAATGAAGATAGAAAAAAACAAATAGAGGCAGATAAAACTATATGAAGCGCATTGAACTTAAACGATTAATAAAAGAAGTAATACAGGAAGTATCTGCTACGGCTGAAGAAAATGTTGCAAATAGTGTTATTAGTAATTGGAAAGAAACACTGGGAACAACTAAAGTGTATAACATTGAAATTTCTTCCGACTCACGCACGCTAACGATTAAATTAATTGATGGTGGCACGGCACAAATAAGCTCACAGACACCTCTGATATTAAAACCATTTAATCATGTAAATGAAAGCAGAAAAAAAGAATTTAACAGAAAATGGGTTAAGCCTGGCTGTAAGTATTGTGAGGAGCATAAATTTGACAGAGATATGCCAGCTCATGAACCAAGTTCAGCTTGTGAATCAGGAAAGAAACCGCATTGCACATGTGATGCTTGCTATTGAGGAATAATATGGAAAGATTAGAATTTAAAGAATTTTTAAAAGAAATCGTTGGCGAAATGATTGGCAAGGAAGAAGAACAACCATTAGAAGGTCAGTGTGCGTGGTGTTTAAGAAGGACTCGCAATGGAAAGGCGATTGGTTCACCTCTATCCGCAAAATTACCAACTGCTTCCCATGGTATATGTCCTGAATGTAAAGAAAAGTTTTTTGATAATGGAAAAGATAGACCTTTAAATGAGGCAGAAGGATATTGTCCTAAATGTGCCAGTAGATTGTATTCAGGCGATGCGGAATATATGGATAAAACTGGTGTATGCTCTAATTGTGTGACCTATGATAAAACTCTTGATAAAAGATTTTATAATAAATATATTCAAGCTACCAAGGCTGATAAATCATTGGCCAAAAAAACGAATAACGAAGATAATAAATTTGATGATGCTGCTATGAGCGTTGACCACGAAGAAACTTCTCGAGATAAGGCCCATAAAATTCTTCAAAAAAAGATGGGAAGTAAATATAATAAAGAAAGGGCTGACAGAGCAATATTCCGAGCACGATTATCTCAATTTGATAAGAATAATGCAAAATTGGATGAAAATGTGATTAGATTTCGCGTTGGTGATACTTTTACGGTAACACAAAAAAGCTGGCAAAATTGTGATAATAACGCAAGAAGCATTAAGGCCTATCCAAGCTTCGACTTTGTTGCAAAGCTAAAGACATATATTGGTAAAGAAGGAAAGGTGACACATGCATTTCCTCCGGGTTATACATTTACAGGGGAATTTGAAGATGGTAAAGCGTTTCATTTGCAAGACAATTGGGTGGAAAAAACAGGCCAATTGGATATGTTTAATGGTCCCCTTGATGAATCTAAACTGAAACTTAAAGAACAAATAAAGAAAATGATAAATGAAGCGGGGGAAGAACCAGAACCAGGCTTGGAATTGCTAGGACCTGTTAATGCAAAATTTCACGCAGAAGACACTGTGACCATAGAAGATTTTACATTGCAGATTAAGATGATCTATAATTCGTTCAATACACGGCCTCATGATGAAGATTTGACTACAAATCATTATAAATTTGTTGGACATACTAGAGATGGAAAAGCTTTTGGAGGATTGATTCCTGTTATATTATTAGATGGTGATGGCAAAAAATTTGATAAACAATTAAATTTTCCGGGAATGCCAACAGGACACAATGAACAAATCAGAGAGAATACTGAAGCCGAACTATCATTGGGTAAAGTTGTTGCAAAATTTAGAATTGGAGACAAGCTTCACTTCGGCCATAGAGGTATAATTATAAGAATAAAAAAAATAATACAACTTAGATCAAGTTATACAGAAACCGACATAGACCATTATATGATTGATGCAAAAACACCAGATTCAAAATATTTTGAGGGATTTATTCCTGTTGTAATTGCAGATGCAATAGGAAAAAAATACAGAAATGTACCATATAATTATGGTTGGAAATAACAAGATAGATTGATGAGAACGATTGCAATATATCCTGGACGATGGCAACCTTGGCATAAAGGTCATAAGGCAAGTTATGATTATTTAGTTGCTCAATATGGTCTTGAGAACGTTTATATTACATCCACGGATGTTACAGATTCATATAAATCTCCATTTACATTTGAAGAAAAGAAAGAGATGATGGTATTATCAGGAATTCCTGCTGATAAGATTCTTTTGGTAAAGCAACAATACAATTTAAAAGCGGTTGCGCCATTAATAGCTGGATTTAATATGAATACCGATAGAGTATTATTTGCTATATCAAGAAAGGATATGTTAAGCGACCCACGATTTAATAATTTTATGTTAAAAAGCGGACAGCCTGCTTATTTGCAGCCTGCTCCAGAAGATGTTACAAAAATTGAGCCAGCCGTAAAGCATGGTTATCTGATAGTAGTACCAACTAAGATGTTTTCGGTATTAGGAAATGCGGTGAAATCTGCATCAGGTTTAAGGGATATGTATAAGAAACTTACGCCTGAGAAAAAGAAACAATTTATAATTGATTTATTTGGTAAATTTGACAAGAATGTTTTTACTATGTTGAATAATAAATTGAGTGGAAACATTAAATTAAAACCTATTGCTGAAGCCCTTTTGGAAGCACATGGAGAATATAAAGGTTGGAAATTAACCTATTATCCAATTGGTTCGCAACACTGGAAAGCAAGTCGCTTTGGTGTAAATATGTGTGCGAATTCAAAAGAATTGTTAATACAAATGATTGATAATAGAAAAGACGATTTAAAAGAAGATGAGAGCAAACCACTTGAATCTGGTTGGTATGAATACAGAATACTTGGTATTGCGCCTGAAGTACCAGAGGGACATGAATTTCGTAGCAAAATAGCTGATTTGGAAAATCATCCCTACTTATGGGCAGATGAGTGCCCATACTCATTTCGTGACCGTGGCCAAATAAGTGTAAAAAAGAATGATGCATTAAAAGAAGATGATGGGGAAATTGCTCCGCATTCAAAAGATGCACAAAGAGCAAATGTTTTAGCTGCTACACAAATGATTAAAGCAAAGCAATTCAATACTAAAGATGCTCAAGATTCTTTAAAAACCGCAAAAGATAAATTTTTAAATACAAAATCGACAGATGAACCGGATGTAGTAGACCGAGCAAAGGAAACAATGAAGCAAAAGGAATTATCTTTAAAAGCGCAAAAAAACAATTTAGCCGCTGCGCAAAAGAAATTAGTAGCAGTTAAACAAGGAAGTCCATTGTCATGAAATTATTAGGTTTAATACCCAATACTTGCTTTAACATATTGACCGAAGGAATGGAATCGGATTATTATGTTAAGAAAACCACTCCCGACGAGGTTGCTGATTTATTATTGCGTGGCCATTATCTTGAAGCGTGGCCGTTTGCTGGCTCCGATTTTAAAAATTACATTTATGGAATTTACATTAGAAGCTCGGCAAATAAAACTGCCTTGCTTGGACTTGATGTAGCCACTAATGATTCTTTGGTGGGCTGTGTGGTTTATGGTTATGCAGAACCTCATGCATCTTCTTATGTTTCCAAATGGGTGCGTGGCTTATTAAATCCTGATGAAACAGTTGATTCAATCTATGATAATTTAAGAAATATTGTAAAGAAAGATTCCGAAGAAGAAGTAAAAGCAAAGCAACGCGGTTATGAATATAAGTCAAAAGCAAAGCCGGTTGTATTAAATTTGTTGAATTCGACGAATATTCAAGACGCTCAAATTCTTGAGCTTAAACGATTGTATATTCTTCCAAAATTTGACACAAAAAATATAGAATCATTTTCTATTGCTAAGGCCAATGAATTTATTTTTCAAGACAATCCAATGGTGCAAGCTATTTTGTCATTTTCCGATTCAAGAGTGGGTCACCACGGAGGAATTTATCAGGCAACAAATGCGGTATATGCAGGAATAACAAAACACAAATTACATCGGTATGTATACCTACGGGATAGTCTGACCAATTTAATCAAGAAATACCGAACGGCTTATGATGAATTAGTGTTTAATTATCCAAAGAAAGATGACCTTAAAATTCCTATACAAAAATTGGGACCGGTCGATGATAAAACAAAAGGTGAGCGAGCATCTTTAGTAGCATTAAAGACTAAATTGGCCAGTTTAACTGACCCAGCATTAAAGACAGCGTATCAAAATGTAATAAAGCACCTTGAGCAGCCAGAACAAGGTATGTTTGATCTTAGAAAACAGAAGAAACTGGCAGAAGATAATGATGAGGAAATAAACATATGAATAAACAAGGATTAAAACGATTGATAAGAGAAGTTATAGATGAAGAAGCGATCGAGAAGGTTGAATATGCGGTTTTGTATCGCGATGCTGGCAACCGTGGAATGAATACATCGAATAATCGTGCCCGCCTTTGTACAAAATCGGAGCTTGATAATATAATAAGAGATGCCTTGCCGCAAATTTCGAAGATATATAAGCTTACAGAAATTCCTATTAAATCTTCTAATTTAAATTAATAATATAATAACTTGAAATTTTACCAAGTTAACTATATATTATTAAAGTTATGGAAGACCAAAAAATAAATATCACACGCGGTAATGTTGCGCCAACAACTACCAGTCCAAAAGTAGAAATTCCAAGTGCGGTTCGAGCCGCAATGCAAGCCTCTCAACCAGTTGAGAAACAAAAATATCCAAGCGAACCAATTGGTTTGCCATCGGAAGGTTTCTTTTATGATGAAGCTAGTCCACTTAGCAAAGGTACTGTAGATATTAAGTATATGACAGCTAAAGAGGAAGATATACTTACTTCACAGAATCTTTTAAGAAAAGGTGTAGTGCTTGAGAGACTTCTTGAAAATCTTATTGTAACTCCTGGTGTAAAATTAAACGATATCTTAATTGGTGATAAAAATGCGTTGTTTGTTGCAGCCCGCCGATTGGCTTATGGCGATAGTTATGGGCCGATTGAAATAACGTGCCGGGGCTGTGGCGAAGAGAATAAGAAAACAGTAGATTTGTCTATTGTAAAGAATAAAGAATTTGATTTTTCAAGATTTACCAAAGGCCAAAATAGCTTTGAATTTGAATTGCCTATGTCAAAAAAGAGAATAATATATAAACTCTTGAACCACAAAGATGAAAGTGCAATTGATAATGAAATTACTGCTATGGCTAAAGCATCAAAAACAGGAACTTCTCCAGAAATAACCACAAGATTGAAAGCAATGATTGTGTCAATCGACGGAAATTCAGATAGAATGTATATTAACAAATATGTGGAGACAGAGTTGACTTCACGAGATAGTTTAGCATTACGGCAGCAAGTGGCTGATAGTATGCCTAATGTTGATATGGAATTTGATTTTGTTTGTGACCATTGTAATCATAAAGAAAGGATAGACATACCGCTCACGGTACAGTTTTTTTGGCCTAACACAAGAGTATAAAGTTGGCCTTCACAAACAGTTGTTTGAGTTAAGTTATTTTAGTAATGGCGCAATAAATGTGGATATTGCGTATAACCTACCGATTCATATGCGCAATTTTTATTATCGGTTTCTCACCGAAATTAAAGAAAAAGAAGCGAAAGCACAAGAAAACCCTAATACTATATCACCGAAAGCTATAGCAAAACCCTTCTAACATAATATTTATATATTATGGCTGATATAATAAAAACGGAGGACATTAAAAATACTGAGGTTGGTCTTGACAAAGTTAGTAAAAAAGCGTCTGAGTTAAGAGATTTAATAAAAGAGCAAACTGTAGAATGGAAAAAAGTTGTTAGCCATGTTAATGAATTAAAACGTTCAATGGGTATACATGTTGATTTAATGTCTAAGACAGAAAAAATCCAAGATAGAATACGCGGGACATTATCAGCAATTTCCAAGAGAACTGTTGTTGAGACGATGATGCTCAGAGAAAAGAAAAAAATCTCTGATAGTATTATGTCCTTGGAGAACGCCCTTCTCATTGCAAAGAAAAGTGGAAGCCAGGAAACTATAGATGCGTTAGAATCGAGCCTAATTATAAACCGGAAGGACCAGAATCTGGCCACAGAGGGACTAGATCTAGCTCATAAAAGACTTGTGCATGCCAAAAATGTGCTGAAGATTAAAGATGAAGAATATAAACTTGCTCTAAAAAATGAAAATTTAAAAGCTGGTGTCATTGCCGGAATGAGATCTATAGCAGGGTTGGCCGGTGAATCCGCGTCCGGAATGTCAAACTTTGTGAGTTCAATGAAGGAAGCCGGCAAGGCAGGTGGACCAATAGGATTAGCGTTACAATTTATAGTAGAGGTTTTAAAATTTGGTTTTGCTAAATTTTTAGAAATTGATAAAGCGGCATTTGCTTTAAGAAAAGATTTTGGATTATTGCGCGATGAAAGCAAGACTTATTTTAATATAATTAGAGATACTTCTGTTGAGATGATAGGATTTGGTGTTACCTCAGAAATTGCACAAAAATCTGTTAGTGCTATAGCCGACCAATTTACAACCATACAGGCATTAGACAAAGATATGGTAAAACAAATGAGTTTAGTAAGTACTCAACTGGGAATTTCCGAGGAAACATCAGCTAAATTAAGCAAGACAATGGCAACAATGTCTGGCAAATCAACCAAAGAAGCATCCGCAAATATGATGTTATTTACAAGAGAAATGGCAAAGGCGGCAGGCGTGCCATTGGCTAAAGTATTAAAAGATATAGCAAATATTTCAGAAGACGTGCGTTTAACGTTTAGTGGTACAACCAAGAAGTTAGTTGAAAGTGTTGTTGAAGCTAGAAGACTTGGTATATCAATTGATAGTATGGCAAAATCTTCTTCTAAACTTTTGCATTTTTATGATTCCGTAAATCAAGAAATGGAAGCTAGTGTGTTGTTTGGAAGAAACATAAATATGCAAGAAGCTCGACGATTGTCCTTTATTGGAGACATTGAGGGAGCAAACAAAGAAATATTGAGACAAGTTAGTATGCTTGGTGGTTTTGATAGAATGAATTATTTCCAAAAGAAGGCATTAGCAGATTTAACAGGTAAGAGTATTGAAGATTTACAAACAATGACGCAACGGGAAAAAGATATGAATACGTTGCGTTCAACTGGAAATGCGGATGTACAAGCAGCTTTGCAGAAACAGGATGATGAAAAACGAAAACTGCAAAATTTGGATGAACATGGATTAGAATCCTTAGAAAAAACATTTTTAGCCGAAGTAAAGGCTAAAGATAATCGTGAAAAAATGGCCGCTCTGCAATCGAAATTTAATGAATTGATGATGAAATTGTCAGAGGTTTTTATACCGATTGCTGATGTATTATTATCACTTGCTATTAAAATAATGCCTGCTATTTCTATGACTGCTGTGGTGATTGGCACGTCTTTTAAGTATATTGCAACATGGCTTAGGTTTATTGGACTTCACGGTGGCATTTTTAGTAAAATATTTACTCCGCTTAGTAGAATTGCACTTTTTGCGGCAAAATGGTTAGAACCTATTGGTTGGGTAATATTGGCACTTCAGGGTCTTGCAAGTTGGTATAAAAGAATATTTGGAGAAGGTGGAATACTTGACGATTTTAAGGGTAAAAATTTTGGTAAAGGATTTATAAAAGTGTTATCCTTACTTTTTGGTCCGGATTTAATCTATGACATTGTAGTAAAACCAATTTTAGAAGTATTTGAAGGATTTGGCTTTGAATTTGCAAGAAAGTGGATTGATGGACTTGAAGCGGCGGGTGGAAAGATAAAGGATGCATTGGCGTATCCATTTGAATGGGCATGGAAAGAAATTAAAGATTGGTTTGGATATTCACCATCAAAACTGGGTTTATTAATTATTAAAGGTATATCTTCTGTTGGAAGAGAATTATTAAATATTTTAACAATGCCATTTAAAAATGCATGGCAATTTATTAAAGACATTTTTAGTGTGGGTGATATTGGCCAACACATTTTAGATGTATTTAGTTCAATTGGAGAAATATTATATGATATAATTATTGCGCCATTTAAACGGGGATTTGACTTTATTATGAGTCTTTTTCCGTCCGCATTTACAAGTGGTCCAACAATAGATTTAAATGCTCCACCAACAGCTGTGACTTCTGCCACAACAACCGATCAACAAACTGTTTTGAATGAAAATACCGACAGAGTTGTTGACAAACTTGACGAATTGATTACACAACTAAAAAATGGTGGAATTGCTGTATATCTTGATGGCAGACAAGTTAACAAACAGCTGGCCGCCCTTTAATAATTGAATTTGGTTGATATATATTAATGTATGCCTATATCATTTACAAGTCAAATAGTCCAGACATATAATACTGCTGACCACAATAATTTATATCATAATTTCCCCAGTCCATACTCTGGCGGACAATCTTCCGCTCAATTGCTTAGTTTTGGATATAAACAGCCATATATTTACATTTATCCGGATGATGGCCATAAAGGTTTAAATCGACTAAAACGATATGAAAATCAAGCATTGCCGCTTGGTTCTGGTCACCAAGATTTACTTAGAATTTCTCGGTTCTTTGCTTCTGGATATGGTGCTACTTTTTTATTAAATCAAACATTTTTGCAGTCCAGCCAAGCATTTAATGAAACAAGACTTTATAATCCATTATTGCCTATTCAGGCCGCTCTACGTCCTGCATCTATGTTTTTGATACCACGGCCATCACGTTCTATTGATGTTTCTAGTCCTTTAGGCATACTTGGTACATTTACAAATGGATTGATTGGCGGGGCTGGACATAATCCAGTTTCAGGAACAACAAAAAATATTCCGAGTAATTTACCTAATAGCACCGCTGCATATTCGGGATTAATACGATTTGGCACTGCAAGAAAAGGAGCGGTCCACTTTAATAGTGTTTATGCTTCAACGGCAAATATTAGTAATTTATTTTCAAATGCAATAAGTCAATTAGCTGGACCGGTTGCAGCTATATCTAATACAATAACAGGAATAATGTCACCATTTAGCAATCCGATTCAGTTGACAGTTGGTGGGAAACCAGCTTTATATAGAGCCGACGAAGATGCATATACTGTATTAATTTCTGATATGAGTTCTAAAATGGCAGACCAAAGTCATGAAAAAGCGTTAAATGTTCAGAAATATACTAATACTCTTTTAGCTAGAGGTCCATGGAATTCTCCGTCTTTAATTCCTGGAACATATGAATATATAAATTCCAACAATCGCTCGGCAGTTTCTCCATTAGAGAAAAAATTATCAGAATATGATCCTGATATTCTTGACCCAAAGAATAGCAATACAGTAGTTGAAAATTATAGTCAAATATCAAGAGAGAATGAAATAATTAAACAACTGAAGAAATTATTGACCAATATAAGTCCGGATTATAGTAAAAGTGAGTATAGTTTGAATAATTTAACCATAGTAAACACAAATAGAGAAAATGGTATTGATAAAATTTATAAATATGATGCTTATAGTGCTCCTAAAAATGGATATGAAAATAATTATAAATTATTAAATGAAAGAGATGTTCTTAGCAGTCAAAATTTTAAGGGATTTCCTGGGTCAGGCCAAGTAGATAAAATTAATATATTAACAGTTTTGGAAAAAGATAAATTTGATACAGCTAATTCATACCAACCTTATAATGATGATCAGATAGCATTTTATTTTCACGATTTTGTAAATGACAGATATATTCCATTTAGAGCAACAGTAAAAGGTATATCAGAAAATGCAGCAGCAGAATGGGATATGATTACATATGTAGGACGTGCGGATAAATTATACAATTATAAAGGATTTACAAGACAATTAAATTTTGGTTTCCATGTAATTGCTAATAGCATAAAAGAATTATTACCAATGTGGACTAGAATAAATTATTTAGCTACATGTGTTAAACCATCAGGATATAAGGATATAGAATTTAATGTAGAAAGTGAGAATTTAAAATATACCTCTAAATTTGTTATACCACCATTGATGGCAGTTACAATTGGAGATTTCTATAAAGAGCAACCAATTATAATTCAAACAATAGCAATAACAATTCCTGATGATGCATTATGGGAAACATTATCAGAAAAATATGCGAAAAATAATAATTGGACATATCTACAAGATAGAATAATATGGAATGATTCGCACAATAGATATGCTCAATTTCCAAGAGAATGTGAAATACAAATAACATCAAATGTTCTTGAACAATCATTTCCACAAATTGGCAAGCATAATTTTGGTGGCTTTAATTCTCCTGTTGGAAGTTTTTCAAAACAACTTATTGTTGGACAAGACTCTACTATTTCGGTATTTACGCCAACATTGAATTCTAAAGGCATAAAAAATGCTTCTCCTGGAACACCACGGGTTATTGTTCAATTACCAACAGAAGATCCGTTGAATACAGCTTTACCTTTCTTGCCAAAGGCGCCTCCGAACATTCCATTGTTGATAAATGGCAATCCTAATCCGTTTGGTAATCTTGGTGGTGTGGGACCCCTTGGCGGAGGACAATAATTAAAGATAATATATGACACGATATCAAACAAATAGAAATATTAAACTATCTTTTGATGGTAATAGATTTTTTGGGACACGAACATATCCGATTATTGCTCCCCGAGATGATGATACTTTGTATATAACCAATGACACTGATTATTTAGATTCATTAGCATATAAGTTTTATAAAGATAGTAGTTTATGGTGGGTAATTGCTTTAGTAAACAATATAGGAACGGGAAGATTAAGCATAGAGCCGGGCACACAATTAAGAATCCCAATAAATGTGGAAAATGTAGTGAATGCTTTTAATGGATTAAATTAATGTTATGGCACAGATTTTATTACCACCTTGGGTAGCTGCACCGATACAGAAGCACATAAGAACGGAATTTGCTCGACGTTCTAACAATTATGGTATGTCATATTTAAAGACTAATGATAAGTCATATGATCCAGCATATAAAGGGCCACAAACACCATGGATACGTTGTGTATCGAATACCAAAGTAAGAAATACAACCAATAATTATCAACGAGAAGGATTTGTTTTATATGGCGGAAAAACATTTGCAGAAAAATATGGAATAAATGGCAGAAAGCAAATTATAGGTTATGATATGAAGGGTGAGCCGCATGAGATAGATAATAAAGATGCAGCTCAACCATTCCGGCCAATACCAGCAATTAAATCTATAGATGTTAAAATAAAAATGGATGTATATAGATTTGCAATAATTCGTTGGGATGCTTTTTCTTTAGACCAAATGAATTATATGTCATATTATTTTTTTACACCAAAAAATACAATGTTACTGGAATGGGGTTGGAACAATTTCAACAGAGAAAGTCTGATTGATATATCTCAAATAGGAAAATTTGCAACATTTGATCCAGAAACTTCAACATATAGAACCAATGACGAATCTGAGGATGTTTTTGAAAATTTATTTTTTCTTGAAGAAGAAAATTCTTATGTAAAAACTTCTCATGAAAGACGGGGAATTTTAGATGCTTTTTCTAATCCAGGACTTTTCGAAGAAGGAACAGATCTTTCCGGTGGAAATTATGATGGAATGGTTGGCCAAATAACAAATTTTTCATATACATTTAATGAAGCAACATTGACATATGAATGCACGACCGAAATTGCTTCTAATTCTAAATACTATATGGCATTAGCAGTTAGAAATCTAACATATATTACAGATAAAAAAGATGAAACAAAAAGTAAAGAAATAAAAGGGTTTAAAGAATATTGGAGTGATACTTTTGTAAAAGATGTAATGAATGCTTATAGTAATCCAAATTATTTAATTCAGGGGGTATCATTAGATGGCAGAGCGTTTATACCAAATAAATATTTTTCTGAAGTATTTAAACAGAAGAAAACGCAGCATTCTGATTTAACATATGTTACCATTGGATTTTTTGTTGAATTGTTGTCTAAATACATAGCAAAAACGGGGAAAATTACGCCAATAAATTTAGAAGATGTTTTTATTGGCGCACATCCAAATATGATATCAACAAGTCTTGATGTGTTGATACCAAACGCTCTCACCCCCAAATATTTACCAGAAAAATTATACAATAATCCAGATGCTTCGCCGTCAAGCACAAAAATTAAAACCCCAAAAAATGATGAGACTCCAATGGATGCGGCGAATAGATTGATGGAATCGGTGCTAAACAATGGACAACAAAGAGAAAATTTAAATGTGATGCTTAATTCTAATCGAGGGGGAGATGTATCTAATTATGCTTTTCCAATTATAAGCAACAAGAAAAATAATAAAGATGATGATGATAAACAAAGTCTTTATAAAGGCAAGTTGTCAAATATATTTATTAGCACCCAATTAATTAAACAAATATGTAATCAGCCTGATATAAAGACAATTTTAACGGCTTTGTGTAGCAGATTAAATGATGTAGGCGTGGTATGGGGATTAGAAGCGATATGTTCAGATAATAATACCATAAAAATAATAGATAATAGATTTACCGATGTAGCCTTGCTGAAAAAAGCAAAAGATTTATTGGGCGTCGATAGTGTAATTTATTATTTGGATACTACTTCTCAATTGTCGGTGGTTCGAGGATTTAAATTTGATGTTAAATTGTCCGATGCAATCGCCAATTCAATTGTAGCAGCAAATCAAGCTAATAAATTTCCAGATAATAATCAAACATTGGATAATAGAGTAACCTGGCGTGTTCCAGACGACGTAGAAGTATCAGATTTAATAGTTCCAGAATTAGAAATGCAATCGAAGCGAGAAATAAAAAACGCAAAAACACTTGAAAGAAATCAAAAGATAGTTGCTGCCGGCGGTGCTGGAAAATTTAATGAGCAAGTTGCAAAGGCTTCAATAGCTGAAGATGAAAAAAAGGCCAAAGAAGTTGGTAATCCAGAGACAAAAGAGTTAGGAAATATAGATAAAGATTGCTTATATTGTGAAACAGAAAAAAATGGTATAAAAAGATTTACATTATCTGATAAATACAAATCAAAATATCAAGCAATGTTGAATGATGATACTGCACAATTTGTAAATGTTAATAGTATGCCTATCCCTGGAACGACAGCGGAATTTTCTGTAAATGGTATAGGTGGATTTAAAACTTTTCAAATATATGGCGTTAAAGCATTACCAAAGCCATATCAAGATAATATTATATTTAAAATAAAAGAGGTAAATCACGTCATATCAGACAATGATTGGAATACAACTATTATTTCAACTATAGTACCAGCAAGGGATTTACAAAAATTAATATGACCAATATTATTAATAAATATAGAAATTTAAATCCTAATCCAGCATTGGATGGTATTGTTTATGCAAAAGAATATTTCCCCATTCCAACAACGGATGATTATACCAAACAAACTATAGAAAGATTTTTTGTTAAGCCTGTCAACAAAGAAAAAATAATTGAGGTTGGCCAAGAAAGATATCGAGCCTGTAGCGATTTTCTTTATATTAAAACCAGCATATATTGGAAAATTGCTGGTAGTAAAAATAGCATTATCATTAATAATAAAAAACAGGTAGTTGGTGTGGAAGAATTCAATAGCAAAGAAATAATTCGTGGGAATAAAGTCATCAATGGTTTGAATGAAAAGCTTACAAATCCTTTGGAATTTTATAAAGCTTAAAAAAAGTTGATATATTTCTGAATTGTTGTATAGTTTAGGAAATGGTTATAGTTAAGAGTGAATCTGAATACGCTGAATTTCTTTCAGATATTAATAGAAGCATATTATTTTTAGAGGCGGTTGTTTCTAAAAGTGGTATTCATAATGCTATTAACGATGTATTATGTTTATTTATCTATAATCACACCAAGTCGAAATCATATTGTTTGAATTTATCCCACCAAGATTGTAAATGCTTATTAAAAGACAAATATATAATCATAAAAGATATATTAAAAAAATCAAGTAAAACATTCGTACTTGATAAAAAGAAGTATATTCATCTCTTTAAAGAAAATGATTTTTATGATTTATTGATAACAGAATTTCAAACCAATAATACAAAGGAAGATGTGTCATTGGAGAATTGTGGATTTTTAAGTAGGAAATTTGGCCATGGGGATAAATTCATATATTTGAATCAAGTCTTGCCACTCGTCAAACAGATGGAGATATTTGAAGAGAAATATAAACAATATAAAGAAGAAATTTCCACATTTCATACAGATAAGGCATTTTCTAATATTAATGGAATTATAACGGAAACACTTGCTCAACTTGAAAGCAATGGATTGTGTGTAAATCCAAAAGAGTTTAACAAACATTTTGGAGATAAAGGCGTGCAACCTGTGGAAGATAAAGTATATACAGAATATAATATATTTACATCAACGGGTCGGCCGAGCAATAGATTTTTTGGAATAAATTATGCTGCGTTAAATAAAGAAGATGGGTGTAGAAAGTCATTTGTTTCAAGATTTGGTAAGGATGGAATGTTATTGGTGATTGATTATAGTGCTTATCATCCGCATATTATTGCCAATTTGGTTAACTATAAAGATATAACTTTTGAAACGGATGTATATGATTTCCTCGGGCGGTTATATTTGAAAAAGGATAAACTGACTGAGGCCGATATTAAGAAGTCTAAGAATATAACCTTTCAGAATTTGTATGGTGGTATTCGCAAAGAATATAGAGCCATTCCATTTTTCAAAGAGATAGAGCAATATATTGAGCATCGCTGGAAATTCTTTAAAGAGAATGGTTATGTTGAAACGCCGGTGTGGAAACGAAAAATAACTGATAAGCACATTGTAGATGCTAATCCGAATAAACTCTTTAATTATATATTACAAGCATCAGAAACAGAGTTTTCTTTGCAGAATATAAATAGAGTAAATGAATATTTGAAGAATAAAAAGACCTGTGTTATTTTATATACATATGATGCTATCTTGTTGGATGCTTGTAAGGATGATAAACGGCAAACTCTTAAAGATGTTAAGCAAATGATGATTGACAATCAATTCCCCGTTAAATGCTACTCTGGCAACAATTACCACGAAATGTCGTTAATTAGTTTGTAATTTCGGGCAGTATTCTTATATTTATTGCTATAAGCAATGATTACCTTTGATAAGATGTTGACGGAGTATTTTTATACTCGTGACGATAATGGTGCGTTTTTTGATATTTGTAATCAAAAAGACTGCCAGGAACTAACCCAATTTATAGCGGAAAACAAGACCGGTTTACTTAATGAATTTAGTATTGTTAGTTTATTAAAAGCCGGTGTTATTTTTGTAAAAAACAAATTCAAAACTTTAACAGAAAGAATTGCAGATGTTATTGGAAGCAAAGATGTAAATACCGTTTTTGAAGTAACCATCCCCTATGTTGATGTTCCAGAATATAGAGCATTGGATAATGTTTTTGATGTAGAACAAGAGCCAGCCGAAAAGCCAGCCGAATTAACTGAGGGTGCCATTGAATCCATAAAAGGAAATTACAATGAAGTTTTGACTTGTAGATATGTCATTAAGAAAAACAAAACCCCCATAAAATTATATATTGTTGGATTATTAGAAGAAGCTAAATCTAATGACGGAAACATTGTTGTTGTAGATTTAGATTCCGATGGTAAAAATAAAGCTGGAGAAATAAATGCTTTAGTAAACCGCTGGGACCAAAAATTAAAGATAGCAGCAAAAGATAAATATACAGAAATAGTAAGTGTAATTGATATGGCCAGTCACGATATGGCTGATTATATAATTAAGAACGTGGGTACATCCGGCGGAGTAATCTTAGCAATTTGGTTAGTAAATACAGAATATATGAAGGGTGCAAGTTATAAAGCTGATATAAAATTAAAAATCAAGAAAGGCGGCGGAGAATTTTTAAAGAATTTTTCGTTGAAAATGTATAGTAATACAAGTGTAAATCTTATAAATTCTACTCTTATAAGTTCCGTAAAAAACTGGTGTGGAGAACAGGCATCGGCGGAAATGAAAAGAAAGGTAGAAAGCGATGACAAAATACAGCGTTTGATAAAATTAGAGCGACTTATTCATGGAGCTGTTAAACGCTCAAAAGCCGAAGAAAAGCCAAAAGATTATAGAGATTTTGTTAATGCAATGTATAAAGTATATGTTAAAGAGGGCTTTCAGATTTCCATTCCAAAGTCACAATTGTATACAACAGATGGATTGAGAATAATTAGAGGTAATGTTCGAGAAAAAATTAACCCAATGTTGGCAACATATCTTTACGAATTTCTAAGACGATACATTTCCAAACCAGAGGGTAAGGATTATTTCATAAAGAATTTTTTAATGTCAATCGGATTTTCAGATAAAGACACAGATTTCATATTAGCCGTTGTTGGTTCTAAACAGGTGAAAGATAAGAAATCAATGATAATTGATAAACATCCAGAGTTGAACTTTGATAATATGAAATTAGAACATACTCCTGGGACAGTTGGTATACGAATTGTAAATGATGGTAAAAAGATAGCAACATTGGGGTTCAAAGAGGGTAAATTTGTGACAGGATTAGTTAAATTTGACTAATCTGAATTATATATATATAAGAATGGTTTAAATATGACAAAGAATGAGCTAAAACAACTGATATTGGAAGTAATTGATGAAGCCGCAGGCAGTAGACTTTACAAGTATATATTTATAACCGATGCATATGGCAATGTTAAAGAAAAATTTAATAATCTGACCATTGAAAAAATGGAAATGTTATTACCTTCTGCCTATATTTGTCTCACACAATATGCTACAGATATTTCTGGTGGTTTACGCATTTGGACAATTGAAAATAGAAAAACCGGCCATGAACTTAGCAATGCTTTATTGATGTGTACTAAAGACGATGCTGTAGCAAAACAAATTGAGATGGGCGAAGTAAATCCCGCCGACCGAGATAAAAACTTTGAGATGGTTGCCATTTAACTTATAGAAAAAGAATATGAGAACAATAGTTGAAAAATTTATAAATGAAATCTGTTTGGATGAAAGATTGGAAGAGGGAATGTTTTTTATTGATGACAATAACCATATGGATATTCTTCAAGAGCACCTTCAAAATCGAGGCCTTTCAGAAGAAGAAGCAATAGAAATGAGAAATAAAGTGGTTGAGGGGCGCTTTCCTGAACGGCAGGCGTATAATAAGATGGGTCTGTTAGTAACCTTTCCAACTCCAGAATACAAAAAGAGAGCCTTAGATAGAGGTACACATTTTGAGCAAGACCCGACTAAGCAAGCACCGAATGTTAAGTTTGATGCTACGGGTGCGCCAGTTACTCCACCAGCCGCTCCGGCTGCTCCAACTGCACCGGCTCCAGCTGCACCAACCGCTCCAGCTGCTCCAGCAGAAGCTCCACCAACGCCTAGTCCAGCACCTGCTCCGCCACCCGCTCCAACAGCTGCTCCAACACCTGCACCCGCTCCAGTTCCAACGCCTGCTCCTGTTGCGACAGAACCACCAATAGCTGCTCCGTCTCCAGAACCACCAACAGTTTCACCAACTCCTGCTGAAGCGCCAAAGGAACCCGGTCAGAAAAAGGCCGAATCAGAATATGTAGAAAAAATTCTAAAATCATAAACAAGATTTATGCGTTATAGATAGAATGATATTAAAATGAAATCGAACCAGCTTTTGTGTACATTTACAACACCAAATGATTATAAACTTATAATATCATCATTAAAACGATTTTATTTTATTCCTGACAAAATATTCTTTATTTTTGAAAATGCGAATGCTCCCAATGAAATAATATTGACTTATAATGTAAGCGTGCGAGATACAAATAACAAGTTTCCTTTTACAATTTCAATTCATAGAAAAAAAGACACAAATACACTTTATACATTGAATGCTATGAATTGTATAATAAAGGAAGAAAATAATGGTGTTTTAGATAAAACTTTTGAGGTGGACTGGCCATTATATAAAAATTCTTTAATTATCACGACGGAAACAGGTTATAAAATTATAAATTTAAATCTTATAGACACCGAAAGATTCTAATATATATATGAGGAATATTATTATGACAAAAATTAAATTAAAACAATTAATTGAAGAATCCGCCATAGAACAACAAAGTGATGTTATAAATTTAAAGGAAAATTCCTTAAACGGCGATTATATACGCAAATTAATGAAACTGAATCCTAAATGGAATCCTGAAGATGCTATAAAAGATTTTGGAGATCAATTTGATAGTGATGATGAACAAGACGAAAAAGAACATAGAGAATATATGGCTAATGCAGAAGAATGGATTAAAAATTTAATTGAATTTAAACCTGGTGTTAAAATTGGCGATTGGGTTAAAGTTCATCCAAGACAAATGCAAGGTAATGTGAAATGGACCATTGGAAGAATTGAAGCAGAATCCCAAATGCAAGGCCATGATTATGGAGAGAGTGGGTATAAAGGACCATCAATAATACCTGCTTGGGATATACGCGTCTTCATGGAAGATGTACATGATTTTTATAATGATAAAGAGCCAAATATTTATGTATTTGCGGGAGGAAAGATTTATTATAATTCAGGAATTATCTCTTACGCCCAACACGATGAAATTCAATCAAATTCCGGCGTGGAAACATATAAAACTTATAAAAAAGAAAATACTTTCACAAGGTTATCAGCGCAGAATTTTAAGATGCAAGATATAAAATAATTAAAATTTAGTTATAATAAATGATTTAAAATAAATTGAAAAAAATGTAGGTTTTCAGTATACTTCAATAGTTATTAAGGGTATACCCCCAAAGGAAATAAATTATGAAATCAATAATAGTAGTAGTATTGTCAGTATTAGCCGCATCTGCAATGTTATTTACAAGTGCTTGTTCGACCACAAACACAGTTGCGCAAAATGCATGCATTGCATCAAGAATAGTAACTCCATTTGCAATTGATGCAGGATTGCAATATGCAGTGAGTGATCCAGCAAATCGTCTTGTGATTGAACACCAGATATTTGTTGTCGCAGATAGTATTGTAACATTGTCAACAAATGGAACAGTATCAGTTGATGCTGTTACTGCTGCATTCAATGTTGTAACAAATCCAACGCTTAAGTTGATATTGAATCCAATATTAGGCTTGTATGAAACTTATTATGCCCAATTGCAGGGAAACAATACAGTTAGTCAGGCTACGCAAATTCTGGGATGTATTGCTGCTGATGCAAAGGCTGCAACAACACCAGCTGCTGTAGAAAAATCACAAGAGAAGGGACTTGCTTTGTATCGAAAGAATTGATACTAAATAGCATACAATTAAGAAACCACGAATATAAAAATTCGTGGTTTTTTATTGAAAAAATTTCATTATAATATGTTGAAAGATTTATTTTTTCGCGTATAGTTTGATATGTATAAGAGGACAGAATAAAAAACTATAACTGTTTAAATTAGACTGTCCAATTTAACTAATTAAGGAATTAACTAATTATGGCATTAGACCTAACAAAGATACAAAGTCGCTTGAAAGACCTTTCGAGCAAAAACTCTGAACGCAGTAAGTTGATATGGAAACCAGTTCCCGGAAAGCAAACCGTCCGAATTGTTCCCTACAGCAAGAATCCGGAAAACCCATTCATTGAGTTGAAGTTTCATTATAATATGAATAATAAAACATATCTCTCACCGGATACTTTTAATCGACCAGATCCAATTGTGGAATTCTCCACCAAATTGAAGCTATCTGGCGATAAAGAAGAATGGAAGATTGGCAAGAAACTTGAGCCAAAACTCCGCACATTTGCACCTGTTATTGTTCGTGGACAAGAAGATGAAGGTGTAAAGTTTTGGGGCTTCGGAAAGCAAGTTTATGAAGCAATCTTATCTGTTATTGCTGACCCGGATTATGGTGATATTACTGACTTGGCCAGTGGCCGAGATATTGTTGTGGAATTCAAGACCGCCGAAGAAGCGGGCAAGAGTTTCCCAGAAACAACTATCATAGTAAAGCCAAATAAGACTCCCGCTGTTGACCCAACCAAGAAAGAATTAATTGAGAAGATTAAGAATCAATCTGATATTCTCGATTTGTTCCCAGAGTTGAGTTACGACGAGTTGAAGAATGTAATGGATGCATGGTTACATCCAGAAGAATCCGACGATGATAAGACAAGCGCTACAGTAGGTACGTCTGAGACAGATACTCCGGCAACCAGTATTAGCGTTGCAGCAGCAGCTGCAGCCGCAAAGGTAGCATCTCCAAGCAATACCATTTCAAAGGAAAATGCTGAAGATATTACCAAAGCGTTTGACAATCTGTTCGGAACAGAAAAGAAATAAAATACAATTGAAAAATTGTATTATGTGAAAATGGGGCGGCGATTCCGAAACCAGTCGCCGCCCTATTGACACAAAGTTATTGAGGAAATAATATGGCTAACAATAAAAAGAAATCAACATCTAATGAAAGTATAACAGAACACATTAATATACAACCAAAACAATCTCGCGACGATTTGCTGACAGATTTAGCTGAACAATTAAATAAGAATAATAAGGAGGGCGGTAAAATTGCTTTCTTTCTTGATGAACAAGATGACCCTTCAAGTATAACCGATTGGATTTCAACAGGCAATTCAATTTTAGATTTAGCAATTAGCAATAGACCAAATGGCGGTTTGCCTGTCGGAAGAATGATAGAATTTAATGGTCTTGAAGGAACGGGAAAGAGTATGGTTGCTGCACATATCTGTGCAGAGACACAGAAAAAAGGTGGAAAAGCAATTGTAATTGATACGGAAAACTCTGCCGCACCAGCATTTTGGGAAAGCCTTGGAGTCAATCTTGCATCATTGTTGTATGTGCAAAGAGAAACTGTTGAGCAAATTTTTGAAACTATTGAAAATGCAATAGCTTATATACGAAAGAATACAAAAGATGCGTTATTGACGATTATTGTTGATAGCGTTGCAGGAGCAACTACCCAGAAAGAATTAGAAAGTGAGCATGGTGTAGATGGTTATAACACCGGCAAAGCTATTATTATCAGTAAGGCAATGCGTAAAATAACAAATATGATAGGCCGGCAACGCGTTCTAATTGTTTATACAAATCAACTTCGTATGAATTTGGCCGCGATGGCATTTGGCGATAAGTATGTTGTTAGTGGTGGCAAAGCGCTTGCATTCCATTGCTCTGTTCGTGTGCGTCTTAGTAAAACAGGCAAACTTAAAAAGAATGATGTTATAATAGGTGATAGCCTTAAAGCGGTAGTTAATAAGAATCGTTTGGGACCACCATGGCGGCAGGCTGAATTCGATATTTATTATGATTCTGGAATTGCAGACTATGCTAGTTGGATTGAAGTTTTGAAGAAAAATAATATTATTGAAAAAAATGGGCCGGGCTACATTTATACAAATAATGCTGGTGAGGAATTAAAATTTTCAACGAATGACTTTGTAAAGTTAATGTCAGAGAATCCTGAGTTGAAAACGGAAATTTATAAGAAGATTTGTGATGCTGTCATTATGGTTTATAAAACTCCAAATTCGCATATTGTTGAGGATGCTGTGATTGATAATACGCCAGATGAAGATACAGAAAAGGCAGAGGACTAAAATGAAAGCAAAATGTTTGCGTGATTGGAAAACTAAAGAGCGAATTGAATTGGGTGATGAAAAGTATACACGGAATCTAATTACGGGAAAAATGCAAAGTCATTCTTCCGTAAAAAAAGCGGCCCGAATATCCGCAAAACAGCTGATGAAAGCCAAAAAGATAAAAAAGATTTTCATTTCCAAAAAAAGTTATAATGCTGTCAAAAAATTCTGCAAAGATTCAATTGCTGGAAAACATAATACTATTATTGCCGATGATGTATTAAAGGAAATAATTAGAAAATCCCGCCCAAAAAAAAGGATACAATGAACACACCACATCCATATGAAAATCAGCATAAAATGTATGCGTATAAAAATATAGATGGTACATTCTCTTTGCATGGAAAAACATTCCATTCAAAAGAAAGAATTAAAGAGTTGGGTGGGAAGTGGGACGCGGAAAAGAGACATTGGAATATTTCTGAAAATGCTTTATTGGAATTAAAGCCTTTGTTAATGATTAAAGTTAGATTGGCCGCACATTGCCATGAAGACGAAGAAATACGATTTGTGACACACAAGGAAGTAGCTTGTGGATTTGCTCGAGAAGGATGTAGCCGGTGTGATACGCCTGCCACTTGTGGCCAAGATGTAGCTATCTTGGAAGTGCTTGATAAGGATTCACAGCTATTAGCGGAAAAATATGAATGTTTGGATTCTAATAACAAATATGAAACATTACTAAATAAAACTTTGATTAATATTAAAAAATCTGAGACAGATGAAATTATAAAGGATGTGGCTATAAATGACATTCTTTCTAAGAAAACAGAAATAATATCAGCTTTTCGTGAAGCGGATGAAATGAAGAGTAAAATAAAAAACAATCCAGAGCAAATAGAATCAATATTGAAATCTTATGGATTTAAATAAACATGGAATCTCTTGATAAACAAGAAAGGGGTAAGCTTTGGTCTATCTTTCAGCATATGGATAAGACTGCTCCAGTTACTAACGCCGCTCTAAAAGACGAAGTTTTAATTGTTGATGGTCTTAATACCTTTATTCGTTCTTGGTCTGTCTCTACGACTTTAAACGACGATGGCATACATACAGGCGGCATATCTGGATTCTTAAAAAGTATTGGCTATGCAATAAAGTTGTTTAAACCAACCCGTTGTGTTATTGTATTTGATGGGGCGGGAGGGAGTTTACGACGAAAAAAATTATATCCTGAGTATAAGAATAAGAAATCCAATAAAATGCGCATTAATCGTGCTTATGCGGGTTCGATTACTACTGATGATGAGGCCAACTCCATAAAAAAGCAATTATTTAGAGTAATCAATTATTTAGATTATTTACCAGTAACTACTATGTCAATAGATAATATTGAAGCGGATGATGCTATTGCGTATTTAGCAATACAATATTTTAAAGATGTAAATTCTATAATAATGTCGTCTGATAAGGATTTTTTACAGCTTCTTAGTGACCGAATTAAAGTGTGGAGTCCAACTCGAAAAAAGCTTTATGGTTGTGCGGAAATGCTGACGGAATATGGAATTAGTTGTGAGAATTTTTTGAATTACAGACTTATTGATGGTGATATGAGCGATAATATTTCAGGCATAAAAGGTGCTGGTATTAAAACTATTAAAAAGTGCTTTCCGATATTTGCTGACAATCATTGTTATACATTACAAGAGATATACAATTATTGTGAAACGCATAGAATGAAGTATAAATTGTATACCACCATTTTAGAGAATAAAGATATTTTAGAAAGAAATTATCAGTTAATGCAATTAAATGATACACAGATACAAAGCTTTAGTCAATTAAGAATCAATGAAATCGTTGATAAACAACTTAATAAGTTAAACCGCTTTGAATTCTCAAAACTTATCACCGAAGATAAAATGTGGAATAATATACCAAATTACCAAATTTGGTTGGGTGAAGTGTTTAATCGACTTGATAATCTTGTTAAGTAATAACAAAAAGGGGCTTGATATAAAATCAAGCCCCAATTGTTTTTATTTACTTATTATGGACACCAGCCAGATGGCGGTGTAGCATACCCAGATGGAAAGCTCTTAGGATATGAAACCTTTCCTTCTTTTTTAACAGGCACGCCCATATCAATCAACGCTTCTCTGCTTGCGTAATAAATGTCGGATTGATAAACAATATTACCTCTTTCGAATTGGTCTGATACAACTTTGCTTTCAACAGAATTGCCCCAGCCAGAACCCATATCAAATCCTGACCCAGCCGAAGGCGCTCCACCTTTTAACGAACTCATTGGCTGACTACTTTTCGACCGTACTATATCTCGATAGTCATCTATACTATTATTATAATTACACAATGTATTGTTAACAGATGATGCACCACCATATGATGTGGCGTTGTTGCTACCATATGGTATGTCCAAACACGGATTTGATGTAGTGGTTATAGTTGGCCATAAAGGAGGATAACAACATGGTGTCCATGTAACAACAGGTTTTATCTTTTCTTCATATAATACAATGCCGATTATTCCACAATTTCTCTTGGCTTTGTTACTAATCCCTGCAGCATATGATTCATTCTTACATACGAATTTAAATGCTCCAACTTTATCGTTATCATACCTAAACCCTTTGATACGATAGCTATCGTTAGCATTTATTATATAACCAGCATCATTTAGACTTGCTGGTTTGCCTGTTAAAACGCTAAGACCATCCACCGAAACAACGGCTAAAATGCGTCCATAGCCATTATTATTTATTTTAATTTCATAAGCAGAAGATGCTTTTGCTTCGATATAGATTTTGCCGTCGTAAGTGTATTGTTTACACTTGTTTCCGTTGACGAGAACGTCAACGCTATTGTTTGTTAGTACTTGATACATATTTTTTTTTCCTTTTTGTTTGGCCTCTCTTACAGAGGATTTTAATGATGATGTTGTATCATCGTTGTCAATATATAGTATCATAAAACAACTTTCAACTTTTTTTATTTCAAAAATATTTTTTATTTAAAACAAGTTGAAAAAACGCTGTTGATGAATTATTCTTGCGCATAAGCAAAGTAGAAAGATATTTATCTAAGTCACATGATTAACCCCATCACCAATTCATTTGTAAAAATTTTTCTCGCGGATGGGTTCAATAAAAACTTGAGCAAAAAATATTTTTGCGATATACTTTTCAATGTGAGCAATCCATTCAATTATAAATTATGATTACAAACGACAAACATATTATCGACAACCTTCACAAATTCGGAAACGAATTTCAAATTAAGTGCATCTCTAGTTTACTTAGCGATAAAACTTTCATAGAAAGAATCTGTGATATTTTAGATACAGATTATTGGGAAACCGATTCGCATAAGTGGATAGTAAAAACCATATCAGAATATTTTTATAAATACAAAGAAATTCCAACACTTACTACATTTAAAGTTAGTGTAGATTCAATTGAAAATGAAATATTAAAAGCGTCAGTTATTGACCAATTGAAAATGGTTTATATAAAACTGAGTAGCACCGATATAAAATTTGTTAAAGAGCAATTTTTGGAATTTTGTAAAAATCAAAAATTGAAATCGGCTATTATTGAAAGCGTTGACCATTTAAAAACCGGAAATTATGACAGAATAAAAAGTCTTGTTGATGGCGCAATGAAAGCGGGCATGGAAAGAAACATTGGCCATGAATATATAACTGATGTGGATGGAAGAATGAGCACCACGACCAGAGATTGTGTTAAAACAAATTGGTCTGTCATTGATTCAATATTGGATGGCGGTCTTGGAAAGGGCGAATTAGGTGTTGTAACTGCACCGGCTGGTATTGGAAAATCTTGGTTTTTAGCGCACATTGGTTCGGAATCAATGAAACAGGGAAAAAATATTGTCCATTATACACTTGAATTGAATGAAAATTATGTTGGTATTCGCTATGATGCTTGTTTTACTGGTATAGATTTTCAAAACATAAAGAATAATATTGATGTGGTTAAAGAAAGATTGAAAACAGTACCGGGTAAATTATTTATTAAGTATTTTCCAATTAAAACCGCTTCAGCACAAACTATTAAGATTCACACCGAAAGAATTATGTCGTTGGGAACGAAAATAGATATGATTATCGTTGATTATGCTGATATATTGCGCTCTATAGATTCTATTAGAAATAGTAATAGTTATCAAGAAGCCGGTGGAATTTATGAAGAATTAAGAGCGTGCGCTGGAGAATTGCAGATTCCTATTTGGACGGCGAGCCAAAGCAATCGTTCTAGTTTGGAAGTAGATATTATTCAAGCGAATAACATTGCAGATAGTTATAGAAAAATAATGACAGCGGATTTTGTTATGAGCATCAGTCGTAAAATAGAAGATAAAATCAGCAATACCGCTAGAGTGCATGTAATTAAAAATAGATTTGGACCTGATGGTATGACTTATCCCACGCGAATGAATACCGGCAATGGAGACATTCAATTACACGATGAACGTTCTCAAGAAGGAATCGGACTTATCGGAGAAATGAGCGAAGGCGAAAATGTTGTAAAGAAATTGTTATCTAATAAATGGAAATTTCACATGAATGAGCAAGAATAATTGTTGTGGTTTTATAAAACTCAAATACTTATTGTTTATATACTGAAAAAGTTTTATGAATACAAAAATCACTAATCCGATATTATCTTCCGATTTTATAAAAAAGTATAAAAACAGACAGCCAAATTGGGGTTTTAATGGATTGGGCTATATTGTTTTTAAACGCACCTATGCACGAACTAAAGACGATGGCACAACAGAAGAATGGTGGGAAACAGTAAGGCGTTGTGTTGAAGGCGCACAACGATTAGGCGCTGATTATAGTGTAGAAGAAGCGGAACGCTTATATGATTATATTTTTAACTTAAAGGGATGTTTTAGTGGAAGAAGTTTGTGGCAGTTGGGAACAACACTCGTTGATGAATTAAAACTTGGAGATTCGCTATTAAATTGTTGGGGAACAAAAGTCTCTGAAATTGGCGATTTTAAATTTTATGTCATGGAGAGTATGTTTGGGGGTGGCGTTGGGGGAAATTTATCAAAAGAATACACACAAGAATTACCTCGAGTAAAACGAGATGTAAGATGTAGATTAAAAAAGACAAATGATGCGGATTATATCGTTCCTGATAGTAAAGAAGGCTGGAAGGAATGTTGGGGCAAGATTTTAGAGGCATATTTAAATACAGGCACTTCTTTTACATATTCTACAGTTTGTATAAGAGCCAGCGGCGAACCACTAAAAACTTTTGGTGGTATCGCTCCTGGCGAAAAACCATTGATAGATGGCACACAAGAATTGTGTAAGATTTTGGAACGCAGAGAGGGTAAAAAATTACGCACAGAAGATGTGTATGATATTATCTGTGTTGGTGGAGAAATGGTTAAATCTGGCGGTATAAGACGCACGGCTATTATTGTTGGTGGTGACCCCGATGATGCTGGTTATACAACTCTTAAACGATGGGATTTAGGCACAATGATACCAAATTATCGGTCTAATGCAAACAATTCTATATTGTGTCCTAAGTTTGAATATCTTTCTAACTCATATTGGGAGGCTTTCGCGGGTGGTGGCGAAGTATATGGATTAATTAATTTACCATTGATGCGAAAATATGGCAGACTGGGAGAAGAAAAGTATGGCGGACTTGATTTAAATTCTCCCGACATTATTATATGTAATCCGTGTGGAGAAGCAAATTTAGAGGATAAAGAACCATGCAATTTAGCCGAGTTGGTTTTGCCAAATATAAAATCTAAAGAAGAAATGTTGGATATAGCTATCTTATTATATAAGACACAAAAAGCTATTTGTAATATGAATTATGTTCATGAAGAAACCAATAAGGTTGTTCATCGAAATTTTAAAATTGGACAAAGTATCACAGGAATTTGTCAGCGATTGGATGTTGTAAAAGAATGGGGAAATTATACTTATAGAGGTCTTAGAAAATTTGACAAAGAGTGGTCAAAGAAAAAAGGTTATCCCGAATCCAATAGAATGACAGTAATACAACCATCTGGCACAAAAGGTTTAGTGTTTGGAACAACTCCCGGAGGACATCCTGGCTTTTCAAAGTATTTTATCCGCCGAATAAGATTTTCATCGAATGACCCACTTATAGAGATTCTCAAACAACACAATTATCACATTGAACCCGAAATAAGATTTGATGGTTCTAAAAACCATAACATATTAGTCATTGACTTCCCATGTGAATTTGATGATAGTACATTATTAGCAAAAGATTGTGGAGTGATTAAACAATTGGAAATAATGAAAATGCTTCAAGAAGAGTGGGCGGACCAATCTGTATCAATTACTGCATATTATAAGAAAGAAGATTTGCCAGAAATAAAAGAGTGGTTAAAACAAAATTATAATAATAGTGTAAAAACTGTAAGTTTCTTGCTTCATAGTGAGCACGGCTTTATTCAAGCTCCATATGAAGAAATAAACAAAGAAACATATGAAGCATTAAAAGAGAATATTGTTCCATTTAAAGGATTTGAAACAATCACAGGCAGTGAGATTGATGGCGTTGAATGTACCAATGGTATTTGCCCAATTAAATAAAGAGGTTATATGAAAGAAGAGAGATTGCATGAAAAATGGCTAGAATATTGTGAGGGAAAAAATATAATATTTGAATTTGATAAATTAAAAGCACATTTACAAAAAGAAAAAATGAGTGCTATTGGAAAAGAGTCGGATGTATTGTCTTTTTGGACAAAAAATATTATGAAATTTATATCAGATTATAAAATTGATTGTAATGATTCTGATAACTTAAAAAAGCTGATTATGCTTTGTTTGACGATGGGAGAGTTGTAATATGGATAAAGGTTATACGATTTCAGTTTTAGACCATCATGGGTTTGTGCGTTATATAGACCATATGGGTACAGACCAAAGAATTTGTGAAGCGGCTAGAATAAGCTATAAGTCTCCAAGTAAGGGAGAAGATTCCGATAAGAAATTAATCGAATATCTTTGGAAGAATAAACACACAAGCCCCTTCGAGATGATAAAATTAACTCTGAATATCAAAATGCCAATCTTTGTGATGCGGCAGTATGTTAGACACCGGATGCAGAATTTAAATGAAGTCAGTGCACGATATACGGAATTACCGAATGAGTTTTATATACCAAAAGAATGGAGAAAACAAGATGGTAAGAATAAGCAAGGAAGTGTAAACGAAGAAAAATTCAATCCTAAATTGTGGGCAGATAGATATAAAGACGCTACGAATGCAGTTTATTTACATTGCTCAGAATCTTATGCTCTTTATGAAAATTTAATTGATGCTGGTATTGCAAGAGAAATGGCTCGGATGGTGTTGCCTCTAAACATTTATACCGAAATCTACGCATGTTGGGATATGAAAAACCTCTTACATTTTATAACATTGCGTGGTGATGAACATGCGCAATGGGAAATACAAGAATACAGCAGGGCTATTAAGTCTATTTGTAAAGAATTATTTCCTATGACAATGGAAGCTTATGAGAAATATAAGTGGAAGTTGATTGAAGAAATATAAATTGACTTTTTATTGTTTTTGGGTATAATTCTTGTGGTATGACTGAATCGAATTTTGTAGACACATCAAAAGTTTATTTACGACAAATTGACAAATCTGTTGCAAAAAGTATGATTATTACTTTTCATTATAGTCATAAATGGACACTTTGCCAAGTCGCTTACGGAATTTATTATAAAACAGATATTCATCTTGGCTTTATTGAAGGCACCCAAGATGAACTGATAGGCTGTATAGTTTATGCTCAACCCGTAGGAAGAAGCGCAGCTGCTAGTATTACGCCCTTGCTGAATATTAGTGAAGTCTTTGAACTCACGCGGCTTTTTATACATGATGGCTATGGTAAAAATATAGAAAGTTATTGTATAACTCAATCGTTTAAACTATTACACAGAGATTTTCCACACATTAAATGTGTGTTGTCTTATGCAGATGGCGAACAACACCATAAGGGAACAATATATCAAGCCGTCGGCTTTATATATCAAGGCAACTCAAGTATTGCATTAATGCCCAATTATAGTGTTAGTTTGGAGGGACCGCCAAATTATAAGTGGATTCATAGTCGGACAGTAAGTTCGACTTGGGGCAGTCATAATGTAGAGCATTTAAAGAAAGCAATTGGAAAAACGTTTTGGAGAAAGAAAGAAAGCAATAAACACCGCTATGTTATATTCATTTGCAATAAGATTTTAAAGAGAAAATTGATTGAGACATTAAAGCATCCTGCCATAGCATATCCTAAAAGTACGGAACACAAAGACGAAATCGAAGAGATTAATTGTCAAAATAAACCGAAGAATTCATTTTTCTGATAATATTTATATAATACAGACGATTATGAGTAAAATTTCACTGAAAAAGATTCTAAAAAAACCGCTTAATGAAATCGGTTATAATGATGATGATTGGAATAAACTACAGAAATTGCAAAAATATGGTGAGCCAAATTATCATAGCATTCTTTTTAGTAAGGCTACGGCAAATTCCCTTAAAGCCAATGAATTTTTACACAATTTAGAGCGTGAAATTATAGAAAAAATAGTCTCACTTTTTCACACCAAATCAGAAGTTGGTTATGTTGAAATTATGAATGTCACAAAACACTATCCATTAGATACAGTCGTGCGATTATCCAATGTTATAGCTAAAACATTGGGATTTGTACATAATTCCGGAAAGTATGGCTACATAAAAACTCCTGAATATCTTGACCCTAATCTTGAAGAAGAAATTATGCCACCCGCTAAAGATTGGGCAGAAAAATTTGGAAAACCACTTGACCGCGGCGAAGCGCGTGGTTTTATGGATAAGGTTTCGATAGAAATCGAAAACAAGCTGTTGCCTCTTTTTACTAATAACTCCATAGTGTTATTTCGTGATATTGTGGTTGCTACTAAAGGATTGCCCTTAGATACTACTATGTATTCTTCACAGAGGCTAGCAAAGAAATACGGATTTAAAATTAACGCAGATAAAAGTGGCTATATAAAAGATAATAGTGCCATTGCTGAACAAGGAAATAAGAATATGACAAAAACCCAATTTATTAATTTAATAAAAGAATGTATGCAAGAAAAACAGTTGAATGAGTCTGACCCATCTTATCAGCTTAAAAAGAAGATGGAACAGATTAGCAATCAAATTAGCTATCTTGAGGACAAGGATGACTATTATCGTGCTGGCCAGTTAAAGAAAGAATACGCAAAATTAAATGCACAATTGGTAAATCTTTCCAAGGGACCAGATGACAATTTAGTAAAGACAGAGGGGCGAGATGACTTAGAATTTCTTGGTGGCGGCGACGAAACAGATGCCGAAGAAATGGGCACTAAGACTAATGTATTGAAAGAAATAGATAAGGTTGTAAAAGAATATAAAGGTGGTCTTAAACTTGATGTTAAAGAATTGAATTATGCGGCTCAAGAGGAAGAAACTGATGTCAGTAAATTGTTTTTAGCAGATGTATTGTATGAAAGATTGAGCAATGTATTTTATAATAGAAATGCATCTAAGGAATCCACTTATATTCAAGTTAATAAACCAGCGGTTAAAGATGCAATCATTCTAAAAATAGGTGATAATCCTATGGCATCCACGCTTGTTCCAGATGCTGGTAAATTGGTACCGCCAATTTCTTCTGATAAGGGAGTTGGTGTATTAAGTGGTGGTATGAACAAATTTGTTAGTCCTTACAATGGACCACAAAAAGAGTCTATGTTGCGGGAAATTGTTGGAAAGAAATTAAAGAGTCTTATTAAGGAATCCATCGAAGAAATAAAGGTAGAAAAAGCAAAGGGCAATATTACTATCGTGGAAGATATATTCGAAGATATTGTAAAGAAAGAAAATAAAGACGCTATAATGGTTGCAAATGACGCTGGTAATTTTACCATTCATAATTGTGGCTCACACTATTTTGATATTCGGCCGATGTGGAAAGAAAACTTTGATGTGGTGTATTTCAAAGATAAAGCTGACCGCGAGAGAAAGTTTAATTTGAATCCAAAAGCATTAAAAGAATATGTTAAATCGAAATTTGATGACGAATCAAATTATGTAATAAAAGCATATAATAAAAATGCGCCAAATCAGAAAGATGATAATAAAAAGGTAGAAGGCCAACCAGTAAGTGCCAATATAACTATTAAAAAGGTTTCTGATACCAAAAACGAAAACAAGGACTACAACGAAAAGCAAGTAAAGAAAGACGAAGATTTGCCTGATAAACCCTTAGCCGAAGTCAAAAAGTTTGATAAACTATCTGACCACAGTGTTAAAGGTGATAAAGTCAAGTTTACACCGCCAAAGCAAGATAAAAAAGAAAAAGCACATCTTATCAAGTTGAAGAATAAAAAACTAAAAACATAATTGTGCATTTAAATTTTAGTTGACTAATATAAAAAATCTGATATACTAATATCAGAATGAAAACAAAAGCTTTGGAAAATACTAAAAATGTTGATATAAATTCATTGGAAGATTGTCAATCTTGTAAGCCGCCCACTCTTATTATTGATGATATTAAGTGGAAATATTTATATAGAAGTGTTATAAAAGGCAAAACCACCTTAATAATTGGTCCTACGGGAAGTGGCAAAACTCTTGCGGCTCATTCTATAGCAAAAGCTCTTAAACGAGAAGATAAGTTTTATTATTTTAATCTTGGGGCAATGACAGATGCTCGGTGTTCCCTTATAGGCAACACCCATTTTGATAAGGATACCGGTACAATTTTTGATGAATCTTTATTTGTCAAAGCTATAAAAACAAAGAATTCTATAATTCTTCTTGATGAATTAAGTCGAGCGCATCATGATGCGGTAAATATTTTAATGACTGTATTGGATGAATTACAGCGCTATCTTAGAATTGACGAAAAAAAGGAATCCGATACTGTGAAAGTGGCTGATGGTGTAACCTTTATAGGGACAGCTAATATTGGAAATGAATATACCGCTACTAGAGTAATGGATAGAGCATTATTGAATAGATTTTCTGTTAAAATCGAAATGAATCCTCTTTCAAAAGAAAAAGAGTTTGATTTGATGAAAGAACGGTTTAATCTAACCGATGAAAATCAACTTAAAACATTGAATTCCATTGTTGAAATTGCAGAGCATACTCGAACGCAAATAAAGAGTGAAGACCCGAAGGTTAGCAATTTTCTATCAACGCGTTCAGTTGTTGAGATGACAGATTTATTAAAAGATGGATTTACGCTGAATGAAATTGCCGAAGCGGCTATTTATCCAAATTTTTCAAATGATGGTGGTGTAGATAGCGAAAGAGTGTATATGAAACAACTTGTGCAAAAATATTTAGAATCGCCAGTGGAACAATCTTCACCATTTTTCCCAGACCCAGACTCCCCAGTGCAACCACCAGACCACCCATTTTAATTTATGAAAAAAGTTAAAGAGGAAATTTATTCTGATTATTGGTTAGATGAAGTCTTATATCAAGAAGAAGAATCTAATTCGGCAATTAACACCGATTTGATTAAACTAGCCGCTTCTCGAAGACTTGTATCTAATTTTGTAAATATTTTAACTGGAAAAAGTATCATTGTAAATTTTTCTGATACAAAACTTGGTAGTGGAATGAGTTTTACGGATGGCAATAGAATATGGCTCTCTGCGGATATAGAAAAAAGGAAAGATTTTGACGTTGCTGTTGGTCTTTCCTTACATGAAGGGAGTCATATTCTATTGACCGATTTTAATTTAGCAAAAACACTATGGCAAAAAGTGCCAAGATATTTGTATGATATAGCCGAACCAAAATTGATTTTTAAAGAAACGGTAGCAGATATTCTTCAAATAATGTTTAACTATGTTGAGGATAGATATATAGATTTTTATATATACAAAACATCTCCCGGCTATCGAGGATATTATTCCGCATTATATGACAAATTTTACAATAACAAAATAATTGATGATTTGCTAAAGTCTTCAGATTTTAGAGAATCAGATATATCATCTTATAAATATAGAATTATAAACTTAACAAATGAAAACACAGATTTGAATGCTCTTCCTGGATTAAAACAGATATGGGATGTGATTGATTTAAAAAATATACAACGCCTGTCTACAACTCAAGATAGATTTGATATTGCGTGTAAAATTTCTGAAATCATATTAAACAATATTACTAATAATGCTATAGCATCGCCAACAAAACAAGATGAATCTGGTGGCGACGAATTATTAAAGCCATTCGATGATATCAGTGGAAACACCCCAATTCCAAACACTTCTTCTCCGCTGCCTTCGACCACAGATGATACAAGCAAACCTTCTGATTTAAAACCATTATCTCCAGCAAAACGGGAGAAAGCAATAAAAGCATTAGAAAAACAAAAAGATTTTTTGAGTGGAAATGTAAAAAAGAAAAAACTTATAAAGAAAGATAAAAGGCTTTTAGATTTAATTGAAAAAAATAATATAACTATATCTATTGTTGGTAAAGATTACGATACCAGCGAAGCCTCAGATAAAGTTGGTGGAGTGGATTGCATTTTTGTAAAAAATCTTACAAAAGAATTAATTGCAGATGATACATTTCCATTATCAGACCATAATGTATTTAAGATAAAGACAGAAGAAGATACAGAAAATACTCTTGCGGTTAAGCGTGGCATCACGCTTGGAACATTATTGGGCAGCAAATTGCAGATACGAAACGAAGAGAATTACACTAAATTTTTACGGCGCACAACAGGAAAATTAGAAAAAAGAACTTTGTTTGAATTGGGGTGGGATTCAGATTCAATCTTTTCTTCACACTATGTTGATAAATACAAGAATATTAACATTCATTTATCGGTAGATGCTAGTTCATCCATGCGCAATAAAAAGTGGACAACTACAATGACTGCAGTTGTTGCTATTTGCAAAGCTGCATCAATGATAAATAATATTAATGTATCGGTGACTTTTAGAACAACGGCTATTGGTGGGCATTCTTCAAAAAGTCAATTACCATATGTTGTTTTAGCTTATGATTCTCAAAAAGATAAATTTACAAAAATAGTAAATTTATTTCCATGTTTAATACCATCCGGATTTACACCAGAAGGTTTAGCCTTTGAAGCAATTATAGATAACATTCAAAATCCCGACCCTGACAGTTTGTATTATTTTATTAATTTTTCTGATGGTGAACCATTTATGCATTATAGCGTTGGTGAGTTATATTATACGTACAGAGATGAAAAGGCCGCGGCTCATACTCACCGGCAAGTAACAAAGATTAAAAATAAAGGGTATGAAATACTTTCTTATTTTATAAAAGAGAAAAATTATGATTATGACCTATCTTCTGACAATGGTGATAAATTGGTAAGACAATTTAAAAAAATGTATGGAGAAAATGCAAGTTTTATAAATATTGAAAACGTTGTGGAAATCGCTAAATCTTTAAATATAATGTTTTTAAAAAAGGCTTTATAAGTATTGTGTTGACAAAAGTATTGTTTCATAGTATCTTATAAGAAAGGAAGATAGTATATAGATGAATACAAAAAAGACAAATAGAAAAAATAAGACAAACTTGACGGTTAAGTGGCCATCAAGCCATTTTACAATTGACGCACTCAGTAAGTTAAATCCTGAGTTTGTTAATATTACACTCCGCGTGAGATTGAATAACGCCATTGAAGCAAAACAAGTGACTTCAATTGGTACATTCCACGTTGGTAAAGGCCGGCCAAAGTTGATATTTGCTAACCTGCCAGTAAGTGAAGCCATTATTAAAGATGCGCGGACTTCTGGAGTAATGCTTAACGAAGCATATAATTCGGTGGATGTTACAACGGTAACAACTCCAACAAATAATGCACCGACAAAGGTAGTAACGACAACCGTAACACCGGTTAAAACTGCCGTAAAGGTTTAATACCACGGGAAATGATGTGTGCTGAGCGCCCCCAGCACACAATATTTTTATGAAAGAAATAGCTAAAAAAATAGTTTTGCATTTACAAAAAGGACAGATTCAAACTCCGTCCATATTATACACTTCCTCCGAAGATTTTTTAGATTTTAAAGAACCCGAAAAAGTCATTGGAGATAATGTTGAACGGCGAGGTAGAACAAAACTTACAAATCAAGCAAATGCGGATATTTACGAAGTGTGGCAGATTTTAAATTCCTCAAAATCGAAAAATAAATTGATAATGGAATTCAAACTAATTTATCGCTCCACAAAATAATCATGAATATATCATCTAATCAATTCTTTGATGTGATTGATTTTGATTACGAAAAAGAGAAAAAAAAGTTTGTTGAACACATGTCCTACTTGAAAAAGATGGATGTGTTTGAACAAACTTTTTACAAAAAATGGGTAGAGGTAAGAGCTTATAAAAAATTCATTGGAAAGTTATCTACTGTTAAAGCAAAGATATGGATGCCTTCTGATATTAATGATGAACAGCAAACTATACAAGAAATACAAAATTTAAATCCAATTATTAAATTGGTGGATGATTCCGAAGAAGAAGATTGGTTGATATTGAGACTCTTTGGACACACCATGGAATTTTCTCAAACCCCCGGCCGCTTTCTAAAGTTTCTAATTACTAGTGATGATAAATATTTAGGTGTGGTATCAATTTCCAGCGATGTTATTTGCATTCAAGATAGGGACAAATATCTTGGTTGGACATCTGTAAATAAATTAAAAGGGAATAAAAAGATTAACAATAGTGCAATTGGAAGTTGTATTATGAGCACGCAACCATTTGGATATAATTTTCTCGGGGGCAAATTGATAGCTTGTTTAATAACCACCGATGTTATTCGAGACAAGTGGAAAGAATTATATGGCAATGTATTGGCCGGAATGACTACAACTAGCTTATATGGAAGTTATAGTATGTATAATAGTTTAAAGTGGTGGCATAAATGCGGTTCAAGCGCTGGAAAGGTTGCTTTAAAGCCAGATGATAATTATTATAAGATATGGCATGACTATATTAAGATACACCACAAAGTAAAATACGATAAGATGATGACACAAAAAGAAGGGGTGTCAGGGCCGGTTACCGCCGCGAAGCAACGGGCGTTAGGTGTTATTTTTTCAGAATTGGGGATGAAGCAGAAAGATTTTATTCATGGCTTTTTAAGGGGGACATATTATTCTTGTTTTTATGAGAATACCAAAGATTTTTTATGCGATAAAATCACAGAGGATAAATTGAAGTTAAAGCCTTTATTTGCTGGTGGTAAGAACGAAATATTAAATTGGTGGAAACCAAAAGCAATTGAACGCTATATCAATTTAAAGAAGCAAAATCAGTTAAAGTCTGATATTCTATTTTATGATAAAATGATTGACCTTAACTATGAAGATGCAAAGACAATGTATTTAGGTGATGTTGGACGGTAATTAAGAAATTATTCTTATATAAATAGTTGACAATTTCATTCAAGTTTGTTATTTTTATATGATATGAATAACAAAGTTTTACTTGTGTGGTCTGGTGGTTGTGATTCAACATTATCCTTATTACGACTGCTCAAAGAAAAAAAGCGTGTTCGAACTATATCAGTTATTCATCCACAAATTTATGCCGTCGCTGAAAATGCTGCAGCCCGTCTTGCTATTCATCGAAGATTGTTTGAAATGGGACATATTCTTGACCATGTTGGTGAAGTTGTAATTACTACGCCAACCAGACGACACATTGATATTGATGGAGCAAATAATGGTGGATTAATACAGCCAAACATTTGGTTGGGCATAGCCGCCTCTTATTTAGAGCAGGATGAAGATTTAGCATTCGGTTATATGCGCACCGACGATTTCTGGCATTATAAGACAGAATTTAATGTTGCGTTTAAACATTTTACAAAAATACTTGCAAAAGAATCCAGTGAATTAATATTTCCGCTTGAATGGAAAAATAAAGCAGAAATTATAAAAGAATTACTTGACAATGATTTGTTGAAGTATTGTTGGACATGCGAAACTCCAACACTATATGGATTTAGTTGTGGGAATTGTACTCCATGTAAACATATGATAGATGCGTGTAAAGAAATAAATATAGAATTTCCTTTTCATTTACAAGAAGTAAAAATTGATAAAATAATAGAAGATTCTAAGTTGGTGGAAATAATGACAATTTCCGAATCCGAAAAGGTGAAAGAGTCTGTTAATGTTCTACCATGTGTTAATGTGGCTGTGTAATATGCGGAATGTAAAATTTTTAATAGCAGAAGGTGGGGGTAAGGATAATTTATATACGAAGTCTGGAACAATTGTATCTAATGGTTATAATAGAATTGTTAAAGGGCAACGGGGAGCATATGTAGAATTTACGGATAGTCAAATACTTCTTAAATCATTTCACATTCCAAAAAATCAATTGTATAGACTTACCGATTTAAGAATCTATTATATAGAAATGAGAAGCACCGACGCTTCCAATGCAAAACTTTATTATCAGAAAAAAACAGTCGCATATGCTGATTATAAGATTGGTATGTTTTATGTTTCCCCAAATGATTTATACTTAGAAGATAAACGATGTATTTTAGAAAAAATTACAAAAATCAACGAAAAAAACAGCGAATTCTTTGAATAGGGTCTTTCTATATAAACCTAATAAAGACGCATAGAATCGACTCCCAGAATTAATTAAAGGGGTTTATTTAAACCTTTAAGACCGCAGGAATATATTTAATATATAATAACCAATAAGATATTGACTAAAGGGTTGAAAACGCCTATAATACACAATGGATTCAGTAAAACGCTGGAAACAATAAAGGAAAAATAGTATATGGTTATTAAAACAAACAAAAACAATAGAACATACTTTGTGTATGATAAGAATGGTGGTATAGAGACATTTATTTCTACGCCATTTGCAGGAGCAAAGAAGGCTACACGCTTGACAATTCGTGATGGCTACGAAAGGCTAGAATTGAATGGTCGTCAAGTCCGTTCACTGCGAGCCGTCTTGGATAAGGCCGAAGAGCTTTCTTGCAGCTAAAAAACTTGGAAAAGGGAACGGAAGCAATAAAACTTCCGTTCTCTTCCAGATTATAAAACAAGAGCAAAATTTATGGGTAAAACATACAAAAGAAATTCAGACATTAATCATTTCGGCGGCCGAGCGATTAATACATTTAAAAAGTCGAAGAAATTCAAGAAATTGAATAAGGTAAAGAAAAAAAATAAAAAGCCGGTAGTAGATATACCGCCGGTTATAACAGAACTAGATAATTATTTTGACTCATAAAATTAAAATTCTATTAAGTCTTTTGTTTTCAATTATAATGACAATTATAGTTGTTATATTTCCAGCTATTCTTGGCTACATAGTTGGAATAATAGTATTTTTATTTCTCTCTATGCGAATCGTGGTGAATGAAAACACCTTATACCAAAATAAAAACAATGAAGATACAGGTAAAAATATAAATACTTTAGATCATAACCATCTTGTGATACTATCTAGGCTAAACACAGTAGAAAAACAGATAAAGAAATTACAAGGTGATGAAAGCAAAGACAAACAACGCCTCAACCACAAAGGTTAAGGGATTATTCGACCATATTAGCCATATCAGGCAGGGTAAATCACCTGATTACTTCGATAAACTTACCGACGATGAAAAGAAATCATTTAATCATTATATGATTTGTCGTGTATTAAGCATGGATAAATCTATTATTGAAGAAGTTTCTTTTATTAGCAAATATTTTAGTGTTATTGATAGTAAAAACTTTTATAAATTGTGTTGTGAAGTTGTTCCGTATAGTAAGGGATTCTTTCCTTATATAAAAAGAAAGGGAGAAAAGCTTAACAAAGAACTGCTTCAATTAATCGTCAAAAAATTCAATGTCAGTCTGAATACTGCTACGGAATATTACTACTTATTATCCGACACCAAGCATGGCATGCATGAATTAAATGAAATTTGTAAGGGGTATGGGCATACCGAAAAAGAAATTAAGAAATTGATGGAATCCAAATGAATAAAAATGAAGAAATAACAATTTCTTGTGTAAACAATCTTATTGAAGAATCTTTGAAGTTAAAGACTCAAGATTATAAGGTTGATTCTAAAATAATGTGGAATAGTTGGTCGCTATGGAAGAAATTGTTATATAGATCAATCCGTAGATTGTATTGTGCTGAATTACAAATGTGGAATTTATATACACAAGAACTGGATAATGCTTTATATTGTGGCAATCACACAACAGAATATGTTGGCAACGCAAAAAATGCACACAGAAAATGGTGGTATCAAAACAATCCTAAATCCATATTGTTGTGCGATATACTTATTAAACCAATTAAGCCATTGGAATATATTAAAATGGATTTTGTAATCAAAGGTAAAAAATGAATAAAACAATCATTGGCATATCAGGATTGGCTAGAGCTGGGAAGAATTTATTTGCGGATGTTGCGATTGATATTTTAAAGAAGAAAAATATAACCGCAAAGACTTTTGCTCTTGCGTATTATCTTAAAGAGGATTGCGCAGATTTCATTAAAACATATTTGGATTTAAGTGTTTATTCAGAAAAGAATGAAGAGAAAGAAATATTTAGACCTCTTTTAGTTTGGTATGGCGATGTTAAGAGAAAACAAACGAAAGGCAGATATTGGATTGAAGCGTTACAAAAGGATTTAGAGGCTTCTAAAGCTTCTGTGAATATAATAACTGATATTCGTTATACGACATATGAGCGGGATGAATGTTATTGGTTGCAAAAAGAATTGGGTGGGAAGCTAGTGCATATTGCTAAATATAATATAGATTCGGGCGGTAACAAAATCTTTGATTTACCGCCGAATGAGCATGAAGAATTTAATGACCCTATATTACAGAAGTCTGGTGATATTAAAATAGAGTGGGAAGCTATCGGTTATAAATGTAATAATAGCTATATCTGTATGTTGAATGATTCAACCATAAAAGCTGCTGTAAATGATTCTTTGCTTAAATGTGGCATTGAAGGGTTATAAAATTATTATTTTAAATAAAGGAATTATAATATGAAAACAACCTATTTAGATTACTTAAATAAGCCAAATGGCAATCCAATTACCGAAATTGGCCAGCTATGCCGTAAGTGTAATACACCTGTCATAGAACAGGTGCATAAGCCAAATTGGAAGCCTAAGCCAAACCAATCATACTACTTTACAAAGTGGTTATATTGTAGTGGCTGCAAAACTGTTTATTATTTAGATAAATTTAGAGTATTTACTGATAGTAAACATGGTGATGCAGCGATTGAACGGCTTGAAATGATTGGCCATAAAGGTTAAAAGGAATAATATGAAAATACGCACAGGATTTGTAAGCAATAGTAGTAGCTGTAGTTTTGTCATTAACAAGGATTGTATTACGGGTATGCAGCGTGATAAAATTTATGATTATTACAATTTTGGTGTAGTCATTGGTCATATTATTCCAGATGATATTAGGCCTGAGTGGGAATCTTCATATCGTAATTGGAGTATTCATGAAACTCCTGGCGCTATTAAAGGATTCTCTGTCATTGATAATTTTGATATGCCATCCTATTTAGATAAGATTGGTATTAATCGAAAAAATATTAAATTTGATGAATAATCTTTATATACAAAAGGCATCGAATAGTGAAGCTAAAGATTTAATTGTTAAAAACCACTACACGCATAAGTGGACTATCGCTGAACTTTGCCTTGGATTATATAAAAAGGAGTTTGTTGAAGGATTCTTTGATACCGATAAGTTATTAGGAGTAATTATTTTTGGTCCCACGGCCGGCGCAAATGTCGCAAAAAGCATTTCGCCCCTGTTAAATGCTAGCAATACATGGGAATTAAAACGACTTTGGGTTGATGATTGTCTTGGCAAAAATACGGAGTCATGGTTTATAAGTCAAGCTATTGATTACATTAAAAATTTTCATTCAAACATAAAGTGCATCATAAGTTATGCTGACCCAGACGCTGGACACATAGGTACAATATATGCCGCTGCTAATTTCATTTATCAGAATATAGAACGGCCAAAAGGCACAAGTGGTTATGTAGTTAGTTTTGATGGTGGCAAAAAGTGGGTACATGGTCGAACATTATTTAATAAGTATGGGTCATTTGAATTTAATAAACTTGTGGCAGTATTACCGCGGCCATTCTGGATAAAAGAATTATCAGTAAAAGAAAGATATGTTTATCCTCTTGGAAATAAGATAGAACGCAAGGAATTATTAAAGAGCATGAATTATAAATCCTTGCGGTATCCAAAAAAGAAATTAGATAAGGAAAAAATAACTGAATATGTCTAATTTCTTTGATTTTACTAATAATGATAATTCTCCCGTGGTATTAGAATCATGTAATTCTTCTATAAAAAATAAACTTTTCAAAGATACCATAGACACTTATCATAGTTATGTAAAATTCAAATCCATACCATCCCGCCGATTAAGCTATCTTGTCTATGAATCCAAGAGTGGAAATTTGATTGGAGCAGTAGGAATTAGCAGTGCGGTTATAGCTGTAGCCTGTATAGACAAATATATCGGCTGGGATTCTAAAACAAAAATGCGAAACTTGAATAAAGTCGCCAATAACTCTCGATTCTGTCTTATTCAGTCAAATATAACCATAAAGAATACAGGCAGTATGGCATTAAAACAATTAAGAATCATTGGAGCTAAGGATTGGAAAGCTCGTTATGGTGATGAATTGATTTTATTGGAAACATTTGTTCAGCCCGAAAGAGACTTAGCATATAACACACAAATGACTCGAAATGGTTCGGTATACCTTTCCGACAATTGGATTGAGATTGGTATGACAAGCGGCAGTTCCATACAGAAATCTCCACTTAAATTGTGGGCAAAAGAAGATGGAGAACGTGGGCGGTTAGCGAGAGAAGATAAAGCGGAATGTTTGAAGCGTTATGCTCAATATATGGATGGGCATAATAATAGTGGTTACAAAGTCACAAAGAGTAAGAAGAAGATTGTTTTTATTAAACCATTGGTATACAATTGGAAGATTAAGTTGACAACTTAATATGTTTTTATTAAAACGCCTTCGTTATAGAAGGAGATGGAAGACTCTTTGATTTTATTTTTTATGTGTGGCATATAATTTGGCAAATTATCGGTTACTATTCTAACATATGTATTATTTGCATTTGTTCTTGCGCTTTCTTTTACTGCTGCTCCTTTACAGCCACACAATGTTTTATAATTTTCTACTAATTCAATGAAATTTGAAAATGGAGAAATTGATTCAAGGTTGGAATTTCTTATAAGACTACTAAACTCTGTAAAATTGTTAATGTTCATCTTTTAGTGTTTTCAATAAATAGTAAACAACTAAAGAGCTTATACAAACAATTGGAATATTAATAAAACAGCTAAATATTATACAAAATATTATAGATAACCACACAGATAAACAGACTGGGCACATTATTAGTCGAACAAAGAAGCAATCGTGGTATCTTTTTATAAAATGATGATAAGTCAATTCAAAGTTCTTTTTATATGCTTCATCAAATAGGTCTATTTTAAATAATTTTGATAGATGAAATAGACGGCAATATTCAACAAAAGCGTCGGTATCAAACCATATAATTAGAAGTAGGGTTATTAAAAATATTAGGGTTATAATCATAATAATTGTGAAGTAAAATAAATGTCATCCAATGTTATTAATTTCTTTTCGTAACTTTCCAACGAACCGATATAGAATTTAAATATATCATATTCCATATCTCCGATTACAGCGGATTCTGATAGAATATCAGGTAACATTTCAGTTATGATAAGAAATCTGTCTTGAGTTAAATTTTTCGCGTCAAAATCAATTAATACATAATTTTGTTTATCATTATCATATGGTCTGATTTTGTTAGATAAATCGAATTTAGTATTTGGTTGGGTTTGGTTTATGTAATTATCATAATCACAATCAACATATAAAGTTGAGAACCATGGCTCTAAATATTGTAATACATTTTCATTGCAATTTTTGACAATTACACCCACATCATATTTTTTCTTTACAATTGGATGTAAATATTCATCGTGCTTTACTCCAGACCCCCATTTTCTTATAAATTCCAATGTAGAATTATGCATTAAAATTTGCCAATCTTTTGATTTTTGTGAGTGATCTTTTGTCAAAACACCATGTTCAAACTGTCCACCTCTGCAAGTTAAGTGATAAACAAATGATTCCCAAGATTGGATTAAAGTATAACCATTTAATATCATTCGGTTAAATACATCGCTATCTTCTCTTGCTGATTTCATAATTGGATCATGCATTCCGATAATTTCAAAATCTTCTTTATACATCATCCACGGAGCAAAACATCCATTAGTAGTCTTACCTTTAAAATCTAATTTACATTGTTCAACAAATGCGTTGAATTCATTTTCTTTAAAGCCATCTTTTACATCAAGTTCCGGCCACATACCGAAATCTTTTACTATTTTCTCTAATCCCTCAGGGTGTAAAGGCGGCTCAATTCTCGTGGAGCAAACAACTTTTCTTCTTTCAAGATATTTGTAGGCCTCTAAGTCGGCACCTTTCGCTAGCATCATATCTGCGTGAAAAATCATAAAAATATCTGTGGCAGAATTTCTAATACAATAATCATAAGCTTTTCCAATTCCATATAAAGAATTATTTAAATCAGGATTGATATGGTAAGTTAAATTATACACATCTTTTACATTTTTTAACCAGTCAACTGTACCATCTGTATCTTTATCAACAAAAATTGAAATGTCATGGTCATTTCTGTAAGAATTTTTTCGTATGGATTTTACACACGATTCAAGATAACGCTTGTTATTTTTTGATGGTATACAAAATGTGATTTTTGGTATGTCTATCATATATACGCCTTTAATGTTTTAGGTCTATCTGCTAAGTATTGATTGGCTTTTCCAATTGTAGGAATGTGTATTTCCCAAACATTTAATTTTATATTATTATCATCTAAATACTTATAAATTTTTTTAGAAAGCTCTAGCGTGTGCGCATCAGATATTTTGTTGTCATGCCATTCACCATGTAATTCTTTGATTAATTTTATAGAGCCGTCATTTATCATTTTATTTAATACTTCATATTCTGCGCCTTCAATGTCTAATTTTAGAATAACATAATCTTGTTCAGTGAAAGTTTCTAATAACCATTTTGATAAATCTACACAAGGCACATTAATATATACAGATTCATCCAAGTTATTAATGGATTTTCCTAACAAAGAAGAGCCATCGGTTATATCGGTTGATACATAAATTTTTTTGATATCATCGTTAATCCACACCGCGGCGTTTAGGATTTGTACAGTGTTATTGTTTTCATGAATTTCTTTTAATTGATTTGCTAAATAAGGAATTGGTTCAAAAGAAATTACATGTGTATTAACACCAAACCTTTGTTTTGCGGTAAGAATTGATTCTCCACAATGCGCACCACAATCTATAAAATATTTTTCATCGCTCATAATTATTTATTTCATTTTTTATCCAATTTTCTATAGAATAATTAGGATTCCAATTAAAATTTTGAATGCTATCGGTTATATAAAAATTAAATGATGGAGAATACATACCATCTTCGAAACAAAGTGTTGTGTCAGGCAAATACTTACAAATCATATTTGCCAATTCAATATTTGTAATTGATTTTCCTGATGCAGCTAAAACCATTGAATGATTATTGTTTTTAATAGAAATTTTATAACAAAGTTCGGTTAAATCATCAATATGAAGATAATCTTGGCATCTATCTTTGTTTCCTATAATAGTAATTTTTTTATCAGTGATAGCAGCCTTTAATAAAATAGGCAGCAATGATTTTTTATCCATTCCTGTTCCGTAGATGTATGTTGGTCGAATTATTGTGTAATTTTCTTTTAACATTATTAAAAATTCTTGAGCCAATTTTGCCATTCCATATTCTCTTGGATTATTATATGAACTATTAACATGTATAGTATCTTTATGCTCACCATATACCGCAGTGCTAGATATGAAAATAAGTTTTTTGTATCTTAGTTTAATACCAAAGGTTTGTAATAACGAAAGTTGATTAAGAAAATCTCTGTGGGAAGAATAATAATTTCCCATTGAAACAAACAAACAATCTAAATCAGACATATGTGACCATTCCATAGAAGGAAATTTTTGTGTCGGACATAAAACACACTCTTTCGGTATGCTTTCATAATTAGTTTTATAAAATGCATATACTTTATGTCCTAATTGGATATATTTAAGGCATAGGTTTCTTCCTATGAAACCATTTGCGCCAATAACACCTATATTCATAATTGTATTGTGCTTCCTTTTAATTCTCCCTGCCGTTGTAGAGAACTAATAGCAGTATTACTTACGACAAGCTCATTCCAATATCTTAAAATCGTGAGCGGTTTAATATCAAATTCTGGTTCTTTTCCTTTTAATATAAAATCCGCTATCATCTTTGGTTCATTAAATCCGCAAAGTGTTCGTGCCGCAGTTGTTCCGGAGCACCTTGCATTTATTTCTATGATGAATGGAACACCATTTCTTACTCTTAATTGTATGTTACACGCACCAAATGGCTTAATTGTATCAGCTATATTTTTTACGCACTTTTCTATAACAATATTGTGTTCCGAAAAGCACTTGTATGTGTCGCCATCTCGAAGAATCCTACGCATAACAATAACACCTTTACATTCATTGTTTAAGTTTATTGTTCCACAAGTATATTCATCACCCTCAATGTATTCTTGAAGAATGAAATTGTCGATATTATCACCTATTTTAGCTAATATCAGTTTTAATTCGGTTTTATCCTTTACCAAAAATACATTTTGTGATCTAGCTCCACCAACCATTTGTTTAATGATAACAGGAAATTCTACATTTTTTGCCTGACTAAGAGGAAAGGTAAATGGAAATTTTCCCGCAACATTTCTATCTAAAGAATCATACATATATTGTTTATCATTAGATAATTTAATTACATTTGGATTACTAACTATTACCGTTGTTCCTATTGCTTTAAATGCATCTACATTTAGGGATAATGTTTCTAATTCGGCGTCAAGACCAGGAAATAGTAAAGAAATACCTTCTTTCTTACAAATGCCTAATAAAACTGATATGTAATCAGGCTTATTAACAAATGGTATTAAATAAGAATTTGGTACTGCATATAATCCTGTTGCAAGAGTTTCACCATCTAATGCAATAATGTCATAGTCGGTATTATACAAAGACTTTATGATGCTTTGACCAACACCGCCACCGGCACCAGTAATCGCAATTTTATGTGCCATAATTATTTATAAACCTCAAATTTGCTTAAATCGGGGTATGGCAATTCTAAGTCATCATTACATTTTTTACTTCCGTCAATATTGTAAAATTGCTTTATAAGAAGAAGGCCGCGCGCCGATAACTCAGGCATCATATAAAAATTCCAACCTAACATATCAAAATAATCTTCGTGGTAAGAACATTCTCTTCTTCCTGAAAATCTTGCTCGTTTAAACCAAAAGTATGCGGTTTGACTATCTGTTAAAATAGCACCACCTTTTGATAGTTTAAAATGTTTGTAGGGACCAGTAAAAGACAGGCACATGTAACTTTTTGGTATATACATATCTGCTGTAAATCTAAGTGCGGAATCCCATACATTTGTCGGCTCTAATTGATATGCTCCTTTTAATGTAGTTCCCACGACAGGTTTAAATTTGACCTTGGCACCAGCATGAATAATTTCACAGGGAACAGAAGGATAAGTTCGAGAGGGAATTGTAATTTCTTTACCTTTAACATTTTCATATGTTAGTGCTAAAAATAAAGCGTTGCTAGCATTATCTATAGTTATAACATAAGGCGCGCCGGTATAATCTGCTAGTTCTTTCTCGAATTCTTCGGTTATTTTATGTACATTATTGGCCATAGTTTATTCTTCATTAAAAACTTCTATGCATAAAACTTTATTGTCGTTTATCATAAGCATAGAGCCATCTTTTCGTTTCATTTTTGTAAATTGACCCTGTTTAATTCCTTCTGTACAGATTCCTGTATATGTTCTTTTAATACCACCATCAAAATGTATTATTTGCGTAACATATTTTCCCTGTTCATAGACCGACGAATTTAAATTGACAATTTTTTTAAGCATATATTTAATAATATAACATTTATTTGGTTGTTGGTCAAGACATTAAACTATTTTTAATATTATGTAATTCTTCGGAAACCTTTGCAAAAACATCATTTGTTTTTGATTGTGCTTTGAATGTAATATATTTAGTCCAAAATTGATGTGCATGCCAATACTTTCTATCTTCTTGTATAATGCAGTTTTTAATTATATATTGTGGTATATTATACTTTCCAGAAGCATTCATCATTTTAAATTTTTCTTGTTGAAATAGGTCTATATGGCGAAAGTCTCCTATGCTTTCTGGCAATTTCATAAGTTTTGTTAGCTCCTTTGAATGAAAATTAAACCAACCTCCAGCGAATTTGGTGTCATAGTTTTTTAATAAAGAAATTTCCTGTAAATTTATTTTTGTTTCTAATTCAAATACATTAATATCATCGAAGCTAACTGGAGAATTTACATATTCTTCTGAACTTATGACATTCCAAGATGCGTCCCAAAATTTGGCGATTTGTGGGGTGATCATATATGTCAATGTTTCTTTTTCTATTGTTGGAATAATGTTTTCTAAAACATGCAAAATTTCTACAGGAAAATATATGTCTGGGTCTAACCAAATTAAATTATATTCTCCGTTGTTATTGTTTAAAATTCTTCGTTGATGTTCTCCAGAACCTTTTATATCATCATTGATTTCAAAATTTACTTCTTTACAAAAATCACAATGTTTTTCAATGTATCTAAATTTATCAACAAAAAACTCCTTTGGTAATTTACAATTATCCCAATCAAGTTTATCATCGGCCATATTAAAAACTATGTCCAGACTCAAATACTTTTTGGTGTCGGAATAATTAGCCGCTCTTTTTAATTGATAAATTGTTCTTTCCAATAAATCAATGTGAAATGGGAATATAAAATATACTATTTTTGTTTTATCCATGTTAAACCTTTCCTATTTGTAACAATTTATTAATCAAGATGTTTTTCTTTTCTGGAGTACTTTCCAATTCAGTATAGGAAGCGTCTAAAAACGGAGCATAACTTTTACAAATTTCTCCACCATGCAACAATTTTAATTTGTCTTTCCACTTTAAATTATGTACAACGATTGCATGTATTTCTTCATCACTCCATGTAAATGGGATGTCCAACCCGAAAGAGCCACCATCGTCGCCATAACCTACAACAATGACTTTTTCAAATCCCATATACCACAATAATTGAAATATAATTCCTGATACGTTTCCTCCAGGATGAAATTTTAGTGGATTTGTTCCATATTCATCCACAGAGGATTGAATGTAAGTACTTAAAACAGGATAAGATTGCCCACTGTTTATATCTCTGTGCTCTATACAAAGATAAGTATTTGGAACTTGCCTGCAATATTCTTCACCGTGAAATTTATATAACTGTCCCGTTGTGAATATCCAATTATAGCAAGGAAGCTCATTGCATGCTATTATTTTTATTAGATTTGGATTTTGTAATATTATCTCCCGCTTTCCCTCTATCCAAATAGGAGCATCGTCAAATCTAAAACTAGCTTTGTCTCTTAACATAAAATCTCCACCAATGTATTTATGTAAAAAAAACGATTTATCTTCAAAATATTCCCGAGCAATACTATTATCAGCGGTAAGATATAAATCACAATTTGGATAGATTTTTATGTTACGATTTACGGTAACAGTAAAATTATTTTTGATAATTTCTTGAAGATTGTTTACATTTTTTGTGGATGGTCCACCTAAAATACAAAACGCAGTATTACTATTGGCAATATCTTTCCATTGTGAATTTATATAATAATTTTTCATTTAGTTTTTTGAAAGTTTGTCGAGCAAAGCAGATATGTTATTGTCTTGTTCGTTTATTTTGGTTATCAATTTTTTTGTTTCTGTTGGTGCGTGGGTGACAGCTATGCGCAGAATATCCATCCAATTAACATTATTTTTCGTTCGAGCGGCTTCAATGTCATTTATAATTTCTAAATCTGTTTCATTATTTTTCATATTATTTAAGTATTCTTTTATGTTTATATCCCAATTTTTTATGTTGGATGGTAAATCTACCAATTTGTGATATGTCCCAATACCCTCTTGTTTTTTTGGGATGATATTACAATGTAATAACGCCTGATAATTTTCTTTGAATAAATTTTCAATTTCATTTCTTAATCTATTATATGTTTTACGGAAAGTGTTTTCGCTTTCTTCGAATATTATTTTCTTTTGAACTAATATGTCTCCTGTATCTATACCCCTGTCTAAAATATGTATAGTAACTCCCGCCGGAGTAGATTCGTAAAATGACCAAAAATTAGGATTCGTGCCTCTATTATATGGTAAATAACTTATATGTAAATTAATTATTTTATTTTTAAATTGTGAAATTACATCTTCTTTTATAATATGTTTATATCCATAACTTATAATAAAATCAAAGTTTTTAGATTCTTCTGGGGTTATTTTATCTTTTCGCTGAACTATATTGTAATCATGGTCTCGCAAAAACTTTATAAGGCAAGTTTCGGATTCATTGTAACCTAAAAATAATATTTTCACAATATTTCTCTTAACAATTTAAATTTTTCACAATATTTAGCGCCGACCTCAGACCCCCACACTTTCATTAAATTTTTTACATTCGTATAACTTCTAGAATGGGGATATTTTCTCATTTCATCATCATATACTTTTAAAGCCTTCATTTTAACCTTTACTTCATTTTCTGTAAGTTTAAAATATACTCCGCCATCAAATGTCATCGTTGGATTATAGTCTGTTGATGATGGAATAAAATATGAATAAATTTTGATATTATTTCCTGTTTGTGGTCTAAATGCTATTAATCCTGCTTTAGTCACAATTTGATGATCAACGTTTAAATCCGTCATAGAATGGGTAAAAATAATATCAGGAGAATAATCAACATTAGATTCTATAAATTTACAAACATCTAATAATGAAATTCTGTCCATAGCATTATCTGGAAAATTTCCAGAATTGACACTGTGAATCTTTAATATACTTGATATTTTTTCAAGTTTATAATTTCTATTTTTTTTGTTATCATTTCTACTTCCTACTCCATCTGTAAATGTTATAAGTTGTGTTTTATATCCAAGATTAGATAATTTATAAGCAGTCGCTCCACATCCAAGCGTTTCGTCGTCTGGATGGGCAGCTAATATAAGTAGTCTTTTGTCTTTCAACTTTTTATTCCTTGAAATAACATGATATTTTTATCTACATTAAAAGTATTATTGATTTCAAAATGCTTCTGTAAATTATATTCAACAATTATTTTTTTAGTTTCGTCAAAAAATGTAGAATTTTTCCAGTAAGAAATAACATCTTCTACAGAATTCCATCGTATTGTATTTATAATAGTATTAATTTGTATATCCTTAAAATGTGTTATTCCCGGATAAACAACTTTATCATACATAAAATTTGTACATGAATATAAAACAAATTCGTTTATTTTTACACCTGACTCCTCAATTAAATTAAATAAAGTTTTGTTACTGTTTCCGTATGAACCCAAAACTATAAATTTTCCATTTGGATTTAAAGATTCTACAATCATAGTTATTAATTTGTCTATATTTGTCGAATAATATAAGCCATAAGAAATAAAAACCACATCATATTTTTTTAAATTTGTATCAAAAAATTCATCCATACTTATAACTTTTGTTGATATTTTAGAACTGTCAAAAAATGAAGCCGCTTCTATAGAACAAATAGAATCAGATGATATATCAATTGCTGTTATATGTGAATTAGAAAAGTGCTTACACAAATATTCTGTTTGTTTTCCTGTTCCACAACACATTTCTAATATATTTATAGGTTCTATTGTAGTGAAAATTTTAGAAAATGCCCACGTATTCAAATTGAATGTTTGATTATTTTCATTTTGCTTTATTCTTTCTTTTAAAGATGTTGTGTTTTTAGAGGCAGTATTCATATAAAAGAATCTTCATCGTAATCTTTTTCTGCTATTTCTCCTAAAATATTTTCAAATTTATAAGCAGGTATAGAATTTTCTAAAAATGGTCTTTTTGTGGTTATATTATTTACGGTGAATATTTCTCCTTTTTTAATAATACACTTTGACACCACCGACCTCATAGCATTAGAAAAGGGCTTTTCTGATTCAGATAAATCGTTAGATTGGGGAATCATTGATAATTCAGTCTGCACAATCAAATCCACCATCTCTTTTAATTCAGATGGTTCTAAAGCAAATGGGTGGTCGGGACCTGGCAAATGTTTGCTTAATGTAAAATGTTTCTCTATTGTTGTTGCTCCTAATGCAACAGCAAGAGATGGCGTCAATGTTGATGTTGTATGGTCAGAAAATCCTGTCTTATATCGAATATCCGCCGCTAAAGTTTTTATTGTAGTCAATCCAATATCTTTCATTGGTGTAGGATAAGCATTATTACAATGTAATAATGTTACATCATTCGTATATTTTGACACTAATTTTAATAATTTGTCTAACCATTCATATTTAAATCCTATGCCAAGAGATATAATAAGAGGCAATTTTGCTGAAGCCACCATTTCTACAAATCTAAAGTCTGTGGATTCAAATCCTGCTATTTTAAGTTTTTTAACACCCAAATTAACTAATTCTTCTACCGCTTTTTCATCAAACGGAGTGGACATAAATTCTATATCAAGAGAATCACAATAATTTTTTAAATCTTTTTGCCATTCTCTTGGCAATTCTATGTTTTTTATTAATTCATTGATGTTTATATATCCAGCAAAATTTGGTGTATTTTTAACATATAAAGTTTCTGATGAATATGTTTGAAATTTAACAGCAGTAGCACCAGAATTTTTAGCTACATTTATTAATTGTAATGCTTGATTATAATTTTTATTGTGATTAGCACCCACTTCAGCTATGATAAATGTTTTCATAATATTTTTTCTAACAAGTAATATGCTTCACTAAAGCTATTCATACATTGTTTGTTAATTTTAATACAATTTACAAAATACTCAACTTCTTTTATATACATGTCATTGGTTATTATAAAGTCGGTTTTTATGAGTTTATCATCAATCAATTGTTCGTAATACCGCGTGTATTTTTCACTTAAATAATTTAAATGTACATGGGCAAGTGTTCCGTTTTCAAATAATATTTCTGAGAGAGACACATCTTCTGTATCAACGGTTTTATCGGATATTTTATAATTTCTAACGGATATGTCTTTGATTTTTCCAAATTTATAATAAAGATAATCAAGTTCATGTATGGCATCGAGTAATATTCCTCCACCAAGACTTTTATTTGCGCTATATGATGTCAAATAATTAGTATTAGGATGCCATTGGGCCAAGTCATAACCAAAATATACATTGATATATTTTGTAGATGGGTTTATGTTTTCTACTTCTGTTGTAAATCTCATATTACAACCAACCATATTGATTATAGAGTTTCGTTCCGCTGACCATATTAAGTGGTCTATATTAACTGATTTTTTATTGCAAAATGGTTTTTCACAAAATGTATGTAGACCATTAGAAATGGATAGTATTGTGTGTTCATAATGAAGACTCGTCGGACTACACACAAAGCAACCATCAAATTTATTACTATCAATAATTGTTTGTATGTTATCAATTTGATCAATATCAACATTTATTGTTGCATGCCCAAGAGATAGCAGATTTTTTTCATGCCTTTTGCCTATTGAACCATAACCTATTATTAGAAACTTCATGGTGTGTTAAAATGATTATATAAGTGTTCTGCGACTTCAAATTGCCATAACCAATCTATATCAAAGCATTCAATTTCATTCATAATAAAAAACTCTGGATCATTTTTTTCTTTAAATGAACCCATATGTATTCCACTATAAAGATCTTCCATTGTGCCAGCATATAAAGAATGCGCGGCTTCATAGCAGATTTCTGTGAATTTAGTTTCTAATGTTGCTAGATATTTATCTGCGCCAAAAAATTTATTTAGCATTCTTCCATCATTGCCAAACAAAAATGTTTTCTTTTCAAATACACCAAACATTCCACGAGAATCTGATGCACAAAATGTATTTGTAAAATTATTTATAGTATTTGGCTTCAACAAAGGATTACAAGCATTAATGATAACATAATATTTAAATGGAAGAGTCTTGTGCCATTCAAATACAGATTGTACTGTTACTGGCTCTTGTGTAGATTCTTCACTGCGTATATACCGATTTAATTTATATTTATTTGCTACATCTACTAATTCTTTGTCCATTATTGACAAATAGAAATTATCATGTGGTATTATAGTTTTGTTTATTATTTTATTAATAGCAATTTCAAATAGATTTGAATCACAAAATGGACGCAGCATTTTATTTGGAACTCTTGTAGATTGAGTCCGTGCTTGAATAATAAATGCTATATCTTTTATATTTTTCATTGTAGTGCAGTGTTATCACACTTAAAATTTAATATTTCTGTTTTTGTTTTTTCATTAACATCTAAATTTATATGTGCGATTAGTTGAGTTCCAGTTATTTGTCTATAATCCTTTATGATAAACTCATCTTTACATTTAACCAACCAAAAACATTCTCCACCATAGTCTCCAGTTAAATATTCATGAAATATAAAATTCTTACAACCAAGAGATTTGCAGTGGTCATAAAATAGTTCTTGATTTCTTTGGTTTTCATACATCATTGTTCCTTGAGTATAAATTAAAAATGAATGTAAATTTTTAAAGTTTTCGTTAGACTTTGAAAGTTCAATAAAATCTATAATGCTAGTTTCTGTATATTTTAGACGTTTAAATTGCCGACACCATTTGATAGTTTCATATGGTGTAATATCACACCCCCACAAATCAAACTTATCTTTTTCATCAAATGGTATAAAATCTCTGCCGTTAGCGCAACCAAATATCAAAATATTATTAATATAAGGTGGCAGATAATCTACAAGATGATTTACGCATTTTTCGCTTTTTTGCAACCAATCTTCTAAGTTACGGCCGGTATAATAACCAATCCATCGTGGACTTTGTGGGTATTTCATATATTTTTCCTAAAAATTGCGATGCTTCTTTTTCCTTGTAATACTTTATCAACATTGTTTTGGTTTTCTTCGACAATTTTAAATGCTTCATCCGCCGCATCAATGGTTTTTTGTATATCTTTTGTTGTGTGGGAAAATTGAATATATATCACATTTGGAAATAATATGTTTTTCTTAACCATTTCTTGATAGAACAAATCTTTCATCCCCGCCGCGTCGGAGTGCGTGGTTTCATCAAAGGTTAAATTGTGGCGGGGAGCACTGCCAGCGAAATTAATGTTTAAATTGTGTTTTTTTGCCATTTCTTTAATGCCTACATCCAACATATTTCCAAGCTTCCATATTTTGCTATAATCTTTATCATTTTTTAATATTTTGATTGTTTCTATCGCTGCGGCTAGAGAAAGACATTCGCCACCAAATGTCATAGAATAAAATACGACATTTAATTCATTCATATATTCTTTTTTGCCGGCAATAGCACTAATTGGCATACCATTTGCCATTGCTTTACCTAAACACGCTAAGTCAGGAATAACATTGAAGTGCCCCTGTGCTCCACCCAATGCCCAACGAAATCCTGTTACAACTTCATCAAATATTAACAAAGCTTTATAATCAGTACACAATTTTCTTACACCTTCAAGAAATCCTGGGGTTGGTGCTGTTAAACATTGCGGTTCTAAAATAACTCCTGCTACATCACCTTTTTTAAGAATGATTTCTAAACTTTCTAGATTATTATATTCAAATGTATCAATAATATCCTTGAGACAAGATGGGATTCCATATGGCCTAAGTGTTATGCCATGCCAATCGCCCCAACCATGATATCCACACTTTGCTATTCTTTCTTTTTTTGTATAAGACCGAGCAATTCGAACTGCAGCAAGGGTAGAATCAGAACCATTTTTTGCAAATCTCACTTGTTCTGCACATGGAACTACCTCAGTTATTAATTGTGCTAATTCTTGCTCTAATAGTGTTGGAAGAGAAAAAATTATACCACTTTTAATTTGTTTTTTTATTGCAGAATTTACTTTGGGGTTATTATAACCTAATATTATAGGCCCAAGTCCGCACATGTAATCTAAAAATTTATTTCCGTTTAAATCAAATAAATATGCTCCTTTCCCACGACTAACAAATTTTGGATATACACCATCTACAAATTGGTCGGGACACTTACTCATGGTTTGAGTTCCCCGAGGCATAAGTCGAACGGCATTTTCCCACAATTGATTTTCGTCTATGGTTTTCATATTATTACTCCGCATCCTTCAATCCCCGAATTATGAGTTCATTCAAGAATTTTTGGTCGGTATTTAACAACAATTGAGAATTTAATTCAATTCCTGTGTATTTTTTGAATGCATATGATTTTTGTGTATATTGTGGAAGAATGCACAACAATTCTTCACAATAAAACGATTTGGCTTCTTCATCAAAAGGAATTGTATATGTAAATGGTAATTCTGAATTTGCTAACATATCTTCGTGGAATTTTTCTCCTGGACGCATACCTATTTCTATATATTTCAATGGTTTCTTTGTAATAAATTCAATTGAATTCATCACATTTTGCATTGTAAATGAATTTAATTTTGGTACAAATACTTCACCGCCAACTCCCCACATTAAAGAATTTAAAACAGTATTAACAGAATCTTCTAATGTGAATAAGAATCTTGTGCAATCTAAAGATGTAACTTTTATTGGTTCATTGTTTTCTAAAGCATCTATCCAGATTGGTATAAATGACCCCCGGCTGGCTATTACATTACCATATCGAACAGAAGTAAAAATTGTGGAATGACCTGCTTTGGAAGAATAATAATCTTGATTTAAAAACATTCTCTCGGCAATAAATTTTGTCGCCCCATATACATTTATTGGCTGACAAGCTTTATCAGTTGATATTAATATACATTTATCTATTTTGTTTAATAAGCAGGCATTTGTAACATTTATGCTACCAAGAATGTTTGTTTTGACCGCTTCATCAGGATAATATTCCACATCATCAATTCTTTTTAAAGCGGCAGTGTGAATTACATAGTTTGGCTTATATATGGATAAAGCGTAATTTAGTTTTTCAAAATCTCTAATGTCGCCAATAATTCTGATTATATCTTTGTCTTTTCCAAAATAAAGAGATTGTTTGCCCTCATCTCGGCTGTATATTATAATTTCACATTGGAATTTTTTCAGCTTTTTTATTAAAGCTCTGCCCAATGAACCTGTTCCACCTGTTATCAATACCTTTTTGTTTTTAAAGAAATTAATCATATAAATTTTCTATTTCATCCACAATTCTATTTGATGCTTTGCCGTCATTAAATTCATCAAATAATGCCAAAACATTCTTTTGATTTTCATTAAATTTTGAATCTAACCAATATAGTGTATCATCGAAAGCAATCATATTCAACTTAATATAATCATATAATTTATTTATATTATTATAAAATGCTTTAATTTTATTTGGATCTATTTTTTCACAAAATTCATCCCAAGTTTTTATCTTTAATATTTTTGACCAAAAATCAAAACGGCCAGCCGTGTTCCACGACTCAAGTGCGAAGTCAGTCATTAATCCAGATTCTTTTGAATCTATAATAACTACATTTTTATTCATTATTAATGGGTAGTAAATGACAGAACTAAATATGGAGACATGGAAATCACATTCTTTTATCTTTTTTATCAAATCTTCTTCTAATAATATCAATTCAACATTTGGAAAATCCTTAAATTTAGCAAACTCACTTGGATGCGGGCGGTAATATATTTTCACATCCGTTTTGCTGTTTACCAGATTTAATTTTTCTATTATTTTTGGACGCATATTCGTTTCACATGACCCATAAAAAATTACACTTTTATTTCCCACTGCTGAAGTAATTGGAGAATTTATAATGTTGTCATATTTTGGATTTCCGGTGATTTTAGTTTTGTGTTTTATAAACCCACCATCTACTTTTGTTTTAAATGTGTGTTGGCTATGGTCAAAATATGCATCTATTAAATTTTTAGGAAATTGAAATCTACTTAAAATTTCAAGTCGAGTAGAAATGTTGTTGTAAAGCCAAGATGAGTTCTCCACACAGCATACAATACAATCCTTAATTTTTAATTCTTGGATAATAGATGTTTCTGGTTCCCAGGCATCTCTAGTTGTCAAAAAAATGTCAGGTTTAAATGGTAAATTAAAATTGAATGTTTTTAGTAAAAATTCTTGTTTGTATTCTACATTTGAATCAAAGTTATAGTTAGAAACATCAAAGCATGGCGAAACAGTATTACTATATAAATAAAAATAATTAAAAGTGTCTCTTTTTTTTATTTCGAAGACAACATTTACTATCTCTCTATGACTCCGCTCATCGGAGGCAAATATGAATATATTTTTTTTGCTCATTTTAATTTATTTTGAAAATCTATTTGTAAATTTTTTCTGAATATATTATACCATATTTGGATATCATACATTAATTTGTTAAGTATATCAACATTATTACAAAGGTCCATCATAATTTTGGGACATTCATTCCATTCGTTTACAACTATAAATGGAATATTATCTCCATAAACATGTTTATAATAGTTAATGCCATCAAAATTGGGGTATTTTTTTACTATAGGAACACACCCCCATTCCAATGCTTCATTAATTCTAAAACTATCAGGATTAAGCCAACCCATTGGACATGGAACAAAAAATGTTTTTTTATAGATTTCAATACTTTTCTCTACTGATAATGATGTTGGGCAATCCCATTGTGATGTTGAATGTACAAAATGTGGGCCAATTGTTTTTAAATGGTCATACATAAATACTCTATCACTTTTTCCAACTTGTCCTATAAATGCCCAAAGGTATTCTTTATTATTTGCATGAAACAATCCTTCTCTATCTTCATTTAAGAAACCTGTTTTATATCCCAACGGAATTGTTGTGACATTATCAAATGCATCGGTTTTTGGATCATAATATTCTCTAAATACATGTTTTGCATTTTTATAATGAGTAAAATCATGCTCATTTCTAGCTTCATTTGAAGTGTGAATTATATAATACTTATACTTTAATTCATCATATTTTTTAAAGTATTCTTCTAATTTTTTAGGCAAATCATTACAACATGAATATACTATAATAGAATCGTCTAAAAATACTTTACATTCTCCGCCGTCAAAAATTTCTTTGTAATCTATTCCTTTTAATAAAAAATCTTTGATATATTGTAATGAAAATTGTTCATCACCAATTTTAGTTTGCCAAATTAAATTTTTCATAAAATATTCCTTTTTGGGGGGATAACAAAGCCCACTTCATCTCGAATATCTATCTGTCCCCATTTTTGTATAAATCTCTTTCGATTTCTTTGTTCATAGTACATTTGTTTTTTAGATTGTTCATTTACTGTTTCTTCTGGAAAATGTCCATTTGCAGAGCGACTTCCAAAATGATACACAATAGATTTGGTAGTTAATACAAATTTGTAATCTTTAAGTTGCATTCTTATGAATAAATCCAAATCGTCAAAGGATAATGGATTAAAAATTGGATCGTTTCCACCAATAAAATCCCAATCTTTTTTGCGTATTAAACCAGACACACCTTGTCCAATACGAATTTCTATATCATTTAATTTTTTAAATTCATTAGCATATTCAATAAAATATGATTCATTAAAATTATGATAAAATTCTCCAAAGGTATCGTTTGGAACAATCAATGTGTCAGGCCTGCTATTTTCTTTAAATACATTTGGTTGTATTCTATAACTTGACACCCACATCGGTATATTTGGGTATTTTTTAAATATTTTCAGTGCTTCTAAATCCCAATCCGTAGATACAAAAAAGTCTGCATGTAAAAACATAATGAATTCAGTAAGAACCTTTTCTGCGCAAAAATTCATCCCACCACCAATACCTTTTGTGGTATCTTCAGAATTATCTTCAGTAAATATAGTTAAATTGTACTTGTCTTTATTTTCCTGTAACCATTTGTAAGTTTCGTCTTTATTACAATTTTCAGCAAATACAATAAAAGGCGCATCCTTGAAATGAGAATAAGTTCGTACAGAGTGAACGGCTAACTTTAGATAGTTCAAATTATTACTACACCCAATACAAAATGTTAATGGACTATTTTTCATATGTTACTTTTTATTGGCACTAAATCACAACCATAGTTCGGAGTCTGATAGCTAATCATATCATTTCTTATCCACAAAGAATCACACTGCCATCCCCAATCTACAAAATTTAATAAAGTAAATCCGTTTTGTGATAAAAATATACATGTATCTTGAAATACATCTTTTTGACCTTCAAATGATAAGCCTCTTTCATTCTCTACTTGAACACTTTTTATTATAGATATTTTGTTACCAAACCCCTTTAATACTTCTAATGTAAATCCCTCTACATCAATTTTACACAAATCAATTGATTCAATTTGATAATGATTTATAAAACTATCCATTCTCATCGTATCTGCTTCAACTTCTATAAAATCGGTTGGTGATAAGTTAACTTTCTTTTTGAAAGATGAAGAACCTGGCTCTGTTCGCGAACAATTAAATGTTTGTTTTCCTGTTTTATCAGATATAGCTATATTAAAATTATTAAATCCACTGTGATTCTTTTCTAAAATAGGAAATATATATGGATTTGGTTCAAAACAGAATACATTTGCGGGATCTATATCAAAACATTCTCTTAAATATTCTGCATCATTTCCATTGTTAGCACCAATTTCAAATACATTTTTGGGTTGTATTTTTGTTCTTTGTGTAATGAAATTTGGATATAAGTCTATTTCAAATCTCATAGGTCCCTTATATTTAAATTCTCCCATGATTATATCTCCTCCATTTTGTTTCTTACTATATCAGCCACATCTATTGCTCTTATAGATTCCGCTACGCTTTTGTTGTAACTGGTTTTATAATAGTGTTTATGTAGCAATGGTGATATAACTTTAGTTACGATGCCATAATCTTCTATTTCCCATGGAGATGTGCAAGTAAACATTGTTATACATGGTATTTTATGTGCGATGCATACATGCATCGGTAAACTATCGCTGCATATTACAAGTTTGTGGCCTGTTAAATCCGCTATATATTGTTTAATGGTTTTTCTTCGTTTTAAATAGTTGATTTTATATCCATAAACTTCTAATATACTTTCCAATTCTTTCATATGTGCCCAATTTTTAGTTGGCCAAACAGAACTATCTGATATTACCATTCCTATATCTCCTGCAAATTTTCTATCAGATACATTATATGTTGGTTTATAATACTTTTCACCATTAAATTTCTTTCCAACCATCGTTGCAACAATCTCTTGATAAGATCTTCTATTGGAAAATTTTATTGCATCCGATGTTTCTTTTCCTAACACGCTAATTCGGCTCATATTAAACCATTCTGATGAATCTAAAGTATATGTCAAAACCTTTTGATTTAATAGATATGGACCTATATAAGAATCGGCTTTAATACCACTTGTTGCCGATACAAATATATTTTTATCTTCTTCTAAATTAATAACCAAATCATAATGTTTGGAATCATATTGCTTAGGATTAGTATATACAATTCCATCAACCAAACAAGCATTTTCTTTAGTGGTAAACCAATGAATTTCATCCTTGCTAAGCAATTTTGATAAAAATGTGGTTCTTAGAACATCCCCTGATGCTCCCGTCTTTATTATCAATATTTTCATTATCTTGTAACTTTATAACCCTTGTTCTCTTCAACTGTGAACAATTTATTATAACGCAAATTTGTTTCCATTTGCTTTTCCATCGTCTTTCGATGATACAACGCAAGTTCTTCTTCTTTCGGAAGATGTGCGAATGTTTTATGCCCAATGATTTTTTCATGTAAGCGCCCTTCCCATTTTATATTAGGCAAGTTTTTGAAAATTCGTGTTTGATAATCGCCTCCATTCCAATTTACCCATTTACCAGGATTATTTATATCCCACCCCCACATTTTTGCATGCTGTTCTGTAACGCCCTCATACATATTTATTCGTGGAATCCAAAACAATTCTGTTGCTGGATTTTCTTTTAATATATCCGGCAAGTCTTCTAAAAGCGATTCTGCTGGTAATTCATCAGCATCAATTTGAAAGATATATTCTCCCTTACAAAGTGATTTGCCATAATTCTTGTGTTCTCCGTAATTATTGTTTAGAGCGTGTTGATGGACTGTAAAATTTGGTTTTAATGTCATTGGATGTACAACAGAACATTTGCTTAATACTTCCTTCGTATTTATATCATCACTAAAGTCATCCAATACAATGATTTCACCATCTGTATTATATTTGCATAACAAAGATAGTAAATCTTTTAATTGTTTACTTTCATTGTGACATGTGACCAAATAACTTATAAATGGATTATTCATGATTATTTCTTAAATATAATAAATTTATACATTCCTTTTCCTGCTCCCCAATAAGATTCTAAATTTGTATTGTTGTTTATTTCAATATACTCTTTAGTTTTTGTGTTATAAACAAATGGTTTGAATTTTTTGTCTAATACATCTGATATCAATTTTTTCCAAAATAATTTTCCCATGGGTGTATGAGATTCGTCGGATGATATGAATTCATAATTTTTTAATATATATTCTAATATCCAATATCTAGCCAATCCAAATGTATGTTTTTCTTGCCATATGTTTTTTGAAGATATACCAATTTTATTATCTATTTTTATTTCTTCAAATTCATGAATTAAAGCAATGTGGGATTGTTTTTCAACTAATAAATTCATAAAAATCATACCATCTTCAATTGTTTTGTATATTCTAAAATTTTGCTCTCCGTTTTTAAATATCCCAATTAATTTATCTCGTTTTTCTATTTTTTCTGCTTCTCTTCTGTTTAAAACAGGATCTGAATCGAATCGGTTTAAAAATTGTGGGACATCGCTTGGGGATTCTATCATAAGATTTGATATACCATATATTTCTTTTATGTATTTTTTATAATTTAATTTATTTTTCATTTCTTTATTTTATATTTCCAGATATAACCAAATAACTTATAAATGGATTATTCATATTACTCTTTAATCTTTACAAAATGATGCTCGACGGTTAATGGCGCAACACAACTAAACTTTTCTGTGTAGAGATATTCACCGTCGATGGTGACACCATCCCCATATAGACTACCCTCACCGGTATCAAGAGCATCTGCTATATGTTTTACAATTCTTTCTTGCTCTTGATTAGTTGGCTGTCTATCCAATTCTATTGTAACAATTATATCTAATTTCATGCTCATATTATACACTGCTACTTATTGGTAACACAATTTGTGGGTTAACTATTTTCTTTAGTTTTGGTAATATGATTTTTTGCTCCGTGGGAAATTCTGGTATATATTTGTCCAAGAGAGCATGAAATGCTTTGTCCATTTGTAACAAACTAAACTTTTCCATGTTTTCTACACGAAGATTTTCAGCCTTTTCGAGCAATTTTTCATAATTATCAATCAAACCCTTCATCTTTCTTCCGGCTTGTTCGTAATTTACATTAAACCATCCGGCTTCTCTTATAAGCCACTCATTTGCTGATTCTGGTGGAATCTGCTTTATTTCTCCAGTTAATAAATTTGTATATTGTGGATTTAAAAAGTCAAGGTGGCCACTCCAATTTGATGCTAAGATAGGCTTTCCACTTAATGATGCTAATAGTAATGGATGACCATAACCTTCTCCGTGAGTAAAATTGACATGTGCTTTAATTTTTTTATGATTATACAGATAATTCATCTCAGCGTCGGTTAGATCGCCATGTAAAAGATATATTTGTGGTAAATTGTCTCCACCCACTTCTTTTTTGATTCTGTCAATCTTATCTAGTATTTCATATTTGTCTATTTTAGAAAATGATACACCGCTTGTCTTTAAGACTAGAGCGGGTTTCTTCTTTTCATCTCTAAATGTAGTTAGGAAAGTTTTTATCAGATTTCCTATGTCTTTTCTGTCGTTATAAAGACCGGCGTTATGTGTCCATTGACCAACAAAAAGAAAACAAAAATCTTCTTTTATTGCATCTAACACGACATCAACACTATTAATTTTTTCGTCTACTTTTTTATAAACCTCTGTATTTGCTCCCCAAAATAAAACTTCCATTGGTTTTGTTGATTTTAAATCTTCTGATTGTCCTGTCTGATTAAATGTTTTCTTATATGATGTCTTTAAAAAAACATCCTTGACAAAATTACTTAACACAAAATTGACATCCATTTTATTAAGTCCTTCAATCCATTCTGGCTTAGGAACAGTGGTTTCAATACCTGCCGTCATTCCTATGTTTACTTTACCAACGCCATTAAATTCGTTTGGTATGCTTATTTGTATATAAACTTCTGGTTGCTTAGGTAATGGTCCCCTTAATATTTGATTAAATAAAAGTTTTTCTTGCTCATCTTCTAAATCATCAATAGAATGCTTTGTTGGACAGCCACCCCATCGTGTTGGCACTATTTTTAAATCAAATTTATCATAACGCAATAAAGATTTAGCAATAGCCATACTCCAATCACCATAACCACTTCTTGTAAACAACGCGGATTGTAAAATGCAAACAGGTTTATTCATATTTATTTTCCAATTTTTTCATCCATAACTCTAACATAAGAGGACTCGACTTTTAAATTTATATCTGCTTTATGCTCTGTTATAGGTTCTTTATCAACCATCATATAGAATATCATTCCAATCTTGTGTGGAGATTTAAATTCGTCAAGTTGGTTACTAATTCCCGCTTTAGAAAAAAGAGAACCTGTAGAATTTGTTGTATCATTTCGAATACTTTCCACTTCTTTTGTTATATTGTAAAAATATTCCACTAATTCTTCTTTTGTGCCTTCAATTATTTTTTTCTCATTAATCATATCTTTATTTCCTTTATTTGTTTTTCTATTTCTTCTGTGTTAATTTTTGGTATATCAAATCCCATACTATCAAATGGCATTTTATGACCCACATGTTCAGCGTTAGTATGTAAACTAAAGCGTGTGGTTGGTTCAAAATTCTCAAGAGTATAATCCATGCCCTTTATAAATTCTTCACACATATGCGGTGCATTAATATTGCCCTCATTCAATGCCCAGCGTCTGCCTTCTAAACCACATTTTTCTCTCTGTTCCTTAGGCATCAGATACCAATACATAATTGCTTCCGCGACATCTTCCCACTTACACACATCATCAAAAATATATGGTGTTGGCGGCGAACCTTGAATATAACGGGTTGAAGGCCACACCGGTTTTGCCCAAACTCCACATTTCTTATATTTTCCTACATTATTAGTTCCAAAATTATAATCAAATTCAACGGGCTTACCATCATCATCTATTTGACCAATTTGGTCTTGTAAACCGCCAGTAACATTAACAATGACGGGAACGCCAGCCATTATAGATTCTCCGCAGGACAACCCAAATCCTTCATTGGAAGAAATATTTGCGGTAACATCGGCTAAATTATACAAAAGATTCATTGCTTCTGGTAAAAACTTATCTTCAGTTACGACAATAGTATAATCGGGTGATAATGCTGAATGAACAACTGGCAAATCTGTGCCTGCATCCAATATTTTTTCTGTGTGTAATACTAATGCACACTTAGACGCTTGCTCTTTTGTAAGATTATCACAGAATGCACGAAATGCTAACATTAATTGGGCCGTTCGTTTTCTGTTAATGTTTCGGCTGTTATAAAATACAACAAAATCATAACTTTTATTCCCAAACATTTTCTTTTTCATTTCAATAAGTTTTGGGTCGGTTTTATGTATTGGTTTAAAAACCTTCGGATTAATTCCGTGGGGCAAATATTGTAATAAGTGTTTTCCTTTTATTGGCATATATAATTCCTTTAATCTAACGGCGCTTGTTCATTTTCAAGCTCTTCTACAAAAAACTCATTGATTGAACTTCTTTCTTCTTTTGTCAATGGAGTTTGTTTTGGAAATTTATCCAAGACATCTTTGAAATCCTTAGAAATTTCAATAAATGTGGTCTTATCTGTCTCACAAAACATTTTTTCAATTTTTATGTATAATTTATCTGGAAACTCCTTCAAATAATAATCGAATGCTGGACAAAACCAAGCAACTAAATTTGTTTTTTCACATACATAATATGCACCAATCTTTAATCCTTCAGGATTAACCTTTGTAAAGATAGTATCATAAGCAGGAATTTCTTCGGCTGAAAATAGAAAATTTACAATTGTTATTTTTTGGTCATTAATCATTTTATCAATTATGACAGGAAATCCAAAAGGCAATGCTTCTTCTTTGACACCCATGTACATGTCATCAAAAGACCAACCTTTATTGTGTCGGTATAACTGAATTTTATGTGTGTTGTTATTCATGAATTTTTTTAGGATAAACTTCCCATGTTTTTAGTGTTTTATCTCCTAAAATTATACTTGCTTGTATTTTATTATTGATGTCGTCTGTCTCCATAACAAGTTTTAAATCAGGAAGCAGTCGTTCATATTTTTCTTCTTCATATACAATATTAATATCCTTTATATCTACAACTGTATTTCCACACCGTACAAACGAACCTGCTGCTGGTCCCCATTTATCTATTTTCTTTTTCATTTTATAATCTTTCCATGCTCATCGTATTCGCCTTCAATAGTCCGACAATTTTCAGGTCGCAGAACCCATTTATTAATATTATAAGTTTGCTTACTAATACTAAACAATGTGTCACAGCTCTCATAAAATGGCCGATTCCACATCGGATAGGGAATGTCATCCCAAATATTTAAATAAGTAATCGGTATTTTCGTTCTGATTTTTCTCTCTAAAATATATAACCAATGCCAATAACGCGGGTCGGTAAAATGTAACAAAGCATTCGGCTTTTCAATATTCATTACTGCCATCAATATATCTTCATTGCCATAACCATCCGTAGGATATAGTTTCAAATATGCATCACTTACACCGGTTTCCGCTTCAACTGCTTTTGACATATCTATAACTTTGCCTGTTTCTGGATGCTTAACACTTCCGGCAATTTGTACCCAATCATAATGATGGATTGTTCCAAATACAAGTTCCTTGCTTTGTGCTGCTATTCCAGAAAAAAAGCGTATGTCATCTGCTAGTAATAGTATTTTCTTTTTCATAATTTATCAGTCCAATAAAAGTTTTTTTGTTTCTTGTTTTTCTTCGACTTTCTTGCTGCCAGAAATGAATTCATTAATACTTTTTTCAACAACCCAAGTCAGTTTTTGCCCAGATTGCCCACAAAAAGCTTTTAATATTTCATGTAAATCCAATGATATTTGAACGGATGTTTTTGGTGTTTCTTTTTTGTTATTATTCATTTCCTAACATATATATTAGAAAAAATTAGAAAAGATTAGAAAAATAATATTTATAAAATTTGATTTTGTATATATTATTGTGAAATCTGGGTATCTGTATATAATAACCAACGAATCGTGGCCTAATTGGGTTAAAATTGGAACGACATTGGACCTAAAGAAGCGTTTACATACTTATCAAACGGGCTCTCCATTCCGAGATTACAAGATTATTTATTCAATCCATCATCCTGATTATTTGGAAGCGGAAAAAAAGATTAAAGCTATTATGAAGCCATTTGCTTCTAAAATAAAGAACGAATGGTATTGTGTAGATTTAAATATGGCAAAGTCTAAATTAGATGAAATTCTTGAGCATTACGGAGAATATAAAGATAAATAATACTATTTATATTCAATATGAATAAAATACAATTGGCACAGCTAATTAATGAGCAAAATATAAATCCCCTTGTGACAATAGACCAAATAGTAAGCGCAATAGTAAAATATGCCGGTCAAGTCAGAGACAGGGAAAACATATCATATAAAAAAGCCCGTAGTATGGTCATTAAATGGATTGTAGAAGATTTAAAGATTGCTTCTGAGCCAACCGAGTAATTAATCTTCTTTTCCGTCGCAACGCACTTTATAGTGTGAGCAATATTTGCAATTCTTTCGATTCTTGCCAGGATTCTTATGATAAGTTTCATCAAGTTTATATGTCCCATCAAGATTAAAGCACTTATCTAAGAAACCAACAAAATTATTTATAGTCTTACTTATAAATTTTTTGTTTTGAATAGGTATAATTCTTTGAATTCTACTTTGTGGGAATGCTACATTCTCATACAACTTGCGTTTTAGAATGAAAAACTCAACATCTATTTTTTCAAGAGGCACATTAAATGCTTTGGAGTAAAAGGCTTTATATAGCAATAATTGTGAAAGTTTGGTTTCATCTTCACGCTCGTATTTATTCCAGCCCATCGTTGAAGTTTTAAAATCAAAAATTTTGTATATGCCTGTGGTTTTTTCTCTTAAAATCAAATCAATATATGCTATAAATGAAACATTATTTTTGATATCCATTTCCACGGGTATTTCAATTCCAACCAATTCATACTTTTGGCGTGGGAAGTGTTTCAATCGGTTTGTGGAATTTAAAAATGCTTTGAGAATGTCATCGCCATCATACGAAAATTCTTTGTAGTCATCCTCGGTGTAAGTTGGTTTACCATCCTGTGTCATCTTTTGAAGCTCAACATCAAACGCTTTTTTGAATATGGCATTTACATCAATGCTATCAGATACTTCAAGACCATCAGTATATAAACTTTTAAGATATGTTTGTATTGCTTTATGTATTGCTGTTCCAAAGCAAGTATTAAGGCTGTCTTCAAATTGTCGCAGGCCTTTCGCATAATCCAAAAACCATTTGTATTCACATTTGTCCCAATTAGAATATTGAGAAAAGCTTACTCTATTTTTTCGTTTTATATCATTCATTCCAATACTTTTACCACACAACTAAGAATATATCAATTTTTTTCAATACAAATTTTCTATTTATATTCATATGAAAATTCCCATGAAAATTATTGCTATTATTATACTATTTTTGTTGGCATCATGCATGTTATTTGGAGCTGAACGGCTAACAAGTTTTTATATCCAAGATTACACGAATGTATTAAAAACGATTGCGGTGCAAAGTTTAGTTGCAGGAAAAACTTACAAGTTAGCTCCAGAGCAAGTAAATTTTTGGACAGAAACAAATTCAACAGGAATTATTGCTTATCCAAATAAAGCATTGGTGAAGCTGTATGAAAATACTAAATTTTCAATGCATAATTGCCTTATTGAATTTGTACCGGTTAAAACACCATCGCTATTAAAATTAACAAAGAGTAATTATACATTTTCATTAATGGATGGTATTATAGATATTCTTAATGATAACACAGAGTCTTTAAATAGTGTGTTGGCAATTCACACCCCGCGTGTAAATTTGTTATTAAAACCGGGAATGTTTAGAATAATTGTACAGGATAAAACGACTGTGGTTATAGTTAATAAAGGTTCGCTTTATGCATTAAATTTATACGATGATAGGAGACATGAAGTAAAGCAAAATACCATTGGTATAATAACAACATACATACCGATAGACGGAAATGCATATTATATTAACAAAGCAGCTATAACAGAAAATATTATGCCTGAAACAGATATTGCAAAAATGGACTTAGTTTATCAGAGCTTGACAAATGCCAATAATGGTGTATCATTTGCAGTGGTAGATGATGAAATTATTGGTATCAAGACAAAATGAAAAAAATAGATTTTTCAGAATTAAAAGATGATGAAATAGAGTTGTTGCTTGGAATTGTAAATGTACTATATCCGACTCCAGAAATAGAATACACCTCTGACAACTTGCATTGGTTAAAAGAAGAAGCCTTTGTTAAAAAAATTGTGACTGCACAGGAAAGCGTTATTGAAGAGCACAAACCCATTTATATTTCGCTCAAAGAAAAACTTCAAATAAAATCTTGATGTTAACTTTATTTTCGGTATAATAGGTTATACAATGTATCAAAATGTATTTCATGACAAAAGAAATGAAGTTGTCCATATCTTTGATGATGTAGCTGGCCATGTTAAAATACCAACATCACAATTAAACTTTGCTTATAAAAGAAAAAGCGGTGGTAAGTATCGTTCAATCTATGGTGACGAACTTGAAAGAGTTACCAATTTTAATCCCAGTGACCAAAGCTTATTTGAAGCAGATGTACCTATAACAACCCGAGCGTTAATTGAGGGTTATTATGATTGTGATGAAATTTCTATTGGCCATACCGTTCTTATATTAGACATTGAAACAAATAGTGAAGGTGGTTTTCCTGATTTAGAAACCGCTGACCAAGCCATTACCGCCATTTCATTCTATGATAAAACTACACAAAAATATTCTTGCTTTGTCATAGATGCAGAAAACAAAGTCAAAGATAGAACCGATATTGAATTGCGAACATTTTCCGACGAAGAATCTCTATTAGAAGCATTTTTGAATGCATGGGAAAGCATAAGACCTTCAATAGTAACAGGTTGGAACTCTTCTGGCTTTGATATGGTTTATCTTTATACAAGAATTAAAAGAGTATTAGGTAATCAATGTGCAAGATTGTCACCAATAGGAATTGCGTATGTTAATCCCCATTATAAAGAATTGACTTGTGCTGGAGTTTGTATAGCGTTAGATTATATTGATTTATACAAAAGATATAGTGGTGTTAGAAAAGCATCATATACACTTGGAAATGTTGGAAAAGAAGAAGTAAAGATAAACAAAGTCCAATATGAAGGAAATTTGAGTACTCTGTATAAACTAGACATTAATAAATTTATTGAATACAACTTAACCGATGTTGAAATTGTTGTTGAGTTAGACAAGAAATTCAATTACATTGACCAAGCCCGTGAAATTTGTCATTTCTGTCATGTCCCTTATGAATACTATGCGGTCCCATCGCGATTCTTAGAAGGTGCGGTATTAACCTATCTCAAGAGGAATAAATTGGTTGCTTCAAATAAGCCAATTAACGGCAGAGAAGAATATGAGACTAGAATAAAAGAAAACGAAGAGGGTTTTACGGGTGCTTATGTAAAAGACCCTATTCCGGGAAAATACAATTGGGTTTATGATTTAGATATGCAATCTCTATATCCAAGTATTATTCAAAGCTTGAATATTTCGCCGGAAACGCTTGTTGGTACAATTGAAAATTGGGATGGCAATGCGTATGTTAAAAATGAAATCAGAACGATAAAGTTAAACAAAGTAGAATTTTCCGTTGATGAATTTAAAAAGATGTTAGAAGAAAAAAATTGTTCGGTTGGTTCTAACGGGTCGGTTTATACGCTTAGTAAGCGGGGGATAATGCCTATTATCATTGAAAAGTGGATTAAAGAACGAATTGAGACAAGAAAAGAAGCAAAGCGTGAATCAGATAGTGGTAATAAAGACAGATATGAAGTATTAAATCGAAAGCAAGTTACTCTTAAAATTTTAGCTAATTCAATATACGGCTGTTTGGGTTTGCCTATCTGGCGATGGTATAATAAGGATAATGCGGAAGCGACAACGATTACTGGTCAAGTATTGATTCAATCCGCTGGTAAAATTGTCAATCAATATTATAGAAATATAACAAAAGATGATAAAGATTATGTCATCTATTGTGATACCGACTCATTATTTGCTTCAGTATTACCCATTATAGATTTATTAAGACCCCATATTAATAAAGCTGACACAACGGAAATGATAAAAGCTACATCAGAAATTGCGGGGGATGTCCAAAATTATATTAATGGGATATTAAATGTACTCTCAAAGAAAATGTTTAATGTAACCGAGCATACATTCTTCATAAAGAAAGAAATGATTGCGGAGACGGCAATATGGCTTGCTAAAAAACGATATGTCCAATGGATTGTTAATAGGGGTGGAATTACCTGTGATGAAATGGCAGTCACGGGAATTGATACAGTCCGGACAAGCTTTCCACCGAAATTTAGTTCATTTATGATTGGTGTTATGGAACAAATATTGAAAAATAAAACAGAACATGATATCAATGAAATGATTTTGAATTTTGAAGAGAATTTGAATTCGCTTTCGATTTTCGATGGTGCAAAATCAACTTCGGTAAAATTTACATCCATGGACCAATTAAAAGAATATACATCGAAAAATAGAAAACCATTTGAAATTATAAAAGGCTCTCCCGCTCAAGTTAAAGCTGCTCTATATTATAACGATTTGCTTAAACATTGGAAATTAGATAAGATGGTTGAACCGATTTATAATGGACAGAAAATAAGATACATTTATTTGAAAGACAATGAATTTGGAGTGGATAATATTGCACTTAAAGCGGATGGAACAGACCCAAAGCAAATGTTGGATTTCTGTAACAAATATATTGACCGCCGCAAAATGTATGAAGCAGAATTAAAAAGTAAATTAAAGGATTTTTATAGTGTTCTTTCTTGGAGTTATCCAAGTTTAGAAACAAGAAAAGCAGAGGAGTTTTTTGAACTCTAAAAAAGACTTGACAAATATAAAAAAGTAAGTATAATAATAAAAAGGAAAAATATATGTCAAACGAAAATAGAAAATTGGGAAATTCCAGTGCAATTAAGAAGATGGCGTTAGGTTTAAGTGAAGCAACAAGAAACGGAAAGTTTACTAGAGTTGGTAATAGCTTCTTGGATAGAATTGCAGATAGACTAGCAGCAGTTATTCGAGAGGAAGTTGCAGCGCACCCATCAGTGGGAAAGACATTGAAATAATATGCCTATAATAGATTCAGTTGCAGTGATGATTACACGAGATGATGATGTATCTTTATCATGCAGATTAGATACAAAGACATTTCCTTATGTGTGGGCTTTCGCTGGTGGTTCTATTGAAGCAAACGAAACTCATAGAGATGCAGCTAAACGAGAAGTTTTAGAAGAAACTGGATTAAATATTGCCATTGAGCGTTTTAATTTTATTTCTTATGCTTTTGAAGGCGGTCAACATTGTGCAGTATATAATGTCCAATTGTATAATAGAGAAGAGCCGCAACATATAGAAACAGAGAAACACACACAATGGGTGTGGGTAAACAAGAATAATGTCCACTCTTTGATTATGATGCCTGGCGTTGAAAGAATAATCAATGGTATTTACATCGAATAAATATGATTGTCAAATCCACCGACAATTTATTGGGACTTGAGTTAATCTTTAATACTCATTATAGCAAAATAATGCCAAGATTGACTAAGTATTATCTTGGTGCTTATGAAAACAATAAATTAGTGGGGGTTTTAACTTTGGGGTGGGGTACTCGACCAATTCATACGATTAAAAAGCTATTTCCATCACTGCGGACAAAAGATTATCTGGAAATTGGCAAGATGTGTATGTTAGAGGAAATGCCTAAAAATTCTGAATCCCAATTTCTTTCTTCTGCGATAGAATGGCTAAAGAAAAATGACCCCGCCCCAAAAATACTTTTCACTTGGGCCGATGGAATATTAGGAAAGCCTGGTTATGTATATCAAGCAGCAAATTTTCTATATGGCGGATTTATATGGACAGACCTGTATATTACTGACAAGGGCGAAAAAGTACACCCTCGAACAAGTCAAGGTTTAACGGATAAGGGCGATAAAATTTGTGGCCACAGACCTACAAAGTCCTATTTAATTAAAAACGGATGGAGTCATTACAAAGGAAAGCAATTTCGGTATATTTATTTTTTGTGCAATAAGATAGAAAAGAAAAAATTATTAAAAGAATCAGTAGAAATATGGGGCAATAATTATCCAAAAAATAAAGATATAGAGTGGCAAAAGCAAGATTTGACAACGGGCGACTGGGTATCAGTGCCGAAGATGTTTTATGACCCAGCAATAACTACAATGGCTAATAAGAAAGCAATGTCTAATAAAAATAAAATGGTAGGATTGAAAACCTCCAGACAATTCTTCGACATATGACCTTGACAAAGTTTTATTGATTGTGTATAATCATTATATGAAGAGAGATATTAAATTTAGAGTGTGGGATAAGGTAACTGAAAAATTTGTAAAAAGTGCCGTAGGCGGTTTTGGTTGGCCGGATTACTGCGAAATCCGATTAACTCTTGAAGGTAACTTGAAAATTGAAGCGGAATATGGTGAAGCGACATTAGACCCAGACCGATATATCATTCAACAATACATAGGCATCGAAGATGATACCGGCAAAGAAATTTATGAAGGCGATATTGTTGAATTGGAAACGGGTAATTCTGCCCAAAGTTGGATAGAAAAAATATTACCTTCTTATAATGATTTAATGACAATTTTTAAAATATATTCACAGCGTAATCCTCATCAACATCAAATGATTCAAAGTATTAAAGTCGTCGGTAATATATTTGAAAAGAGGGGGACATTGAAATGAAAAAACTTTCAAAAAATCAAGAGCAATTAGGAATTTTATTGGGATGGCTAGATGGTGCTCCAAAATTTGTCCGATTAGTACACGCATCTTATTGTCGAGAATTTTGTTTGGAGAATGACGAAACAAATTTCTGTTATAATTTTGATATAACCGACACTAAAAGAATTAAAGGATTAAATAAGTTACTTTGTTTATGGGCAAATAAAGGTTGGAAAAGCAAGACGGATTATAACGATAAAGATATTCTGGATTTTGATGATTATTTTACGGGATTAGCAGAAGCTTAATATGAATAGAGAATTTAAATTTAGAGTGTGGTATCCAAAAGAGAAAAAATTTTATTATACATCTTTTGAGCAAGCATACGGAATATTAGGGAAAGATGCCTGGAAAGAAGAATATATCATTCAACAATATACAGGTCTTATAGATAAAAATGCTAAAGATATATATGAAGGTGACCTTATAACAATTACAGGTGATGTTGAAGGTCGTGAGCCATGTTCACCGACACACAAAGAAACAAGCTGTCCTCTAGAAGTATTTTGGGATGAAAATTGGAATGGCTGGCGTGCTCGCTTCATTCCTAGTTATAACACAGACATTTATGAAAGGCATGATTTACCACGAAGTTATGAATCACATCATTTAGAAGTGGTTGGTAATATGTTTGAAAATTTGGAGACACTAAAATGGGCAAAATATATAAAGACAAAAGAGGCTCTTCCTGCAAAATGTGCAAACCGCATAAAAACAAGTGGGCAGACAAGAAAAAAGTCAAAGAAAGAGATTTAATCACAAGAACCGACAAAGAAATGAAGGAATATAAGAAGAATTGCTCTTGACTTTATTCTTATAAAAGATATAATAGATAAAGTATGAAAACTAAAACAAGAGTAGTATCGTCTGTGGTGATAGCCTTTTTATATGTTGCTTTAAATCAACTATATAAGTTTGTCTATTCACCAATAACAGCAAAAGCAACGGCTAATTCTCTAAGTGATAATCCGCCAGATTATTTTTTGGCAAAATTCATTCGAGATGGTGGCGTTGAACATGCATTATCCTATGTTGCCCTATTTTTATTGATTGTAATATGGACGGGATATTTCTGTAAGTGTGACAGCCAAACAAAGAAGTAAAACAACCAAAAGAAAGAAAATATGAAAACAAAACAAGTTATACTTAGTATGTTAGTATTAGCCGCAGTCGGCTGTGGACCTGTAAAGGTTCTAGACCCAAAAGAAATCAAGCCAAATGAAACCGCGTGGGTAATTCCGCTTGATACATCGTCACAATCCGGACAAGCGAAGTTTAATAGCGTTGATTTTCTTAATCAAAGAAAGGTAGCTGCAAAGCGAATCATGATTGATAAGGTGGTTCGTAAAACAGGTCGTTATTGGTGTGATTATGAATGGATTAATGCTGTGCGCGTTGTTACCGTTGACCGCTCTCTAGTAACACGAGAGTGGACAGACACAGAGAATAAAGGTACATCAATGAAGGATGAAGGCATTCAAGTTAATACAAAGGATAATATTGGACTTACGGTTGGCCTGACCATTACCGTTAATATTGATGAAGAAGATGCCTCAACATATCTTTATTATCATGGTGAGAAAAGTTTAGCCGCTGTTACCGACGAAAATATTCGTAGTTATGCCGTCGCAGAGCTTAATAGAAAAATCAGTTCGTTGACTCTAATTGAATTCCAACAACAACAAGCTCAAATCTATGTCGATTTGTTTAAGGATGCTGCGGAATACTATAAAACGAAGGGTGTAACAATTCAATACTTGGGTAATGCAGAAGGTTGGAAGTTTACTAACGCAAGTATTCAAGATAGTATCAATAAGAGTTTTATTGCTCAACAAGATAATAAAACAGCGAAGATGGAGCAAGATGCACAAAGAACGCGTAATGCAACATTGATTTTGAACGCGGAAACACAAAAGGAAGCCGCTCAAACTCTATTTGCTGCTAAGGAAGCATCGGAGTTTCAAAATGAATTGGCCATTAACAAAATGAAGGCTCAAGCCTCTCTGGAAATGGCACAGAAATGGAATGGTGCGTTGCCTGCCAATATTTTGCCAAGCAATTCTCCATTGTTATTGAATCTTGGTCAGCAAGAAGCAGCCAAAACTAAGTAAGAATTAATACTAAGGATGGCCGCTTCACCAAAATGGAGCGGCCATTTTTTATGAATAAAAATATGAAATTGTCAAAAGAAAAAGAAAAGATACTCCACAAACAATTCTCTGCTCTTAAAGAGAGAGTAAAAAAACAAGACCGCTTGATTTATGATGTTAGACAAGGATATATGTAACAAATGATATTTCATCCAACATTTCCTGTAGAAGAAAGATTTGCAAAACAACTTGAAAATGGAGAAAATTTTTCATGGATGTTTGAGGATTTGAGAATAAACGAACACTGCTCTGTGTGTAAAGAATATTGTTTTGTTTCCAATTCACTTACATTTGATAACGCAATAAAATGTAAAAATGGACATATATGTTTCCACTCTGTTCCTTATGCTTACAAATATAGAAGGTTAAAAGAATGAAAACAATTACATTAGAATGAATATAAAATATAAAAGTCTTTTTTTAGGCGGCCCACTCCACAGAAAAAAGAGAGTAGCTAATGGAGCTATTCATGTTGAATATTCTAGAAAAAAGTGTTTTGAATTTCCACCGAATGAAAACTTCTATATTCCAGATAAATATGAGTATAGATTGATGAATATTTGTGATGCATGTACTGGCAAATCCGAAAGTGTTTATGTATATACGAATTCCAGATTAAAACCGGAAGTGTTGTGGTATAATTATAATCGAAGGCGTATGAGATTTAAAATGTCATATAAATTGCCAGAGTGGGAGCTGGGGGCTATATAATGGATACGGAAGAAACAACAGATAAAAAAATTATAAACTGTGATCATCAAAAGGTAATGTTTATTGGTGAGAATAGTTTGATTGGATATTATCGTTGTCAGGCTTGTGGGGAAAAAATAGATCCCGTCGAGCAAGCAAAAAATGAAGGTCATTTGAATGTTAAATTAATAGATTACTATACACAATATCCCAACAGATTAAATATGATGTGGAGAGCACACGCTTTTGTAAGACATTTGTATAATGAAAATTTAGAGCCTATATGAATTGCGTATTTTGTAAAATAGACCCAAATACACGGGAACATCATATTGTTCCGAAAGCAAAGGGCGGTAAAGAAACTGTATCGGCCTGTGCAACATGTGAAAATTTCTTACATAAGTCTTGGAGTCACAATGAGTTACGGGATATCTATAATAATGTCGATACGATTTTAAATGACGAAAAATTCCAAAAGTTTTTGAAGTGGAGATTAAAACAACCGATTGGTGTTGTTTTTAAAAGTAAAAGTGGTAGATTTAGAGACAAGAGGAAGTATAGTTAAAATGAAATCACCGATTAGAATTTGTTTAGCAGGATTTATATTTGCTGTTATTCTTTCTTTTTTTATTGGAAACGCAGTAGGATTTGCCTGTGGTTATCATATTTGTAAACAGGAGCAACACTAAATAAAGGAATTATGAATTTAACTTTTAAAAATATAAAGCATGAGTTTAACCTGAAAGGCTTTAAGGTTGGAGACACTTTTGTTGGGTGTACTAAATGCTGGTATCAATTTGCTCCAGAGCCGCAGTCTTTATATTGTAATCAATGTAATTGTGGCGAAACATTTAAAATACTGACGGTAACAATAGATGATATAAAGGATTTATGAAAAATGTATTTAAACCAGATAAACCATTAAGGCGTATTAAGGATGTTGCGTGGCGTGTATGTAGATGGCATTTTACAGAAGAAAGATTCAATGAAAAATTTGATTTACAAAAATCATTTCCGTGTTATAAGTGCGCAGGAAAAGGACATTTGAGGGATTATTCAGGCGTCGGAAATGACTATTCTGAAGAAACATGTACATTTTGTTTAGATGGAAGAATTTCAAAAGAAGAATTTCAAAAATATCATAATGAATTGATAAAATCCTATGAATCTAGTCTTAAAGAATATAACGATGTAAAGGATAGATTGAGTGCTATCTTAAAAAAGATTACAAAAAAAGAAGCAGAGTTTATTAGTAGGTATTATTAATGGAGAAATGATATGAAAATAGAAGTCACAGCAAACCTAGATTTGGATGAAATTGGTTATCAATTGGTAGAACAACTATCAGAAAAACAATTTGTCGATTGGATATTTGAAACCATTGATAGAATGACAGAGCAAGAAGAAGTAATTGCTAGAATGAGAAAAACTTTAAAGCAATATGATGAACCAGAATCAAGCAAACAAGAATATAGCAAACCAGAGACAAAAAAGGAAAGAATGAAAAAGTGTCCGGGCAAAAGTGAATCATTTTGTGATGAAATGTTGAGGATAAGTGGACGCTAAATTCTATAAAATACTTGTAAATTTTTTAACTAATGACTTACAAGGATTGTGTAAAAAGCATAAAATTAAAATGGAAGATTGTTTTACACCCGAAGAATTTGGTTCATTAATTTGGTTATTTCATAAAGAGTGGTATAACCGAAATGAAGTAAGAGACATAATAAAGAAAAGAGTTGAGGAAAGAGCAAAAATATGAATTTTAATAATTTAGCAGGTTTAATTATTCAAGGAGAATTGGCCAACAGTTCGTTAGACTACGAATTAACAAAATATTTTTGGGGGGAAGAATATGAATTTATAAAGATTGGCGACCCGCTTATTCTGAGAATTTTTTGTGATAGTTATGATAATTCCATTGAAATAGATGTTTCTAACATATTGGACATAGAAGAATTTGTAGAAGATAAAATTACAAAAGAATTCATTGATAGTATACTTCAAAGCGGTTGTAGTCGTTTTTGGGTTAACTTCTATGACTCATACCGCGAAGAAAAAATAGCAGAAGTTTATTGTAATGCAGATGGGAAATCGTTTAAATACAAAGATTAAATAGAGTTGAAGCAAATATCGCTTACTATATAAAAAGTAGACAATCACAATAAAAGAGGTATACTATAAGAATATATGAAAAAAGAAATCCTAGAAAAATTCATCCGAAAATACTCAATGAACGGCTTGATAGATTCCGTTAAATTTGTAATCAAAGCGGCCGATAAGAAATTATCCACCAATACGATTACAGGAGAAAAGAATGTATTGGTTAATGTAGCATTAGCAGAATTTGACGCAATAACAGAAGATTGTGAATTTGGTGTTTATGAAACAGCAAAGTTAAATAAAATGTTAAGCGTTCTTGGTGAGGAAGTGTCACTTTCTTTAAATAAAGTTGACGATAGAATTACTTCATTAAGCGTTGAAGATGGAAAGACTGAAATACAATTTATAACTGCAGATTTAAGTGTTATTCCAACCGCTCCAAATCTAAAGAAAATGCCGGAGTTTAATGTAGAAATTGAATTGGATGATGATTTTATTACACGCTTCATCAAAGCAAAAAATGCCCTTCCTGATGTAGATATATTCACACTATTAATGAATAAAAAGAAGAAACTAGATATGGTTATCGGTTATTCTATGTTAAATAGCAATCGAATTACTCTTGGGGTAACGGCAAAGGCTGGTAAAGACGCGGTTACTAAGAATATTAACTTTAGCGCTAAGTATTTGAAAGAAATATTAACGGCTAATGGTGAGTGTGATAGTGCTATCTTAAAGGTTAGTGATGCAGGATTGGCAACGATAGCATTTAGTAAAGATAATTTTACTTCAAACTATTATATGGTTGAAGTTAAGACAGCAGAGTAAATATGGATTATACACCTTGGAAATGGTATCAAAAACCATTCAATAAATACTATTGGAAAATGTGGTGGTGGGATTTTAAAGTAAAAATCGGATTAGAATCTGATATGGACTAACTATGATATACTATTCAAATGAAATGTTACCGAATAAATTAAGTAGCGATGGGAATATAATTCCTTATACAGGATTATATCAAATCTGTGGATTCATTGATAGTAAAATACTTATAACGACAAGAGATAAACAAATGGCAGATAGAATAGTTTATCTTTTATCAGAGGATGATAGAGTTAAAGAGGAGAGTTGGAAAAAGGAACGAGAGCGTGAGGAAAAGAAAAAATACAATTTAATCATAGACCAACATTACGATGAATATGGCGTTGGCTGGCAAATATCAGATAAACTTAAACATTGGAAGAAATATTATACCGACATGTTTTATTATACATTGCAATGTAAAACTGACGAAGACTTTGTAAAAGCATATGAATCTATTTGGTGGGATGAAAATAAAGACAAAAATGAAAGAGACTGATTATAAAGGGTTTTGTGAACATTACGATGCAATGGTTGAAGTGGGTTGTCCAATGGACAGAAAAGAATTAGTAAGACTTGCTAAAATATATAATACACCAATTCCCGAAGAATGGAATTATGTAGGGTATAGATAATATGGATACAAGAACAGGAGAAATTTATACGCCCGAACAGATGAAACTGATAGAAGAACTTGCTGAGAAAAAAGCTTTATATAAGACTCTCACGGAAAAGTTGGAAGCAATGGGCGCTAAAGACCTTCTTTCACATTTAAAACAAGTAAATATACCTCTTACAGAAACTCAAATAAAAAATATGAAGATTGAACCATATGATCCATGTCCGTGTGGAAGTGGAAATAAATTTAAATTTTGTTGTAATGGAAAAGAAAACGATTATAATAAAGCTATGGCAAAGTTAATAAAAAATTAATTATGTTATCAAAAAAATTAAACACAAACTATACTTTTTTCAACAAAAATGTGGATAATTCGTGGGATGGATATGTTTTGGTATTTGTTGGACAAGAAAAAATGGGGCCGATGATGTCAACTAACATTAAAAAGATGAGTGCAACATTAGTATTTTTAACACCCGCAGAAGCAGAATTATCCAAGAAAAATTATAGTAAAGTACTTCGAGAATTTTTAAAAGTAGTTAAATGTAAGGTAAGTATATAATATGCCATATGGTCCATGTATTCTGTGCGGAGCAACTAATTACCCATCCTCCTTTGGCGGCCCGCTGATTTGTCCTTCTTGTGATTGTGGAAATCCTCCACAGCAAAAACAAGAATATTTTTCCTTGTTTCCTGAAGCGAAATCAGATAGAATAATAGAGTTATTAGAGCAAATTAAAGATAAACTATGAATCATTTTGAGATAGAAGAACATGCAGAGGCAGAAAGTCAACACACTATATTTGTAGAAAAATATCGTCCATCTAAATTGGAAGATTATGTTGGAGACAAGGTATTTAAAGCAACATTACAATCTTTTATTGATAAGAAAGACATACCACACTTATTGTTTTATAATTCAAGTCCGGGCACAGGTAAGACTGCTGCTGCAAAGATACTTGTAAAGAATATTCCTTGTGATTATTTGTATCTTAATGCATCCGATGAAAATGGAATTGAAACAGTACGAACAAAAATTAAAGGTTTTGCTTCATCTGCTGGTTTTTATCCTCTTAAAATTGTTATATTAGACGAATGTGACCAGATTACGCCAGAAGGGCAGGGGGCACTTCGTAATTTGATTGAAACATTCTCTTTACATACAAGATTTATTTTAACTTGTAATTATATGGAGAAAATGATACCGCCGATTGTTTCAAGGTGTCAGACGCATAAAGTTGAATCACCAACAAAGAAAGAAGTAGCATTATTAGTTAAAAGTATATTGGATAAGGAAAGTATTAAGTATACCGCAGAAGATTTAGCATACATTGTAAACACTTATTATCCTGATATGCGAAAGGTTATTAATTTTGCTCAACAAAGTGTTGTTGAAAGTCAATTGATTATTAATCGACATAATATTGTTGAAACCGACACCAAATTGAAAGTCTTGGAATTGTTAAAGACAGCAATTAGCAATCCAACAACATTTAATACAATTCGACAATTGATTGCTGATGCTGATATAAGGTTTTATGATGAATATTATAAATTCTTATACGATAAGGTTGGAGAATTTGCGAAAGGTAAAGATGTCTTAGCAATTTTGACTATTGCTGAATATTTGTATCAATCATCGTTGGTAGTTGATAAAGAGATTACATTTATGGCTTGCATAGCAAGACTTATTAAGGAATTAAAATGAATTGGAAAGAAATACAACGATTATTAGAAATTGACAACGACAAACAAACTCTATTAATAGAATTAATGACATTTGTAAAAGCAAAAGGCCTTTGGGAAGAATTTGAAAAATGCTCGACCATTAAAATTGTGAAGGAATTAAAATGATAACCCGTGAAGAATTAAAAAATGTAATAGAAATTTTAACACGCCGATGCAATTTGATATGTACTGAAGACAATGCTACAGATATCATGACATATGATGAATGGATTGATAACATATTAGGGGAATTAAAATGATTTTTTGTTTTCATAACTGGGATTATTTTCTATATGGAAATCGGAAATGTATTAAATGCAATAAAAACCAATATTGGAAAGCAACAGCAAACCTGTCCGGCGGATTTGTTAATGGAAAGAGAAATCCCCGACCGGCCGTTCAGAAACTTATCATGAAGGAATTAAAATGATTAAAGGCATTGAAAAAATAACAAAGAAAGATTTGTTCGATTTGACATTGCAATACAAGCAGTCGAAGATTATTTACGGCGGAAATAAATTATGGCATTAAGCAATGTAGATCCAAATACTGGTATGGAATATGATTTCAGAGATTATTCTTCTATATCTAGTCCATATTCTTGTAATTCATGTTATTCTACACAATTTCATTGTGCAACGATGCCTGTAAATTATACATGTTATCCGATACCACCGAAGAAAGAAGAATTAAGTAAATTTCTTGGTAGAATGGTAATGTATAAAAATAAGACTTGGAAATGTATTGCAACAGCAAATGGTCGAATCTCTTTAGAAAGGAAAACTTTCTTTCTCCGACGAATGAAATATGATACTGCTTCGGTCTATGAATTGAGGATATTAATATGAAATTAAATCTTAAGCAATTAATAAATGAATTGAATATAGATCGGTCTATTGATCGAACGGCCAAATTTAAAAAAACCACACAAAAAGTTACAAAATATAATTTTGACATATCGGGAATAAACTATGTTATAGACTTTGTAGAGGCAGAAATGCCAAGTGGGCAATCCGTATTAGAGGTAAGTTTTAAAAATTTAACAGCCATAGAAAAATTAAAAAGTAAAAAACAACGAAACACAGAAAAGTTTTATCAAGACTTGGATAGGGCTAAATATGGACTGACGAATACAGGCAAATCAATGTTAATATTCAATGAAATTTACAATGCCGTTATAAGTTATATCGAAAAATACAAACCAGCATATTTTAAATACGAAGCGATTGAAGACAACAGAAAAAAATTGTATAATACTCTCTTGAAGCGTGCCGAAAAACAAACAGCATTGAAATTTAAAAGACTATATGTTGACCCCGAAACGGATTACAGACTTCCTTTTTCCCTGCTTGAAAGCCAACGATTTATCTATAAAATAGAATATTAAAATGAAACCTATAGACTTTAAAGATAGCAATCATAAATTTGCAGAGAAGCAAAAGGAATATATAACTTTACCCGGTTATATGGATGAAAATGGGATATTTATTTCTTGTTGGAAATTAACATTTTTTGAAAGAATAATAGTATTACTAAAAGGTAAAATATTTTTGTCCACGATGACATTTTTTAAACCACTACAACCACAAAGAATGTCTGTAAAATTTGAGGAGGAAATATGAATTTTAACCAAGGATTAAATTATAATAATATTGTTTTGACGCCAAATTTTTCGACATTACCGAGCAGAAGTCTTGCGGGTACATCTTTAATTTTTGGTAATAAAGTATTTGAATTACCTATTTGTCCGGCCAATATGGTTTGTTGTATCAGCACAGAACTTGCCTATTGGTTGAGCGAGCATAATTATTTTTATGTAATGCACCGTTTTGATGGTGAAACTAATAAGAAAGATTTGCGTTGGTTCATTGAAAAGGCTAATACGGAAATGTGGCATTGTATTAGTATTAGTATTGGAGTTCAAGAAGAAGATTATGAATTATTGTGGTGGATTAATGTACGAAACCTTCGAGTGGATTTTATTACGATAGATATTTCTCATGGCCACTGTTTAAAAATGAAGGAAATGTTAGAGTTTCTTAATAAAGAAATTAAATTTAAAAATAAAACATTTGTTATAGCTGGCAATATTGGCACGCGAGAAGCGGTTAGTGATTTAGAAATTTGGGGCGCAGACGCAACTAAAGTAGGATTAGCCTTTGGAAAAGCTTGTATAACTAAGAACAAAACGGGATTTGCTTCTCCAATGTTTTCTACTATTTTATTATGCTCTCAAAATTCTAAAAAACCCATTATCGCTGATGGTTCAATTAGTGAAAATGGGGATATAACAAAGGCATTAGTGGCTGGGGCAACAATGGTTATGGCGGGGAATATATTTGCGGCTTGTGTTGATAGTCCCGCCGAAAGTATTTATTCTGAAAATGGCAAACACATTGTTTCTAAAAAATATTTTGGTTCGGCATCTAAACGCAGTGGAAAAACTAAAAATATTGAAGGAACAGAAGTTATAATTGAATGTAATGATATGACTTACAATGAAAAATTAGAAGAAATTAAGCAAGATTTACAATCAAGCTTATCGTTTACTGGCCATAGTAATAAACTTGAAGACTTAAAAAGAGTGGAATGGAAAATTTTACAATGAAAAACATTTTAAACAGAAATAGAGTATACCTTGTCGGTCAAATGCAATACATCAAAGATGGTTCTGTTTGGCGTGATTATGTCGAAGCAGAATTAAAAAAGATGGGTGTAATTGTATTTAATCCATATAATCATCCATTTATCAATTCCGTGACGGAGGATAACAATGCAACGGCAACATTAAAGAGTCTTATCGCTGAAGGGAAATATGATGAATGTGCTGAAATTATGCGAAAGATTCGTGGCGAAGATTTACGTGTCGTTGACATTGCTGATTTTATATTTTGCTATATAGACCCGCTTAAACCGACCTGTGGGGCGTGGGAAGAAGTTTTCACGGCGAATCGCGCTAAAAAGCCTATATTTTTTGTAGCCGAAGGCGGAAAGGATGTTTGTCCTCTCTGGCTTTATGGTACAATTCCCCATAAATATATGTATAATTCCATAGATGATGCTTTGCAAATGCTTTGGGATATTAACAGCGGTGCAAAGCCTATTGATTCTTCCCGTTGGCGCATTCTCCGACCAGAATTCCTATAAATTAACCTACATAATCAATTTATTTCTGATATATATAGCTATAAAATATTAGCTGAACAAATTATTAAAGAATATGAATCCATATTCTGATGACATCATGCTATAGGCCTATTTGGCAGCAATTTTATATGTTATAATAATAATTTTCCAAATGATATACAAAGGCCTGTTGGAATAAAAGGAGAATTTTTAAAATAGTATCATAGAAGAATGTAGAACAATTCCACACAAATATATGTATGATTCCATTGATGATGTTTTGAATGTGCTTTGTGATATTAATAACGGAACGCGTGAAATAGATTCTTCTAGATGGCGCCTTCTCCGAGAAGAATTTAGATAAAATAAGTCATTATAATCATAAAATTTGTGATATTTATGATTATATGGCAAAACATGACTATAAAAAAATAGCTAAAAGACAATTTTTAAAAGAATATGGTGATATTGGTGGCGGAATGTATGGCGGTGGTGCTGCCGTTTCTGCTGGTTTTGTAAATCCTGGAATGGGTACTTTTAGCTCTCCTGATGCACGACAAAATCTGTCGGCTTTTGCAAATAACCATCCAACCATGCAATATCCTGTTGGACAACATAAAGTTGATTGGTTTAATAGTGATAAAGCTACAGGTCCATCCGAAGAAGATGTCCAAGAATTAAAAAACAAAGTTACTCCCGATGAGATTCTTTTAGGGATAGAATACGAACTTAAAAGACAATTTCATAAGAATAAAAGTAACGCAAAAGAAATCGTTGTACAGAATTTAAAAAAAGATCCGAAATATTATTCTAGTTTACATATGATGCAGATGAGCGATGAAAGAGTTAATGAGGAGAAAAAAATTGAAGATATGAAAGATAAAGCAAATATTAACGATAAAGGTGTAAATGTTGATGAGGTTAAGAAAATTGTAGAAGAAATGCTTTCAAAAAGAAAGAAAACACAAGTACCAATTGATGTAAAAATCGTAACTGCTTATAATGATAGCATTGATAGAAAAACCAAAAAGCGTTGGACAGTTTAATAAACAGATTAATATGAATAAGTCGAAATATCATGTTGAGCTTTTACCAGCAGAAGAATATTATAAAAATAAAGAAAAGGTAGGTGCTCATGCTATTGGTTGGGTTGTTTTAGTCAATGGTCAACCTCATCATGAAACTACGGACGGATTAAGGGGGAAAAAATTAGCAATGGATTTTGCTGAACAATTCGGATGGTCGGAAAAATTAAATGAATCAGACTGGAAACAAGTTGGAATTGGTGAACCAAGTGATCCCATTATTGGTAATCCTGCTATGAAAGGCCGCCGTTGGCAAATAGACCCATACGGCAGTGGTAAATCTTTTCCAAAGATAAATAAATCCGCGAAAGCGTCCAAATCACTTACTTATGACAAATTTTATAGTAAACTTAAAGAAGTTATAGGGTCTGACACCGAAGATGTATTTTCTAGTCAAAGCAAAGCGGCAGGTATAGAAGAATTTACTACATTTTTTCAGGTTGCTAATAAAACTGACATCGAAAAATTTAATTTGTTGTGGGATAATGGTCACACAAGAAAAGCGTGGAGATTTATTTTATCTATTTTAAAAGCAGCTGGCAAATTAAACCTTCATGAAATTGTAGAGCCAGCAAAAGAAGAAGATGTGGATCCAAAAGAATTGAAAATGGGAATCGAATCGGAAATGGAGCATACTAATAGTGAAGGAGAAGCTAAAAACATCGCATTAACACATTTGGCTGAGCATCCTGATTATTATTCTAGAATAAAATCCGTTGGAATTCTTGAACTTATAACAGAAGATGTAAAAAGTGAGGACAATATGAAATTTAAAGACTATTACAGAGAAGAACTCAAGGAAGCCATTGAAAATGATAAGATTAAAAATCAATGCCCCTGTGGTTGTACACCAGAAGACATGTGTGATAACGCAGATGAATGTTTGTGTGAATGCTCAACATGTGGTTGTGGAAAGCGCAATACCGAACATAGTCTTGATGAAAAGAAGTGGATTCAAGCCGCTGTCCATCCTTCCCGAAAAGGTATGCTCTCGGGAAAATCAGTCGCTGACCTTGAAAAGATGAAAGGAAATTTAAAAAAGAGAAATACTCCGAAGAAAGAAAAGGGCGAAAAAGTTCCTCACAAGAATAAAGTAGCAATGTCGCAGATTAATTTTGCTTTGCGCGCTAAAAAGCACAAACTAACTGAAGCGGATAATTCCAACCTCTTTATGAAAAAAGGTCAAAAACTTTTTGCTTACTTTACAAGAGTCAAGAAGTTTCTTGAAGTAACATTACTCAGGGACAGTGATAAAGAAGGTTGGGCATTAGCTGAATTTATAAATCATAGGTCTGTTGTGGTAAATGTTCGAACTAAAATAGGCTATGTAGAAGATCCAGGCCGTGATACATTGCCATATGGTGTCGCAGAAGCTCTTGCTGAAGCGAATCGTGATAGTAAATTTGGCGCACCAGCAAAAAAGGGTTCAACAATAAAGGGTAAATCGGGGCCTGGTCAAGTTGCTGAAGATAGACAAGAAACGCCTGATGAAAAGGAGATTTGTCCAGAATGTGGGAAAAAGGAAGTCACAGTGACCTTTGAACAGGGTTATCAGGAATATCCAGGCGCATCACCTCAGGCACCTACTACGTTCCGTGAATGTGGCGCGTGTGGTTGGGATGAACTCACTAAGGGAAAATTCGATATGGACAACGCAATCGGCTTGGACGGTCAGCGGGCATAATAAATGAAATATTCAGATTTTTACAATTTAAAAGAAGCGCCGATTGATGATAATTCCGATGACTTACGGAAGCCTACTGGTGCTCCTCTAGCCATTGGTGAGCATGAGTCTGGAGGTCCCATAAGTTTAGATGTAAACGATCCAATTCCATGTGAATCTACCTATGATGAAAAAGTTCCTGGAAAAGTTCTTTGGCCTGACGATCCAACTCTTGATGAATCTGAATTTCCTGCTAGAAGTTTATATCCAAATGCTAAAGGCGACGAAAAAATTCGCGTTAATAATTTAAAACTAGCAAAAGAGTTAATTACTATTCTTGATCAATTTAAAGGTATTCGTGGCGCAAAGACAAAATTATATCAGTTGAAATTAAATGGTATGCCAATAACATCCACTGTAATTAAATCTATATATTTTGGTCTTAGACAATTTTCCGATGCAGAAACCATTGCAGTAAAGAAACAACTATTATCTAATCTTAAAAAGATATATAATAAATCAATAAGTGATTGTTATTCTAAGGATGATCTTTTAGAAACTTTAACATTAAAGAAATATGAGAATGATTTGGTTGTAGTATCTGATTTAGAAGGCAGAAAAGAACAATCTGCAGAAACATTTAGACATAAGAATGAATTAAAGAAGGCGGGGTTTAGATGGGATGGAAAACTAAATTCGTGGGTTGTATCGACAGAAAGATTTCAAGATGCACAAAAAACCATTGCCAAAATAAACAAAAAGCCTCTTGAAGTAATTATAAGCACTCTTGATGATCTTCCAGAATTTGTATTAAATGCTGATAATATATCAAAAAAACAAGAATTGGCTGGACAAATTGAATCATTTGTGACCGATTTAAGTAATGAAGTAGATGAAGCTGCCGCCTCTGAGAAAGTTCGAGCATTTTTTGAGTTTAATCGAAGATTTAGAAATTATAGTATAGTTAATACCTTTTTAATTTATTTACAAAAGAATAATGCTACAAGAGTTGCTGGTTTTCATGCCTGGCGCGTAAAATTTCATAGAAATGTAAAGAAGGGTGCAAAAGCAATATCAATTTTTGCTCCACAAACATATAAAGAGCGTGATGATAAAGTTGAAGATGGCGATCTTGACGCAGAAGTTAGACAACGCCGTGTCACGCGCTTTATAGCAGTAAATGTTTTTGATGTATCCGACACAGAACCGATTGATGCAAGCGGTGAGCTTCCCGTAGAACCACAATGGTATGGAGAAAACACTCCGAGTGACATTGCGGAAAAAATATACACTTATAGTGAAGAATTATCAAAGGTATTGGGTATTAATATAACAAGAGATGTATCGCATCGAGGAGAACGAGGATTTTCAGCTGGTGACCATATTAATATAACAAGTGGTGTTGAGGGGGTTGGTAAAGCTGCAACGATGGTTCATGAAATCGCACACGAATTGATGCATAAGAGTGAAACTTCATTATTTTATGTGGGAACAGATACAACACGGGAACAAAAAGAATTACAAGCAGAATCTATATCTTATGTAGTATTAAGGCATTACAATTTACCTGTACAACACCAATCTACTTATTTGGCATTATGGAAGGCTGATAAAAGTGCGGTGCAATCCAATCTCGAATTGATTAAAAAGGTATCCAATTTTATTATTGATGAAATTGACAAAATAGCTGAAAAGGATGAAAAGGCTGCTATTAATAAACCAATTGGCACTAAACCGATTGATGTTGATAAGCAGACTTTAACGGAAGGAGCAAGGGGAATGGCTCTTGCTGGATTAGTTGGTGCTAGTTCTATGATTTCTTATCCACAAACAATGTTTGCTAGTGGAAATGTTCCAACTTCCATGGCATCTAATGAAACGCGTGGTATACGAAATAACAATCCTGGAAATATAAAAACATCAAAAGATAAATGGCAAGGCCAGACTGGAAACGATGCGGTATTTGTTAAATTTGATTCTCCTGAGAGTGGTATAAGAGCTATTGCAAAGATTTTAAAAACATATCAAGCAAAATATAATATTCATAGTATTGTTGATATAATTGCTCGATGGGCACCACAAAAAGAAAATAGAACAGATAAATATACTAATTTTGTGGCTCATAAAGTAGGTTTAGATAAAAATGTAGGAATTGATATTCTTAAAGACAAAGATATGCTAAAAAAGATTGTAAAAGCAATCATTGAATTTGAAAATGGTAAAAACCCTTATTCAGATTCTATTATTACCTCTGGAATCAATAAATCTTAAAAAAATCCTTCTTAAAGGATAAATAATGATTATAATAAGTTGTTAATGTTGTGTAAGTGTTATATATTACTACATATGAAATATTATTTAGTAGATACAACACAATCAACAGACCCACAGTTTTTTAATAATGTGGCAGACCTCGTTAAACATCTCGAAGGTACAGTTCAACGAAAGTTTAGACTAACACGAAAACAATACATGCAAAATCTAATTGATTTAGGTTATGGCTATGATGATCCCGAAGGCGCTACATTTGCTTCAAGCATGGGTGAAACTTTCTCTATGGGTTCTTATCAAGACGGAAGATTAATCCGTTCAAACATACATGAAACCAGTAGAAACACCAAGTATCAGAATGAATATGGAAATTAATTAATTAGTTGTTAATATGATTAATTTAAATGTTAAATGGAGCGAGCCATGCAAAATAAAAACAAAGTATGGTGAGCAATATCGAAGAGAATGGTTAATACCTGCGGGGTATCGTTCTATTTTTTTTGATTATTGGCGTTTCAATTCTTTTAAATTAAAAGATAAGGGTTATGGGGTTTATAAGAAAGATAAAGATTGGTTTTTGACAGAAAGCAAAGTTGCACTGCATCATTTTGAAGAATATAAAGATACGGCACCATCCTTAGAAGAATCTGATTTTATCTTGTTACCAAAAGATGTTAAAGATGTAACGGGATTAAGACCTTGGCAAATTAATTCAGTTGGTAAAATATGTGCTGCATTAGAAAAGTGGGATTGTGCTATAGATGGTTCTGATTTAGGAATTGGCAAGACATATATTGCTTGTGCAGTTGCGCGTGAGCTAAATATGGATATTCTTGTGGTTTGTCCCAAAGCGGTAATGGAAACATGGCGCAGAGTAGTTTGTAATCATTTTAAAATGAAGAGTAAGTTGAAAGGAATTATTAACTATGAAATGCTTCGAATAGGCAAAGCAGAATCGGATATTGCCTCTTACATTAAAAACAAAAAGACCCATAAAGAAGAATTTATTTGGAAAATACCCAAAGAGACATTAATTATTTGGGATGAAAGCCAAAAATTAAAAGGTAGTAATACTCAGAATAGTAAAACTTGTTTGCATGCTTTAAAACAAGAATATAAAATGTTATTTTGTAGTGCAACTAATGCCACAAATCCTTTGGAACTAAGAACGGTGGGAATGTGTTTACAATTGTTTAAAAATGGAAAGCAATACTATCAATGGTTATATTCTCATGGAGTTGATCGGGGTAGATTTGGATTACAATTTAACAATAGCAAAGATGTATTGAAAAAATTACATAAAGATATATTTATTGATAGGGGTGTTCGACTTACAAGAGATACCATTCCTAATTTTCCCGAAAGTGAAATTATTGCCGAATGTTATAATATGGAAGAAGAATCCACCAAACAAATTAATGCTCACTATGATGAAATGTATAAAGAGCTTGCGAAGCTTAAAAGAAAAGAAAAATCCGATAAGGCAAGTGAATTAACTGCAATTTTGCGGGCACGACAGAAGATAGAATTGGTTAAAGTACCATTATTTATAGATATGATAGAAGAAGGTTTAGAAAATGGTATGAGTGTAGTAGTATTTGTTAATTTTACAGAAACCATCAATGCACTTGCAAAAAGATTGAATACAAATTGTATAGTTAATGGTTTAGTGTCAGATGTTAAACGCATACAAAATGTTGATAATTTTCAAGATGACAAAGAACGCGTTATTCTTGTAAATATACAGGCCGGCGGTTCTGGACTTAGTTTACATGATATTAATGGAAAATATCCACGCCTTAGTTTGTTATCACCCAGCTATAGTGCAATATGTATGCGGCAAGCAACAGGTAGAGTTTGGCGTGACAGTGCAAAAAGTAAAAGTGTTCAAAAAATTGTATTTGTTGCTGATACTGTTGAGGAAAAAGTTTGTGAATCTGTAAATGCTAAATTAAAAAATTTAGATTTGTTAAATGACGGAGATTTATCTTTATGAAGAAAAACCCAATAAAAAAGATTGATAAAGTAGCCACTAACATAGCGGTTATTAAATTAATGAATGATACATATGAAGTAGAATTGAATGTATTGCAGCCAGATGATGATATTCTATTAGAAGCGTGTACTAGACTATTAGAAAACCATATAAAAAATAATAATTTAAATGTATCTCCGTTTATGGAAGCTAAATTAAAAAACGAAGAAGAAACGCATTTATACAATACATATAAAGTATTAATAAATGGCGCATTCCACAAATATGCTGAAAATTTGCGTACGTCATTTTTGCATGTATGGAATGTTGATTTAAGTCAAGAACCAATTAGATCAAAAGAAATATGGAAAACGAAAACCAAGACGCTTTATTAAAACAATTATTAAAGCAGGTATCAGAATTATCAGGAAAAGTGCAAGAATTGGAAACTCTGAAAAGAGATTTACCAACATCTGCCCAACTGTACCAACAACTTAATCCTCAATCTGGTTCTTTATTTAACATTTCACCATTTCCAGAAAAGCTAAAACGGGGAAGAGGTTCAAGGCCGCCATTAGAATCGGATATTTTAGCTGCTCAAGATAAATCCCGAAGTGCTTCGGAAACTGCTAGAACTTTAAATATTTGTTATACAACATATAAAAAGTATGCGAAACTATATGGGGTCTTTGAGAAGAAAATCAACAAAACAGCTAAAGGAATACCAAAGACACCAAATCCAAATAAAGGAAAATATCCTTTAAATGACATACTTGCTGGAAAATACCCAGATTATCCCATTTTTCGTCTAAAAGATAAATTAATAAGAGCAAAAACAAAACCAATGGCTTGTGAGCAATGTGGATTCTGTGAACGAAGAATAACCGATGGGAAAATACCATTATTATTAGTATTTGAGGATGGAAACAGCAAAAACCACAAATTAGAGAATATGAAATTGTTTTGTTATAATTGTTCATTTACTTCGGGTAAAATTTGGTCTAGATTTACTGATAGAAGCAAATGGTTGAACAATCCTGATAGAATTTTAGGAGCATCAAGAGACACGAAACAGATTTGTTAATGATATTTATTGCATCATGAATAACAAAATAACACATTTATTAAATTCAATGGAAATCTTGGATACATTCAATATTTCAAAAAAGGTTTCCAATACGGACATAACCAAATTGAAAAATAAAATGATTGGTGATTGTTCTACACGATTTGAGTTGCAAGAATTATTAAAAGAAGAATTGATTAATGAAACAGATAAATATCTGCAAACGCATTACATTCCTGGTTTATTAACACCTAATAAAGGTCCAAATCGACCAAATAATCAGCCATCAAGGCCTACACAAAAGCCAAAGAAGCGGATTAATGTAAAAAGTGAAAAATTTGTAAGAGTTAAATTCAATGCTGAAAACTTAGCAAAAACATTAAATGAAAATAAATTAGATAAAGAAGAAATGTTGTTTTTTGTTATATCTTTGGTGAATATGTTAGAATTAAGTGAGGATGATTTTGATGCGTTTCATAAAAAAATGGAGAGCGACGACGACTTTGAAGAAATGGACGACGACGACTCTCAACAAATTAAATAAAAACAAAAGAGGTTATATGAAAAATGTGTTACTTACACAGCAAATTATTTCTGTGTGCAAAAAACAAAATAAACCTGTTGTATTCATAACAGGCGTAACAGGTCAGGATGGTAGTTATATGGTAGATTACTTATTAAAGAATTATCCAGACAGATTCTTAATAGTTTGTGGAGTAAGGCGTAATAGTTCTTTAAATGATATAAACATAAAGCATGTTTCTGATAAAGATTATTTTTTGACATATTTTGACCTAACTGATTCTGGTAATATAAATTCGCTAATAGAAAATATTAAACCTGCTTATTTTATAAATTTTGGCGGCCAAAGTTTTGTCGGAACCAGTTGGGATTTAGCAAAGCAAACATTTGAAACAAACGCAATTTCAATGATTTCCATATTGGATGCAATAAGAAAATATTCACCGACTACAAAATTTTATCAGGCGGGAAGTTCAGAAGAATTTGGAAATGTAGAATATAGTCCACAAGATGAAAAACACCCATTAAAACCACGCAGTCCTTATGGAGCAAGTAAAGCCGCAGCACGATTATTGCTAAAAACTTACAGAGAAAGTTACAATTTATATGCGGTTGCTGGTTGGTTGTTTAATCACGAATCGGAACGGCGTGGACCTGAATTTGTTACTAGAAAAATAACAATAGGTGTAGCAAAAATTGATAAAGATATAAAAGCGGGCAATACCATCACCACCATTAAACTTGGAAATATAAACACCCAAAGAGACTGGTCACACGCTGAAGATATGGTAGATGGTGTCTGGAGAATGTTAAATCAAGAAGTATATAATAAAGAACTGGGTTGGATTGGAGAATTTGATGGAATTGAAACTTTAATTTATGATGCATCTAAACACATCAAAGATTATGTTCTTGGTAGTGGTGAAACACATACAATTAAAGAATTTGTAAAATTAGCATTTCAAGCAGCAGGTTATCTTGGAAATTGGCATGAATTTACAGAGGGAGAAGAAGTATTTGTGTTAGCAAGTAATGATATGATTGTAGTGGAAGTTGATAAAAAATTATATCGTCCTGCCGAAGTAAATCATCTAATTGCTGATAACACTTTAGCAAAAGAAGAATTGAGATGGAAGCCACAAGTTTCATTTAAAGAATTAGTAAGTAGAATGGTTATTAACGATATAAACCTTATAAAATAAGGAAAATTTACCACAACCATAATATATATTTGTAGAAAGATAAGGAAAAAATTATGAAAAAAATGATGTTACTAGTTGCAATTTGTATAATAATGTTTTCAAGTGTTATTATGGCCGATACAAATTCTCCAGAAGTTGTTGCAAGTACCAATACCACCGATACTGCCAAAATAGCTGTGCCAGGCCTTGGTGATTTATTTAAGATATATTTTGATTTGGCTTTAGACTACATCGCAACAAATGGAGTTATGAGCGTTGGTTATGGTATAAGTGCGGATTCACACATACACGGTACATTAGTATCTACATCTTTAAAGCTTGATCAACTATCATTTAATATACATAAAACATTAGTAACGCCTGGAATAGAAAACGGTGTATTATTTAATAGTAAGCCGGGTGGAGTTGATTATCATTTAGTGGGTGTTAATGTGTTAATACATTGGTTTCGAGCACCACCATGGGTTGAAACTCTTCAAAGTAAACCGGTTCTTAAATCTGTAATATTTCCTAAATTTAGTGAATGGTATTTTCAACCAAGTGCTGACTATCCTTCCGATAAATTTGTAAATGGACAATTTTATTCTAAATATATTATTATTGGTATAAAAGGCGGGTGGAAATTTAACTAAAATGTTATTATCTGAAATACATCCGAGACAATGCGATATAGTGTTTGTGCATTCTTACCACATACCAAGCGCGACAGTTCGGTGGTGGACAAATAGTTTATTTGACCATGTTGAGATTGTCGTGGATGATGCTACATCAATTGGTTCAAGGCCAAGGGGAGGCGTACAAATACATCCTTTTTCTGTTTTTGATAATAGAAAAATATGCGATTGGACTTTAATGCGTTATAGTGGAAATTTGAGTAAAAATACAAAGAATGGTATTATTAATTTTGCAAAATCTCAGATTGGTAAACCCTATGATTGGTATGGAATTTTAGGCATTGCTATTAAGAAAAACATAGAAAAAGAAAGCGAATGGTTTTGTAGTGAATTTGTAAATACTGCATTTTTCAAGAATAATGTAACTCTAATACCAAGAAAATCATCAGGCTTTGTTGTACCAGAATTATTATATCAATCCCTTGCTTTAGACCTAATATACACTACATTTTAATAGGCATCTTACAAATAAAATGTTATATTCAAAAATATTAACTATTTATATGTATAACATATGTCATTAAAAATAAGCGAGTTTACCGACCAAGATATTTCAGGAAGTTCCGACTATATTCCATTTGTGCGTTACGATAGTGGTTCTTCTTGCTTTCAAAGTTCAAACTACAGAACATTAGTATCAAAAATTACTGCTTCTTATGCTTTAACTAGTTCGTTTTCGATAAGCGGAGGCGATATAGATGTAATAATAGATGGACAAGGCATCTGCTCAACTCTGCGTACTGGTAGCGGAAATTCTTCTATAGGCGATTATTCAGCAGTACTCGCCGGACAAGGAAATACCAGTGATGGAATGAATTCATCAGTATTAGGCGGCCGAGACAATCATGCTGATGGTTGTTATTCTACATTAGGTGGTGGATGGAATAATAGTGTTGTTGGTTGTTTTTCAACAGTAAGCGGTGGTTATCAAAACACAGGTAGTTCCGATTTTTCAACAATAAGTGGTGGTTATTGTAATCGCATTTGTGCTGGTGCAAATCTATCAACATTGGGCGGCGGCTATAATAATGTTATTAATGGTCAATATTCAACGATAGCTGGTGGGCGCCAAAATGTTATTTCAAATCAGGATGGAACAATTGGCGGCGGTAAAAGTAATACTGTCAGCAATTTTTATGGAACGATAGGTGGTGGAACGGGTAATACAGTTTCCAATCGTTATTCTGTAATTGCTGGAGGTTGTAATAATAATACCGATGGGCAATTAAACTTTATTGGTGGAGGATTTAATAATCTCATACTAACTTCTAGTCTTTCCGTTATCGGCACAGGATGTAATAATGTTATAGATGCGGATACTGGTTGTTATAATGGAATTTTGGGTGGTTTTAATAATTGTATTCTTAATAGTTGCAATACATTCATTATTGGAAGTGGTATAACCGCAAATGCTATCAGTGATTTTACTCTCTTCAATAATATATGTGTTTGTGGTATAGCATGTGGCTCAGGTTTTAATGCGGTAACTGTAAATTGTGGTAGTAACAGTATTATGATGCCCGGTTCAGGCACCAATT